TAGATGTACATACTGATGATGAATCTGTAGATGTACATACTGATGATGAATCTGTAGATGTACATACTGATGATGAATCTAATGCTAACAACGAACCACCGAATAATTCAGAAAATCCTCAAGGTTCGAGTGAATATAAAAATCAATATAAATGGGAATATGATGATATATCAAAAAGCTGGATAAAAATACCCACATAAATCTATTGAAAGAAAGGAACAAATATGTATAAAGGTAGAAGAGACCCTGAAATTCAAATATTAGTATCACCGAAAGCTTGTGATGTATACAAAGATAAATCAAAAAGACGCTGGATAGAAGTTGCTGTGCCTCATGAGCATATAGCAGATTACAACCAGAAATTCGGAACATTCATGGTAGACCCTGACCAAGTTGATGTAATAAATAATCCAAATCCTATGAATGTAATAAGAGTCAATGATGATGCCAATATATTAGTATCTGTTAAAGACGCAAATCATCAACTTGTATCATGCGAATATTTAACACCTATAGGTATAATAGCAAGATGGCTTAAATATTACAGACATGAAATCTATTCTAATATTCCTAATTCCAATATCGACTTAGATACACCATCTGTTAATCTTTATAAAGATTATTATTATTCAGGATTAAGATTAGATGTATATCTTAATAAATTGCCGTATAACATACCGGATTATGATAAAACATTTAGAACCATCTATGACCCATATACAGCAACAATAGATACACAAACATCTGATAATATAAACAACAACAAATCTGATGCCTCTACAACGCATCAGAATGGCTCAGGAATCACTGTAATATAATTATTGATACAAGTATAGACTATAAATAAAAAACTTATATACGGCCTTATAAGAGCCTATAAAGCTATAATAAAAAAAAGACCACAATATGTGGTCTTTTTATTGTCAATACGTTCTACAGGATATAAGAACATTCCAAAAATATTCAAACCCTTGTCCTGAGATTCCACAAAACCAAATTATAATTACAAATATAGCTATAATCCCAAATACAAAAATTGATTCAGACATATCACTTGTTCGATATAATTTAAACTTATGACCTCTAGCCACTTTTGCACCGCTTTCGTATTCTATATACTTATGAAAAGGATATAACCAACATATACCACATGCAGACGGTGTATCTTCTAGCATATGCATAATATAGCCTATTAATATAGGTCTAATTAATACAAAAAATATAGACAAAATAAATAATAAAATAATTGCCCATATACTATGCGTCCACGTTCGATGCTCAAACGGTAAATGTATTTTTCTACCAATAATAGATGTTTTACTATCAATATCAGGTAACAAAGAACCAAATAAATATCCTGCAAAAATAATTGCTGACCAACAAAATATAATTAATTCACCTGATAATAATACCGAATCAGGATAAAAATAATTAATAAAAAAATGTTTTACTAATAATTGTTGAGGATAAATTCCTGTTGTACTTTCAGCAATTTTAAACGCATACCCATCAAGTGCTACAGCTGCTGTCATAGCTGCACCACTCACTAATAAATGATGTCTACCTGTCATAAAATATAATATCTCGCTTTCTTATCTTATATTGAAAAAATATATGTTATAATATATTTACTAACTCATTTATAAAATGTTTTTTGTATTATAAACCAATAATTAAATTAATAAAACCATAATCATATAAATTAATACAAAATTGCAACATAATATAATAATAATCAAATGTTGCCGAGTGATATTTTGTAATAAAATATTTCAAAGAAAGGAGTTTAAAATTATATTATGGCTTACATCAATATCTTTTTTTGGAAGAAATCCAAAAAACCAATAAATATAGTATTACATAAACAAAATAGATGCTATTATCCCGACCCTGATAGTTGTTCTAACTATAACAGCTCACGGGATTGTTGTTGTAATCCTAATGCAAATTGTTCATATCATAAAAAGATACAAACAAATATTTTAAACATTATAAAAAACAAATTAGCAAATTAAAGGAGATAAAAAAATTGAAGTTTGATAAGACACTAATGAATATTGTAAAAAAGAATGTTCAGCTTGGTATAATTCCAATGTTGCTCGGTGAACCCGGAATAGGCAAGTCAAGTTGGGTAATAGACCTTGGTAAGGAATTACATACAAAAGTTTTTGTATTAGCTTGTAACCAGCTTGCTGATAAAGCCGATTTAACAGGTGCAAGATTAGTTCCTGTTAAAAGAACAATTAAGAATGCTGATGGTACAACATCTGAAATTACTGATTATGAACAGCATTTTTATCCACATGTTGTAATATGTGAAGCTATAAATTATGCATTAGAGAACCCAAATGAAACACCTATTCTATTTTTAGATGAGTTAAATAGAACCACACCTGATGTTACATCAGAGGCTCTTTCTATTCCGACACTTCGTTCAATCGGTAATAGACCATTACCTGATAACTTAAGAGTTATTACAGCAGGTAACGATAAAGGTAACATTACATCACTTGATGAAGCGTCTATTTCAAGATTCGCTTTATATCATGTAGTTCCGGATACATTAACATTTTTAAAGTTAGACGATAGCTTAAATGTTTTCATCAAAAATGTACTGACAAAGCATCCTGAAACAATCTTTATGAAGAATCTGCCTGCTGCATTAGTCGGAGCAAATAATAATGATGACGATGATAATGAAGAAAACATTGCAGATATCTTTGATGAAGGTGAAGATATGTATCAGATTACCACACCAAGAACAATTTCAGCTTTATCTAAGATGTTAAATTCATTTACTAACGATGAAATTAAAGCAATGTTGATGGAAACATCTAAAAATGATGATGGCGATTCAATTTCTGTGTTACAGGAAGTTCTTGAAGGACATACCGGCCATACACCATTTACACTTTCATTGCTTCAAGAGATAAATACGAACATTAATACAATTAACGTTCAGAGTAATGTGTTTACAGTTCCAAAGCCAACATGCTTTGATTCACTTAAGACTCAGCCGACAATAGATGCAATTAATGATTTTGTATCTAACATGACAGACAATGATAAAGCCGGTTGTTTGGTATATGCAATGTTTGAAAACACAGATAATACCGACATTGTGGTACCCCTTGCATCAGAATTAACTGTCTTGCCACAAAATGATATGCAGAATTTAATAAAAATGTTTTCAACCAATATGATTGCAGATGTAAATAAGAATGCATTCTTTAGTGTCAATAATAAGCTAACAACAGGATATCAGAATTTATTTACATAAAGTCAGATAATTTAAAAAACACACTCTTGCAAAAATTTCTTTGTAAGAGTGTGTTAATTATAAAAGGAGATAAAAATGATTAATGTTAATGTCACAAATCAAAAACCGGCTGATTTATCGCCAATATATAAAGATGCAATAAATCAACCATTTGACCCAATAAAACTCATACAGGAAGTGTTAATCAATCCGGTCAAAGAACCATTAATAGTAAACCAGCCTGTACAAATTAGTATAAATAAAAATTCAGTAACAGATGATGACATCATTAATTTATGGCTTGATTGTTGTCAGGATGCAACAAATATTCAGTCTGAAGACATAATTAAGGCATTGTATTCAAAATTATTAATTAATTATACAAAGCCATCTATGCTTAATGCCAACAGATTATTTGCAAATCTTGCCGGAAACATTGCAAAACTTCCTGAACCGTCAGCCTCTGTTGTATATAATCCATCAGTAGATGTTATTCCAACTGCCAGAAAATTTCTTGCAGGTCAGTCAAGTTATGAGGAACTATTTGCTGTCTTAGCTTATTATGCAAATCCAACCACATTAGGCTTCTATTTTGCAAATGAAACATCATTTAATGATTTTAAACTTTATTTTGCCAATGAAGCGAATAATTTAATGAATTCGCTTCCGGCTATTACAATTCAGTTGTGTGCTGATTTTCAGAATGTCACTCTTAATGATTTAACAGAATCATTGTTATTAAGAGATGACAATCAGAACAACAATGATGAATTTAGTTTTCCAAGATTACTGGTAAACAGACTTATGGATTATGTTAATCATGTATCATCAGCTGAATTCGGGATATTGCCATTTGATATAGGTGAATTAATTTGTCCTAAGTCTATTGTATTTGTCAATATAGACAAACACGCTAAAGCCACAAATAGACAGGTTGCAGATGAATGGAAATTAATCAATTCATCAGTACAGTCAAAACCACCTATTGTATCATTAAATAAACTCTCTAAGCTTACAACTATGCAAAGACAAATGCAGAAAATAAATGCAAATGCTGTACAAGCTTTATCTCAAAAAGGCTTAGGTGTAACAAGAGCTAAAAATATAGCATTTCGTAAAACTGAACCGACATCTATGGATATTGCAAGATTAATTCGAAAAATTATGGACAAAATGGCTTTTGTAAACAAGTCAATGAATTCATATAAGAAAGTAAAATCAAGTTTTGCAAAACCCAACAGAAGAGACCCTGATAACTTTAATAAAATGGGTAAAATAGTTTCTACTAAGTATAAGCCTGATATTCACTTATATATAGATACTTCAGGTTCCATTTCAGAAAGAAACTATCAAGACGCTGTAAAAGCCTGTATCTTAATGGCTAAGAAATTAAATGTAAATCTTTATTTTAATAGTTTTAGCCACGTTTTATCCCAATGTGCCAAGTTAAATACAAAAGATAAAAGTGTCAGTGCAATTTATAGAGAGTTTAAGAAAATCCCAAAAGTTACAGGCGGTACAGAATATTCTAATGTATGGGATTATATAATGAGAGATAAGAGCAGACGTAAAGAAATTTCAATCTTAATGACAGACTTTGAATACTATGCTCCAAATAGACATATCGACCATCCAAAGAATTTATATTATGCTCCAATGTCACATATGAATTGGGATATACTAGTAGATTCCACCAAAGGTTTTGTCAAGTCAATAATATCTCAGGTTCCGGATATTAGAAACCACATATTATTTTAAATAACCTTAACAAAGTGCGATATAAATAAAATATCGCACTTTCGGGTTCATATTAAAAATTATAAATTAATTAGGAGAAAAAAAATTAATGGGATTACAGAATTTCACAGGAAATAATGATAATGATAAAAATTCCAATACTAATCCAAACAGCGGTATACCATTTGGAATATTTGGAAATAATATGTCAAATAATAAAAAAGATGTAAGTGAATTTTTTATAGATTATAATAACACTTGCATAAACAAAGATAGAGTATTATTTAGAGAGGCTGTTATTCAGCAGTTATTGTCAATTATAATCGGCAAGGATAAGCCAAATGCTTTACTTGTAGGCCCTGCCGGTACAGGTAAGACAGCTATTGTAGAAACTGTAGCAAATATGCTGGCTACAGATGACAGCTTAATTCCAAGCCAGTTAAAAGGCTATACGATTTATGAATTGCCACTTGCCAATGTAGTAGCTGGTGCATCACTTGTTGGTCAGTTAGAAGAAAATATTCAGATGATTATTAAAGAGATGGAAGACCCAAAAAATAAAGCTATACTCTTTATAGATGAAATCCATCAGATTTTAACTGAATCTTCAACATATGATAAGATTGCTCAGATTCTAAAACCGGCCCTTGCCAGAGGCAATCTTAGAGTTATTGGTGCAACAACCACTCAAGAGGCTACTAATCTTATGAAAGACCCGGCTTTTAATCGAAGATTTAGTAGAGTCTTAGTTGATGAACTTACAAAATCTCAGACCATCGAGATTTTAAAGAAAGTTAAGCCTGCATTTATCAATCACTACAAAAATATCAGCATTGATGATAACCTATTTGATTTAATTGCGAATTTAGCTGACCAGTATAGACCGGCAGGTTCACATAGACCTGATAATGCTTTAACATTACTTGATAGAACTCTTGGTGAAGCTGTAATTAACCGCAACGTTGAAATCAAAAAGTTAGAAAAAGCTATATTAGAAGACCCTAATGACACAGCTACACAAACATTTTTAAATGCCTTAAAATCTAACCCTGTTATTCCTATTACAGATAATCAGATAAAGAAAACAGCTATTAGTCTTGCAACAGGTAATCAAAAGAAAGACAGTATTGATTTAGACCATATCAGAGAACATTTTGATTATATAAAAGGACAAGATGATGCTGTAAATGATGTAATAAGAATGATACAAAGAACTGAATTTAATCTATTCCCGAAAAATAAACCAACAACAATGTTATTTATCGGCCCATCAGGCGTAGGCAAAACAGAAATTGCTAAACTTATCTCTAATGAACTTACAGGACATAAACCTATTATGCTAAATATGACTGAATATGCAGACCCTGCAACCATAAATAGATTAATTGGTTCTCCAGCAGGTTACATAGGTAGTGAATCAAAAGCTGAAAAACCGTTCGATAGCTTAGAGAGCAATCCGTTTGCTGTTATAATACTTGATGAATTTGAAAAAGCTCATTCATCTGTAAAAAGATTATTTTTCAGCGTATTTGATGAGGGTATACTGACAGATAATAAGGGTAGAGTAATTGATTTTTCAAAATCAGTTATAATAGCTACAACCAACGCAGGTCATCAAACACAGAAAAGACCTATGGGTTTTGCCACAAGTTTAGAAAATTCAGCTAAAGCTTCTATTAAAGAACTTTCAGGTTCATTTGACGTAGCATTGCTTAACAGATTCAAGTATCGTATAAATTTCAATGCTATTTCAAAAGAAATGTATGCTGATATAATGCGTGAAACATATGAAAAAGAAGTTGCACGCATTTTGAAAGATAAGCCTAAACTGAACCTTAATGCAACAATTTCTGATAGCGAGTTGGATGAACTGGTCGCTAACTCTTATGCTGAAGAATTTGGAGCAAGACCGATTTATGAAACAATTACAAGATATATAGAAGACTTAGTTTTCCCGGCAGTTTAATGTCGGGAGAACTATTTGAAAATTAAAAATTAAATTAGGAGACAAAAAATTATGCCAATCATATTAGACGATTTAGTCAATGATATTCCAACACAAAATAACTCTGTGAAAATCTTTTCACCCAAGTTTTTTGATGAAAAACTTACAGGTAAAGGCGGTACATCTACAGTTGGTGTATTATCAGCAAATGCTCATCCTATAAATACACCAACAAATGTTTCAACTGATACATCTCATTGGCTTATTAATGAAAAGAAATCAATTCATAATGGCAACACAACATTTTATAAGATACCAATCAATCCAATAAATCCTAAAACAGCCGAACATATTAAATCTATTGATACACCTGATTTAAATGATTTAACATTAGTTGCTGAAAATCAAAAGTTAAATGCAAAATTGTATTGCAATATGAAAGTAACTGCAATTTCAATCGAAGAAACAACAACTTCAAATTATTATACAGGTCAATCCAGTGTATCAAGAAAAGTTATACCAACTTATCAGATTACATTTTATAATATTGTCAATAATAATATATCAGCTCCTTGTTCTAACAATGATTTATCAACTAGATTAGATATAAAGAGATACAATACTGCAATAGCCAAATATACATCAAATCCTATAGATGATTGGAATAAATTATGGGAACCCACTTTAAATAACAACGGTCATAAGACATACACCAAGAATTTTATAGATTTTATTGCAAAGTTTGATACATACGATAGTGTAGCTAAAAGTTCTGAAGATTGGCAGGTCAACATAGATGCCATTACTGATAAAGTATTTACAAATCTTAATGACGGATGTTTCATAAATGTAAATAATAAAGCTCTTGGTCTATCATCAACAGGATTAAACGTAATAACAACGTTTGTCAAGTATTTGATGAACTATAATATACCATTAGAGTTATACAAAAATATATATCAGGCTATTAATACACATTTTTCTGTTAATACAAAAGATATTTGTAAGCATAATCTTAACTTATTGCTTTCAAATACCCTAAACAATTTAAATACAAATAAGTCAAACCTGATTACATTCCATGCTCCTGCAAATATGACTGTACCAACGTCTGTAACCAAATTATCTGCACAGCAAATAAAGGCTGTTAAGTGTGAAGACCCTCTTATTCTTGTACAAGCCGGTGCAGGAACAGGTAAGTCAACACTTATTTTATCACGAATTGAATATCTTATCGCAGCAGGTGTTAATCCAAGCGATATAACTGTATTAAGCTTTACCAATGCTGCTGCTGATAATATAACAGCAAAGAATCCAGAGATTAATTCAATGACTATTGCAAGAATGATACATGAAATTTATACAAACAATTTCACCGGTCATGAATTATCATCTCTTGATACAATTTTAAACTCACTGGAAATCTATTATCCAAAATTTAAAAGAACTTCACAAACTGAATATATCACTGAGTTTGAAAGACTCATAAAGTCTATGATTAAAAGTGAAGCAAATTGTTTCACAGAGATGAACAACTTTATTGAAGATAATTATGATGCCGTAATAAATCTTTTAGATACGATTAGTCAGACATCACTGGAACTTGAAATAATTATCTGTTATCAGAAAATTGATTCATTATCTGAGCCAGCATCAGTCCAGAGTAAATTCTTGATTATTGATGAGGTACAGGATAACTCTGTATTTGAATTTGTATATACAATCAAATACATTGATAAGCACCAGCAGTCTATGTTTATTGTCGGTGATTGCTCTCAGACATTATATGAGTTTAGAGCATCAAACCCAAGAGCATTAAATATTCTTGAGGGTTCCGGAACATTTGAAGCATTCCAGTTAACAACAAACTATCGTTCAAATCAGGAAATACTTGATATGGCAAATATAATGTTGCAAAACATAGAAGCCAATCAGTATGCAAAAATACAGTTAAAAGCAAATTCTCGTGCTAAGGTCACTGAACAGAGCTTCTTAGAAAAAGTTCATTTTAATTATCACAGATTAAATAGAACAGGTGATTTACACGACCAGCTTCCATCTATTTTTGCAAGACAGTTGCGTAAATACATCAATGATTGTTTAGTAAGAAAAGAACAGATTGCTATACTAGCTTATACCAGAAGAGATATTGCAAGAATCAAAGAAATCTTAACTGTTCAGTATCCAAACGCAAATATTGTATCACTCGTTCCACGAAAGATGTTTAACTCTACTGTTATATCCAACTTTATTAAAAACTATTGGAACAATATAAAGTTTGCACCAAGTATATCAATAATGAACCTAATAACTCAGGAAATTATGTTAAAGCTTAGTTATTTGACCTATAATGCTCAGGCAGCTGCACCAATGGTTCGTGATATGTTAAATCGTTGGAGAAATGAAAATCAAACAACCATACAGGTATGGGTGAATCAGTTCTTAAACAATCAAATGTCACACGATGTATTATTAGATAACATCAAAAGAAATCTGCTTCAGTTTGAGATTTCAAGTAATGCAATAAAGCAGGCTTTGCTATCAGCTCAAAATCAGCAGAACAAACAGTCTGACAACATTGAAAATGCAAATTTCTTATTATCCACTATTCATAGTGCCAAAGGTCTTGAGTTTGATAATGTTATTGTGTTATACAAGAACAAAAACTCCATGCCTGAAGAAGAAAAGCGTATGTATTATGTTGCACTTACAAGAGCTATGAAATCAGAATATATTCTGGCATATGATACTATGGTGTCACCTCAGATAGAAGCTGATTATCTTACGGTATTAAAAGCATTACATGCTAAATCACCGGCACCAAACTCCCCGTTTAACACAACAACAAATAATAAAATAAAAATCTAAATTACAAAAAGGGGATAGAGTAATCTATCCCCTGATTATATAAAATTAGGAGAAAAAAAATTATGAACTCTTTTGAATATCTTCGTACACCTGAACTTAAAAATAATGATATAGACACAGACTTTGAAACAAAATACGCATATCAGACCAGACATTCACCACTAAGAGGTGAAATGTATTACATAGTTGATAATCCAAATAGACCATCTATAGGTAAAGAAATATGGTCAAATAGAGTCGGATTAGTTGTATCACAGGACCAAGGTAATAAACACAGTGGTTTTGTTCAGGTAGTATATTTATCAACATCTGCAAGAAAAAGAATTGGTCCAACACATATACCGATTTGGTCAGGCAATAAACCGGCAATGGCTCTATGTGAACAGATATATACTGTTGACAATTCAAGACTGAAAACTTGCATTGGAAAAGCAACAGATGAAGAGATGCAGGAAATATCTCAAGCTATGATGTTTGGACTTGGTATAAATTTCGGCACATCTCCTCAAGGCATTTTTCATAAATGGGAAAATATAATTGTTGAATACAATTTAGGCAATGAATATGAAAAACGTAATTTCATGCCATTTGAAGATAGTTTTTATGAATAAAGGATAGAAAAGTATATGAAAACAACTGTAAATTTTTCAGGGTCTAACGATGTAGATATAAAAATACCTAATGAGATAATCGGCAATCCATTAAAAATTGCCGATTATCTATATAAATCCGATTTAAGTTTACCAGAAAATACAGAAACATTATTTGATATAAATGTAAAAGATATATTATCAGATAATATTCTTAATAAAGGATATTTTGACAATATACAAGAAAAACTCAAAGATGCTTTATATTTAAAAACAAAATATGATTTATCAGGTAAAGAATTTTATAGAAATGACTATGATATATATGGAGATTGGAGCTCATATATAATCATTTATACAAACCAAGAAGAGTTACACCAACATACGTTAAACTATATAAGCACCCACAATGATGATATCATATCTAAAGATTCTAATGAATTCATTATAAAATTTTATCAATCTGAAATAGAAAGATTAAAACTTAACAAAACAAATAATATAAAATCAAAATTAAACAAAACATATAAATACCAACCTGATACATTTGGCTTTGATATAGATGATATTGGCTTATATGATATTGTACAAACCATATTTATATATTTATATAAATATCTTGACCGAAAAATAATTGATAAGTTCTTAGATACATCAGTATATGAAATATTAAAAAGCCTAAATAATTACACCCATGAATTAATAGACCCTGATACAAAAGACGTATTAATGACCATTGTAACACTTACAACAGTAACATAAAAAACAGACAGCATTTGCTGTCTGTTTTTTTTATATATCAAACTCATTACTCGATTGAGCTTCATCCTTTGCCAAAATATCAGCAAATTTGCTCATAGCCATATCGGCTCTTGATTTAGCTGTTGGTTTTACATCAATAAAATGTAAATGCCCATTTTGATTTTCAGCAACATCTTTAACTACAACATTTTTGTTATATTGCTCATTTAATACCTTACCGCCAACCGATTGTTGAAAAAATCCTAAAGCTTTTGTGACCTTATCATTCGAATTAAAATTCATTAACCCGTTTTGGTATAAATTATTGGCTTGTTTTATTGTTAAAGAAATAGCTTCTCTTTGTATAGTCATATATATAAACTTCCTTTCTTAATAATATCCAATCTTATGTTATAAGATTACCATTAAACAACATAGAAAGGAAGACCTGAGATAAAAGAGAAGCTGACAATAGATTTAATTAATAATCATATAAACAACACATAAAATCATTAAATGAACAGGATACATCCAATAATATAAATATTTAAACTTATGAGCCTTATTATTAGGATTATAAAACAATATAGGTATTGCCCCTAATAATTCAAACGGATTAGTAGATAAAATAGCAATCATAACCGCTATATATAAAGCTAATCTTAAATACGAAATTTCTAAACAATTTTCATTGCAATAATTTATATATAAATAAGCAAAACCGATAACTAACGGACTTATACCATAATAATCAAGCCTAATTGCAAAACCTATTATGCCAAAGATTAATATAGCAATAATGTTTAGAAATAACACACCATCTCTTGTATACACTTGTTCTTGCGACTTTATAAAGCTTAACAAAACCAACATCACAAAACAAAACAACCAAGAAAACATTATGTTTAATCGAAAGAAACTAATATGCCATATGCCATCATACATAAACATATAACCTAATTGTGATACAAAAGAAAAAAACAACAAATCTTTTAAATGCTTTTTGTAATTTTCAGGCTTTATGTTATAAAAACCTGTCACAAACAAAAACAAAAATAATACGTATGAAAAACGACCAATCAACATACGAAAAATAAAATATAACGGACTATTAAAACTTATAAACATAAATCCAATATGGTCAACAATCATTGAAATTAAAGCAATAAGTTTTAAATTATCTCTGGATAATACTTTGAATTTGGTCATAAATAAAATCCTTTCACGTTAAAATAAAAACGGCTGCTGCATAAACACAGCAGCCTAAACTATTCTTTTTAAAAACCAAACAGTGTATTCATGAATACAGACACAGTATTCTCTAAACCTCTATAATCCGAACGAGTAGATGGAACAAATGTCTTAAAACGCCCATCATTATTAAATATTAATTTATAATGCTTACGGTCATTAAGCGTGACATTAAATCCAATACGCTCTAAATCACTGATAATACTCGGTGTCATATCACCATCGCCTAAAGCCGACTTAAAAGCAGCTTTAATTTCATCATCTTTTCCAGATAACGTATTATTGTCAAGGATATCTTTAAGCACACATGCCTTGCGAGATAACTTTGTATTTTTATCGCTTGATATTAAATTATATTCTTTCTGCACAAGCTTTAAAACAACATCCTTTACTTCACCAACATATAAATCGGACTCTGTAATATTAAGCCCTAATGATACATCATTGGCATCTTTAAAGTTATCCATATTTGATTGAATAGACACACATTTATATTTAAGATTTGAATTTTCGTGTTCTAAATCAGATATTTTAGCTTTTAAATCTGATAATTCTTTATCTTTATCACTCAAAATATCTTCGTATATCTGCGATAACTCATTATTTTCAGATAATGATTTGAGTTTATTTAAAACAAATCTTTCACGAATTTTATCGAAGTTAAAACCATCAGGAACACCTGTATTAATCAAAATTTTTGATATATGTTTACGAACAGACGTGTTTAAATTAATATTATCATTTGGTTTAAATACTTCACACTCACCTGACGGAAAAAATATACTCACAGAGCCTTTACTGACTTTATATTCAGGACAAACATTTGAAAGCATATTTGATATAACAGGACTTCCTTCAACAATAACATGAGCCATTCCTGCAAGGTCTGATGCCAGAAAATCATAATTAACTGAATAATTACCTGTATCTCCAAAACAAGACACATACACAACAGGATTAATAAACTCTAATTTGCCTGAAAAAAGCTTTTGACCGAGTTCAACATTATTCTTACGAAGAATCAATGCCCTGTTATCAGTTAATAAATCACCATCTATACCGCCATATTCACCCCAGAAAAACGGGTTAATTAATGTTGGTGTAGATGAACAGAACTTATTTAATAAAGATTCTTGACTCTCTTTCACTCTTTCAACAAATAAAAGATGCTTATCATTATCATAAACACAAGTATCTATAATATTGATTGTATCGTCTATCATATTTAATCTGAATGATACTCGTACATCTTCTCGCAATAAATGAAACGAGCCTAAATCATTTTTTAAACTGGTTTCAAATTCAGTTTCGTTATTATATGATTCATTAAGCTCATATGTGCCCAAACAATTATCAATGAAAAACGAAATAAATGCATCTATATCACAATCTGAATCAACCATAAATTTAGTTCTAAATAAGACCATCACAGCTCCTCTTTATTCTCGTATTGTTTACTAAATAAGAAACATAACCTCAAAAACTTTTCCAATAATGTAGTCTTTACTAAAACTACACTTTTTGAAACAATCCTATTATTCTTATCTATATTGTAATGAATAACAGGACGATATCGTAAATAATCAAGCATGAATAGCACTCCTTTCAAATTGATTCAAATTGATTTATGAGTTAATTATAGCACCTTAAACCTCATTTATCAACGGATTTCTAACACAAAAATACTATTTCTATTGATAAATCAAGCTTTTTTATACTAAAAAGCTTGACATCGAGAGTACCAATGATATAATAAGATTACGAAACAAACATCGTTAATTGACAATGTTTCAAAAACCCTATGTATAAGGAGAAAAATAATATGACAGAAAAAGATTTCTTAGATGTAATTAAAGAATCATCAGGTGTTGCAGGAATGACTAACGCTGCTGCAAAAAGAATTTATGATGCTCTTATTGCAAAGATTACAGAAACCCTTGTAAAAGAGCAGCGTGTTGCACTTAACAAATTAGGTGTATTAACTGTAATTAACACCAAAGAAAGAAAAGCAAGAAACATTGCAACAGGTGAAGCTATTAATATTCCGGCAGGAAAGAAAGTTAAGTTTTCACCAGCAAGCAGCTTAAAGCACACTGTAAAAGAAAGCTAAAGCCATTATTTAAAAAAAGACCACTATTAAATTAGTGGTCTTTTTTAATTATCGAATTACTACAGGAATAGCTGAACTTTTTATATTAGATAATGTTTCAAAAAATAATTCAGCTATAACAGGTGGTGTGTTAATACAACCATGAGAACCATTCGTTTTATAAATTTCACCACCAAAATGCTGCCGCTTCTTAGAATCATGAATTCCTATTCCGTTTGGTGTTATTAAAATGAAATAATCACACACAGCTGAACCGTCATCATAATTCATATTATACTTACGGTTTAAACTTCGCACATAATATAAACCTTTAGGTGTTTCATATTTAGTATTCAATAATCCTGTAACAATATCTGTATCTGCTATTAATTGATTATCAATATACAACCAAATATGTTGTTCATCAAGACTAATTTCAAAATAACTATCTCCGATATCATTTATACCGGATAAAGTAACACCTTTATTTATCCAACTCGCTGATATAGTTTCAGATGAACCGGTTGCAATCTTTACTATTAAATCATTTGTTAATTCAGAAACATCTAATTGAAACCCCTTAAATGTGTCATTTTCTGTTGGCATAATCTTTATAGTCTGATTGTCAGATGTTTTAAACAATCGTGGTTTTCCATATGTATCATATTTTGATGCTAAACCAATCACATATTCTTTACATTTCTCATAATCTATATATATAGAACCATCAAACTGATATATTAAAGGTTCAACAGTATTTTTAGATAATGATTCAAATATACCATCACCCATATCAATAATATATATAACATCTGTTATCTCTTGATATAATAAATCAGATTTTTTATCATCAGGATGCCTTATAGTATCTTCTATAGGAAATACTGAAATAGAAGAGTTTGATTTTGTTTCAGCGTCTATGGCAATAGAATTGTCTGTAAAAAATGCAATAGCTAATATTATTAAACTGACACATACTATATACTTAATATATTGTATCATACAATTCCTTTCTTATATCAGTTTATACAAAAATTCCCCTCAAATACAAGAGGGGAATTATATCAACCGATTTTATGGACCGCATCTATATCTCTAAGTCTATTATTCAAAACATTAGATGCTGAAAACTTAAACACCACATAATCCTGTACCTTTTCATGAGATGGTGAAAACTGCACAGGATGTCCTTTATGTCTTTGAACATAAAATCTGCCAAATCCTGTCATAGAAACCTCTTCATTATTTGAAACTCTATCAATAATTTCATCATGATAAGCATCAACCACTTTAGATACAGCAGCGTTAGTCATTCCGGTCTTTTCAGCTATAGATGAAACAAACAGTTCTTTGTTTACTTTTTTGGGCTTAAGTGCTGACGTAATATCTTTAGCTTTTTTAGATTTTCTTGCAGTAGGCTCTGTCATTTTTGTTTTGCTTTTATACATATATTCCCTCTTTTTTTTTTATTGTATTGCCCTTAATAACACACACTCAAAAATATTCTTAGGGCTATGTGAATAAATCACAAAAAATCAAATCAATCTTATTCTTATTTACTAATATATAAGACAAATCAAAATAATGCAACTGCACATATATCAGTTTTTTAATATGATTTGTATTTTATATAAATTATATTATAACATAAAAAGATTGATTTATCAAAACATTTAATAAAAATGACAGTTGTAACAAATATTCTAATCTACAGCTTTAAAAATAACTGAATCAGTCACTTTAAAATCATTTAATACTTTAGAATTATAAACAATATTTACTTGTGCCAACCAACTATTATATAAATCAATATAAACTTGCATTTTATATTTAACAATCAATTCATTTCTATATTTTAATGACTCATCCGGTTTATCAACCTGATTTATCTTAATAATATAATATATATTATTATCACCCTTAATAGGCTCTAATATATCATTATTATAAGATTTACTAATTAAATCTAAATCTTTATCAGAGAATACATAATCAGCTGATTTATCTAAAGGGGCTATATCTATTGTTTTATATACTGCATTATATTGCTTAGCCATATCTTCTAATGATTCATTATTTGTCTTAATATCATTATAAATCTGATACATTAATCCTTTAACTGAATTCTCATCAGAATCATATGGAACAGCCATATATGAAATATTAATTACTCTTGACTCGGCATCCGTAACTGTTGTAATAGTCTTAGAATGAATATGATTTACAGTTTTAACAAATAAATAATAATGCTTCATAAAAGATATAACATCATTTAATGATACATTATCATAAGACATAGCTGTTTTATTTTGATTATAATAATCATTAGCCATTTTATTAATAAATAATAAATCAGAATCATCAAGATTAATATTATAATCTTTTGCATGCGATGATGTAATAATAAACTCTTTAAAAGACTCAATAGCCATAACCTTTAATGCATCACCCTCTGTACGCTCTACAATCGCTTCAGACGGTGTTGAAACATTTAGGCTACCAACATTACCACTATTAGAATTTGATTCGTTATGAGATGTGTCAGAGCCGTTCTCAGAGGTCTTAGTGACAGGTGTATTCCAAATAGTAGACATAACAGCATTATCAACATCCGTTTGTCCGGATTGCTTTAAATAATCACGATATGCCGACTGATAAGCTGTATATTGATTTGCCTGAACAAATCGTGTAAATACTGCGTACTCACCTAAAGAAATAGATTCGTTATTTATAGTCATAACCGTTTTAGAACCACAACCGGCTAACAAACAAGATAATAAAACAAACATAACATATTTTAATTTCATATTAGTTTTCACCCCCTATATCATGTATTTTAACCTTTGGTTGTGACGTATTTGTACTATCAACAGCCTGTAAAAAATCCTGCATTATTTTTGTATGTACTTCAAACTTATTAGGCTTATTAAAGCCATGATACATAATTCCACACATAACAGTTAATAAAAAACACACAAAACAAACAATCAATAAATTTTGAATAATTTTTGATTTAGTAAACATATAATTCCTTTCTTATCTAAATATCATATATTGATTATACAACAATTATCTTTATTTATCAATATAATTAAATAAATAAAAAATACAGGGTGAACATAAAGTCACCCTGTATGTAAATTATTATCTATCAGGACCCGGAAGACCTGTATCATATCCGCCCGGACCTGTCATAACCGGCGGTAATCTACGACCAATACCGGGAGCGTGTCTCCAAGTACCAAGAGCCATTGTATGCTCAAATCTTGACATACTCATATCTGCTATAAGAGCCTGACCAAGACTGGCACCAATAGCATCCATTTCTTTCTCCATTCCATGTCTGGCTGAATATCCCACCAAAAGACCGGGTGTAACTGCTAAAGCACCAAAAGTCATTCCAACTTTTGCAACTTTACCTACAGCCTGACCAACAGGAGAGTTATCAAAATTTTTAAAAAGTTTGCCCATCTACTTATTCCTTTCTTATTATGAATTAAAAATATTTGTTACCAAACATAATATATTCTTCAGTATCATCTATTGTTTCATTAATAGATTTGCTTGGATTATTAATCAAGCTTGAAACAATTTCATTATTGCCTTTCATTGTACTAAGTCGTTCATCATCCGTTTTATCTACGCTTTTAAAAACAGAATCTTCTAAAAACGAGGCTGTTGACAATATTTCAGAACGTTTAATAGATTCATTATGTTTTCTATCACCTAACGGATTTTCAAACTGACTCGCTTTTTCACTTAATTCTAAAGCAAGATTTTGATTGCGTTCTTCAAGTTCAACATGCATTTCATCACTTGGCTTTGATGGATTGTGTTCCTGTAAATCTTCGATATATTCTTCATATTCATCAGAACCTAAACCCAAATGAATCTGATTTTTATCTTCATTAGTCCAAGTGTCTTTAGAATTATTTAAAGAAAATCCATAATGACGATTATTTGTTTTAGATTTACGCCAATGAGCATATAATTCTACATCAGTATCTATACTTGTATCTTTTGTAAATTTCGTACCATATCCTGATTTAGGATTAGTAAACCAACCGATTAAAGCATATCCGTCTCTACTGGCTTCAGGTAATGAACCAATAGGACGATTTTTTATACAAGACCAAGTCTTAGATGTAGATGTACCATCATTCATATAAAAACTAACTTTTCTTGTAGGTATATCCATATATTAAGTCCTTTCTTATTTATCATAACACAAACTCAATAAAATAAAAGACTTATAAAAATACACCATTTTTATTCGGCTTAGATTCACCCGGCAAAGGTCTTGTTTTAGCATATGCAATAGCAGAGTGCATATCCTGTATATCATCCTGTAAATTATGATTAACATTAGAATAAGCTTTTGCCCATTCCAAAAACAATTCATCTCTATGTTTTAAAACATCATAAATTTCCTGTTCAATTTCATTCGACATTTTACCGCTTTTCTCATAAGCTTTATATAATACATTAGCTTTAGCCTGAAAAGCATAAGGACTAACATCAGGATGTAAATTAAACCATAAACACATTGCTGATTTGAATTCAGAATAGTTACAGGCCATAGGCTCTGTAATTTCTTCAGATGGACCATTTCTGATAAAATCAACATAATTCATTGATAATCCTGCTGTGTTAAAAGGATTACTTCCACCTATATCTATCATCCATGTAACATCATCGTTATAATTCATAAAATCATTTAAATGTGTTAAATCATCATCAGATAAATGATTATCTATCTGCATAAATCTCATATATTTTTTTTGCACATTGCGAGCCACACTTAAAGAAAGACAATCAACAAATTCTTTTGGTGTATTTGCCATAGAAAGCCTTAAATCCCAAGCTTCTTTACAGCGTCTACGAAGCTCATTAACTGATGCCGGAACTCTTGGTGTAAAACCTAATAAAAAGTCCTCGCCTGTTTCATCTGTATAATCACCATCCCAATGAAAATACTGGACTTCTTTAATATACGTCTCATTAAGATTATGCTTTTTAATTTTATATACTGTAACATTATCCTCACCACGAGTCACAAGATTGTAAGCTGTTTCTCTAAAAATATCACTCTTAATTGGATATTTCTCAATATAGATTCCTGAAATAGTTCTCATAGCTCTATTATTTGTACTTTCAGAAATACCAACTGATTTACCAAGCTCTAATATTTTATTATCAAACCATTCAAAATTATCCCATAAATACTTGATATTTGCATCAGGTTTTCTCATAGCATCATAAATCAATTCAGCATATACAACTCTTGCAACACCTAATGTTTCAGGCACATATGGTAAATAAAAATCATGATGCTGCTTAATCAAATTCACCCTAAAAATAGTAGCTGAATCAGGCTTAGCTTTAGCAACTTGAACATCAACTATTTTATTCAACCTATCTACAGTTTGAGCTTTACAAATGCGTTTAAAAGCATTTGACGTAAGACAAGACCCAACCCACATCTTAAGAACACCCATAATGATACCGGATGCAACACCATTCTCTAATGGTTTATCACATAAACCTATTAATTTTTGACAATAAATTTTATTTAATTCATTGAGCAAAAATAATAAATCATTTTCTGAAATATCTATAGATAATTTATTTTTTAACTGATTAATAAACTCAAGCTGTAAACCATTAATTGATTTTTTAAACTTAATAAGTTCATCTTTTTCTTCAGGTGAACCTATCTCAAGATTTGATTTATTAAAATCTACCATATAAGCAACCCTTTCTTATGTATTTACTTAATATTCAAAATCATCATCGTCATCAAACTTTTCATCAAACCCGAAATCATCAACAGCAGTATTATACATACGATTTCTAAAATCAGATTTAACTTTATATGCTTCAGGAGCAGCATATCTATCATCATCAGGCAATGGTAAATCTGTCGGCTTAGCCTCAAAGAAATTTGTATTAGGCTTAGATGAGTCCTGCTCATAATGATATGTTGGCATTACATCAGGCTCTTTATAATCATAATGTTCAAGAGCCTTTTGCACATAATATGGTAACTCTTCACGAGTCATATTATTATCAAAGGCTTCATCATCTAATATCATATTTTTCATAAAGCTGCTATCAGCCTTAATCTGCGGAGTAATAATAGTAAGTGCCTGTTCTCTATCATATCTATTAAATTCATCCATCATTTTATCTTCAGACCAACCCAATGTTTTAGCAACATGAATAGCACCATCATCGACATGAGTACAAAGTTCTAACTGATTAACATCATAAATAAGTTCAACATAATGTTGCCTGTTTAATCTGGTGATAATTTCACCCTCACCAAGCTCTGACCTTGCTGCTGCATCTTTTGCTAAATTTGGATTAACATTCAAATCCATTCTTGTAATACGATTTGAAATATTTCTTTGAGCTAACTCAACATCATCCTGTGTCATCTGCTCACGCAAATCAAAGAAACTTTCAACATCTTCACGCAATCTAATAGTTGATTCAAAATCACGACCAGCCTGCTCAGCAACTTCCGGACGATTCTTGATATCTAACTTAAATTCTTCTATTGAACGAACATTCATAATTACATATCCTTTCTAAAATTATAATAATTATAATACAAAACCATTGATTTATCAACATAAAACATATGCAGATTCTATACAGAATCTGCATATGCAAAACTATTATGGCTGACAATCAGCCTTTCCATCTTTAACAGGAGCATCTTTAATATCTTCAAGACTTGTCTTTTGTGATGTCATATCTGATTTAACAGGATTTGAACCCTGTCTTGTGGCTCTCTTTTTATTTTCAGCCTCAGAACGCTCAACTAACTTAAGTCTTATATCATCTGTAATCATGGATTTAGAATTACTTTCAACAAGACTATTATCAGCTTTTGTAACTTCAACTTCATCCTGTTTTGATTTTACAGCTGTTGAAATAACATGAATATCTCCACGCTTATTCTCCTGAACATATCTTTCTCTTTTAGGAGCAGCGTCTTCAACAACCTTTGTATCGCTTTTAGTAATAGCCTCAAGAACAGGCTTTTCGATATTTTTAGATTCAGTCTGTGTTGTCACAGCTGGCGTTACAACCTCTTTTTCAGCTGTTGGTTCAGGTGCAAATTTAATACCCTTTACATCAGGCACATCTTTTGCAGGCTCATTTAAGCTTGACTCATTCCTAGATAAATCTAAAGTAAGCGATTTTTCATACTCAGCCATCTTTACAATATTTCTACGAACAGATGCCGGAGCAAGATGGAAGTTTGCCTCGCCCTCAAATAAATTTTCATTCTTTTCAGCAGCATCAACCACCTTTTCAAAAGATGCTTTGCCATAACCTAAACGGTCCATAGGTGATGCTAATGCTTCAAGAGCTTCTTTAGATGTAATATCATATACTGTTCCATCAGGACTGGTTAAAGCATTTGCAACCAGTTTAACCTGCTCAATATTTACATCACCTACAAGATTCATACCATCTTTTGCATTATGAATTTCCATAAACTGCTTAACCCATTCGTCAGTAGTAAGTCTTTCAGGTGTACCACTTTTATCTCTTACAACTCTCCAGTGTTCTGAGATTGGAGCATCAGGAGCTGTATCAACGTGTTCTACTTTCTGGCCCTGCCACATAGCTTTTAATGCTCCATTAAGCATTGTATACTGCTGAATACCAATCTCAGCATCATGCTTAGACTGTAAAATACCCTGTGTCGCATTATATGTTAAGTCAAGACCATCTTTTAAACAAAGATTACGAGCAACTGCCGCAAGATTAAGTGATACCTGACCGGCAAGACCTGTACCGCTTGATTTAATTGCTACAGCTGTTTGAACATCAAGTTCTTCTTTACGAGTAACAAGAGTTTTATCTGTTTCTACAATAGATTCAGGTTTAACCCAAACCTTACCATCATCACGAACTTCAGTTTCAAATTCATAACCGGCATATCTTGCTACGTTAATAACTGCACCCGGCTTACCCTTTGCACCTGTAGCAGCAATAGCATTAAGACTTTCAATATAAGACTGTGGATTTTTCATATCAAGCACAGCTGTACCTATTGGATATTCGTCCATTAAGTTCTGTGTCCAAGATGATAAATTATCACAAAGACTCTGATTCTTTTTATCAATATCATCAAGTTTTGATGTAAGGTCATCACCACTTAAAGTTAATTTAGCTTCAGCTTTTTCAAGACCAACTAAATTAAGCTCATTCTGAATATCATTAAACTGTTCTCTAAATGATTTACCCTCTATCGGATGACCGTCAAGCTCAGCCTTTTCTCTTGCCTTATCATCAGCAACTAAAGCTGATGTAACATCCATCTTAGTATTAACTGCAAGTCTATAACCCTTTTTAATACCATCAGGCTCAGAATCATCCGGAATAAATTCTCCATTTCTATCCTTAAGATTAACATCCTTATGTATTGGGTCAAGAAGAGTATTATGCAATGCAAAATGTTCGTTTAAATCAGCTAACCCTGCCTTAGATGAAACACCATATAATCCAACTGAATCACCGTCAAAGTCACCATCCATACGAGATGCCATAAACGGATTAACAGCAATACCGATGAGATTATCATCAATATGTACTTTCATTCCTGTTAAAGCACGACCGTGTAAACATGGGTCACGCCACATAAGAACTGCTTCACCCTCAGATTTACCAAGAGTTTTTGCCATATCGGAATTCATCCAAACCTCATCAAGCTTTGCATCAGGTTCAGCCGACCAAACAGCTGTTGCTGAATGAGGAAGTCTTGCCGACATAATATGGTCACGAATAAAGTTATGTTTACCCTCAAAAATACGATTCTTAATATCACTCGTAATACTTGTATAAGACTCTGCAACAGATGACTGACATTTATATAAATCAGTTTCAAACTTCTTTTTAGCCTTTTCATCATCAGGAGCACCGGCTTCTGTAAGAGCCATATATTTTACAGAATTAGCATAAATATTTGCGTACTGATTCGTATAATCATGAACCATACTGCTTCCATCCTGAAATTCCTGTCCACTTCTAAGATAAGAAGAAAGAATTGGAAGAGCATAAGTTGTTCTGTCTTTATATGCTGACTTTTCTCTTGGAATCTCTTCTAATTTAGCACCTGATGGCAAAGTCATCTGGAAAGGTACTTCTAAGAAACCGCCTTGTGAATCAATCAAATTACGGAAATCAGCTTTATTATCTTTATCGGTTTTATTTTTTACTTCATCCGGTGATGGGAGAGTAAACATATGTCTTTCTTCACCCTGATGTGGCTGATATCCAATGCGAAGCTGACCTGTTTCACTCATGTCAACACCCATTGTAATTAAGTATTCACGATAAGTAGAAATAGATGTTCCATTGTTGCCATAACATTCATCCATCAAACCATAGGCATTTTTTGCAGACAATATCCAGTTAAACTGACCTGATGCTGAACGACCGCCACCTGACTTAATGGCTTCATCATCATAGACTTTCGTTTTTTCATCAGCCGTCTTATCAGTAATAATAATCGGCATACGACCACCATAAACTTCACGACCATCCGGAAGAGTAGTTGCAAAATTATCGTCCATTGCCCACTTTGAAGATGTAGCATTAAAACGGCCCATTGGTGCATATGGTGACATAACAACATCTACATCAGGATTTTCTTTAAAATACTGATATACAGCCTGCTTTGCCTTAGACATTTTAGCTATTTCTTCATCCGGCATATTTGTATCAACAACCATACCAACAACACATTTATTTCCGGCAGGGTCCAAAATCTTATCACCAACACCGAGAGGACGAATAACATCATGAGCCGGTTCGGAATCTGTAGCCTGAACATGTTCAATAACACCGTGTTCAGCTGCCCATTTTGCTGAAATAGGTACACCGTCATCAAAAGTATTACCACCAACGGTAAGACAAGCCACACCTGTATTTAATGCAACACCTGAAGCAGACTGTAAATTGCTAAATACCATCTGTTTTCTATCAAATGGTGTAAATTCAGAATACTTCATAATATCTATTGCCATAAGAGCAGTCTGAGCATTTTTATCAATCTCTAATTCGCCCTGTTCATTCTCTTTCATGGCCGGAATAATACTTCCATCAGGACGTACAACAGCACCCTCTACAAGATAACGAACATTACCCTGATTCTTAGCAGAACCTGTAGCATTCTTGTCAAAATAACCGTCTCCTTCAGGTCCTAAAACACTCATATTAGTTTGACCTGTTAAAGTCCAACCATCCATTCCATTATCATTTGACAATACATCAACATCTTGAGTATCACTCATTTTATGTGCAAACGCTGCGTTAAGAGAAGATGATTCTTTTAAATCAGACGGATACTTAACCTGACCAGCAAACGTCTTGAACTGAGCTTCAACAATATCTTTTGGCAAACCTGTCTGTTCACACTGACGAAGATATGTATCTTTTAATGACTCACCCTCAAGCTGCATAACAGTAATAGGCAATCTTGTTGCATATAATCCCTTATAACTGTTATTGATACTTGTTGTAGAACCAACTTCAGGATGCATGTCGGATACGTCAGAACGAATCTGAGATTTAATATTATCACAAACAATTCTTGTATAATCAACAAGTCTTGTACGCTCAATTAAATTCTTATATTCCCCGTCCTTTTGTGGCAAAATCGTAGCTTTATATCCCGGTACAAAAATCTTATTTTCAGAGCCGTTATATTTAGTTTCAACAAGACCGTCTTCATCAGGCTCAAAAATCTGACCAATAGTTCCGGAAAATTCTTCCATTACAAGTTCTAAATCTTCAGCCTTTTTAGAACCTTTTATTGGCTTTAAAATACCTCTTTTGGCTATATAATGAATTACACCATTATCGTCTATCTGAATAGGATTTTTGTCACCATCAGGCTCAGCAAGTACAGCATGGCTAGATTCCAATGTCTCTTTAATTGTCTGCTCAATACGAGACATAAATGGTGAATCACCTAAATTATGAGCAGTTGATTCATCAAACTTAAGTAACTTATCCTTGACCTGACTAACCTGAAAATAATTACCTCTACACTCAGATGCATCCATATTGCAAACAGACATAGCTGCTACAATATCGTCTGTATTTCTAAACTTACCTGATGCAGACTTAATAAAAGAAGCAACCATATCAGGATTAAAACGCTTATTATCATCAGGATTTAATTCAACAGTTCCTATTTCAAGGTCAAGACTTTCTGAGAAATGCTGTCTTATCTGTTCTTCAGGTGTACCCTCATAACGAGCACCAATACCTAAATCTTTAAATGTGTCAGCAAGCCCTTGATTTTCATAATCAACCTCAACCATGGCTTCTTCCCATGTCGTACCGGCCTTAAAAAGCTCACGCTTTCCTGATAAAACTTCCCAATAAATATTCTGTATAGGTGCAATAGATGGGTCCTGTGATAATACAGGCTGATAATCTACATCATTTGAATGTTCATGATATTGATTAATAAGATTATCAATATCCATCTTTTCTGTATAATTTTCACGAGCCGACTCTACAGCATCTGTCAAATAAGTCATAGCCTCATCGGGGCCATCAAAATATTCACGCTTATTATGATAGACACTCTCAATAATAGCGAGTTTTTTATTTCTAAAATGATAATTTCCACCCGGAGCTTTATCACCAAGCTCAATGTCCATCAAAATCTTCTGGTCAGGTCTGTCCATCCCCTGTTTACGAGATAAAGACATATCCATAATTCCGTCTTCATGAACAACAACATCTCTACTACCGTCTTTCTTACGAAAAACAGCAGCTTTACTTCCGGCAAGCGGTAAAACATCATCAGCTTGTCTACGCACACCATTTTGACCCAATGCAGGTGTCCACTCAGGTCCTTCGTTATAATGTGTTCTTTCAACCTTATTACCCATCATATATGAAATAAGACGGATTGTATCTTCTGTTGATGCAGCACCATAACCGGCTGTTGTTTGAGCTTTCTGATAATAACCTGACATACCGTCATTATAGCAACGACCAATATAATCAGCATTTGCAGCTGTATCCATGATTCTAATATCTATTTTAGAATTACCGATATGAGCCTTTAACTGTCCGGGATTAGAGTCTTTAGAAATAGAATATTCATATCCATTATCATTAAGCCACTCTAATATTTTAATAGACTTATTTAAAGCTTCTTCACCCATTGGACCCTTTTTAGGGTCATTCGCATTTCTTTCATAAAAACTGGAAATAGGCTCAGCCACAGCTTTATAATCAGCCGTTGACATATATGGACGAAGAGCAGATAAACCACAAGCATCTTCATGATTATACAACATACCTGTAGTTGCTTTACCGTTCACATTGATATCAATCGTATTAACAGGAACTCTGTCTATAATTGGCTTATTATCCTGACCCATACCACTAATAACTAAAACTTCTGTTTTTGATTCAGAGTGTTTACTTGCCTTTAACTCTATATCAAACATTATTTCAGGCTTATTATCCAACCCAATTAAAACACCGTCATTATCAATCAACTTATCAGATTGTGCCCAGTGTATAGCTCCACCTTTATCAAGAATTGTTTTATTAAAAGCATACTTCTTGTCAAAAGGCGAGATTGGAACAATATTATCTGACCCAAGAGGCATATTATCAGGATTTGTCATATACTCATCTGTAAGTACTGCATCCCAACCTGTATACTTCTCAAAACTGTTTATCATAGACGCTATATGCCCACGAGACTGTTGATATGATAATGCAACAGAATCTTCTAATGTTTCAGGATTAACATCTTTGCCCTGCTCCATTTGATAAAAGTTCTGACCGTCATTAACATCTTTAATAATATCATTAAAAGATTGACTTACAGAATTGCCAATATATCCTATATATGATTTAGATGCTCTCACCATATCAGGTGTCCACTGTGACTTATCATATATATCAACATTGCTATTCTGAGCATTAACCATAAATAAATCATGAGCCTGTTGCTGCTTAGTTGCCCAAGATGTACCTGTTGCATTTTCAGGATTATTAGAATCTAATCTTGCTTCAAATCTACTCATAAATCTATCATGAAGATTACGAGCATTGGTTGTAGTAAGCAACGAAAGACCCTGTTCTTGTCTGGCTTCATTAAAACGATGCACGCTTTCAGCAAACATAAACTCAGCCATCCAATTTTTGACATTAACCTTTTCTGCCATATTTTTTTCTCCTTATTATAATAAAAAAACTGTACATCATTGTATCCAAACTTAGTACAATGATGTACAGTCATTCCCGTTGGAATACAAATCTGTAAATCTATAAGATAAATACAATATATTCCGATGAATATTAAACGATTTATCTCTATACAAAAATTATATACCAAAGAATACATAATACAATCATTTATTAGAATTTATTTTAAAACTTCATCAAAATCAACCTCGGATTTTGATGAAACACTATATACAATACTTTCTCTAATATTAATATCAGCAAGTATCATACGAGCAATAGCAACATATGAAACACTTAAATCTGATAAATACACGTTACCCTCTGCATCACAAAAACAAATTGTATAGTTTGCATCAGTTAATAATTCAAAATCATCCATTGCCAAAAGAGTAGAAGCGTTTGGCAAAAATACAAAAGATTTGTGATTTAATAATCCGGGTGTTATAAGTGTCATAATTCTTCCTGAATTAATGCACTCTATAATAGAGCCTTTATCTTCATTTTTTCTATCTTTAAAACTAAAACCACCAACCTGTGTACTATCAAAATATAAACCAACATATGGAAACTCAGGTAATAAATCACAACACATCTGAGGACAGCTTTGCCAAGTTTCTATTACTGTTTCAACAACTGATTGATGAAATAACGAAACTCTGTTTGTAATCTGATTTAATTCTTCATCACATGGAATAATATCAAGCATATGTGGAATTAATTCAACATAATTACCATCCTCATCAAGTTCTATAGTATCAGCTGTTAATTCATTAGAAGCATACTCTGAAAACTCATCATTATCAGGTATGGCTTCATTTTCCCAATCATCATCGAATTCACTATCGAATTCAGCATCATTTGCATCATTTTCAAAACTATCAGATTCTTTTTCATTATTAGATGAATCATCAAAGTCATCAGGAAAACTGTCATCTAATGGCTCATCCGATGGTATTTCATCCAAATCATCAGGAAATGAATCTAACTCATCATCTTTAGGTACATCAACCATATCTTCATCTTTCATCATATAAAATTCCCCTTTAAGTTGTAAATATAAAATCTGATAAAATATTAAATGCACCATCATCAGTTAATGGATTATCCGGCTTATTATCCTGATATATCACAATAGTTGCATAAATATTATCAGTTAACTCCACATAATATTTGTATTCTTGAATCAAAAGACCTGTATCAATCTCAATATAACTTGTATTATAATAATCCAAAGAATATTCGCCAATAGATGATGTCTTTATATCTGAAACATAAACATCTTTTATACCTGCCTCAGTCCATTCATTCTGTTCTAATAACGATGATTTATCAAAATCATATCCTGCCTTAACAGCCGAAGCTATCATGGAATCTTTTACTAAAAAAGCTCTGATAGCTGTATTATCTAAATTAGCTTCAATTATATGTGCCTGCTCATCAACATTAACTGTATAATTCTTTTTATTTATAAAACCTAAAAATACATTATTAAATGATACACAGTACTGAATTTCTTGCTGCTCAGGTTTATCATCCGTATTAGATAATAAACCTGTCTGACCTGATACATCAGAATTATTTATAATTTCATTTGGTATTGCAACATCAGATTTTGACACTTTATTAAAATCAATTAAACTAATTTTAATATCTAAGCCATTGCCTGAAATTATATATCGAATCGGATATAAAGTTTTAGCATCAACATAAACATCTAATGTTAATTCCGGAAAAACCATATCCAATGATTCAGCATCATTTAAAATAGACTTAAAGCCTAACAACAATGTTTGAGACATTGCTGAATCCAATGTTCTTGTTATTCTATAACATTTAGTTTTATTAAAATCCACATAACCCATAGATTTCCAATTTGAACTGGAATCAGATGATAATAATAATTCTAATAAAATTGAAACATCATCTTTTTGTTTTTTAGACTGTATATAACTAAACCAACCGTCTTTTTGTTTAACATATAATACAGATGTATTATCTTTAGTAACCAAATACTTTTCAAATTCGTTATCCAAAGCATTTACCTGAAATTTTGTATAATACTCAGATGTATAAGTTTTATCATCAGAATATATAATATCAGATTTAAAATTATCTATTTTGATTTTATATTTATCAAAATCAATATCAGCCGTTATGTTAGCTTTAACTGATTCAAAATTTCTGATATTATTTAACGCTGTTTCTTGAACTGTTGTAACATCTAGTTCTTTAGTACATCCAGCAAATAAAAGCATAAATATAGAGACTACTACACTCAACCAAATTGGAAAATCAGTTTTCATAATATTTATTTCCTTTCTAATGTATATATACTATTTTACAGGATTTATACTGATAAATCAACAAAAATTTAAAGAATGCTAACCAAATATCGAGTGACAATATAAAATCAAGAAAGGATTAACGATGCATCAAGATAATTATAATAAACATGAGGGTATCAGACGAAGTGATTTATGGCATATGAATCGCTCACCCGCCTATTTTAAAGCACAATCAGAGTCAAAATCAGAACCGACAGCCAGTATGATATTTGGAATAGCAGTACATAAAATGGTATTAGAACCTGATACATTTTTTGATGAATATGCTATTGCTCCGGATGTTGATAAACGCACCAAAGACGGCAAGGAAAAATGGCAGAATTTTCTTATTGATTGTCAGCAAAACAATAAATCAGCTATATCTATTTGCGATTTCAATAAAATAAAAGATATGGTCAAGGCCATAGAAAATAATCCACTTGCCACAATGTTTTTGACAGGACAACATGAGACAGAATGGTACTGGGAAGATATTATCACAAAAGAAAAGGTTAAAGCTAAGTGTGACAATATTGCCATAATAGACAACAAAAAGATTATAGTCGATTATAAAACCACATCTTCTTGCCAAGATGGCTACTTTGAAAGTTCTATTAATAAATATGGATACCAATTTCAAGCAGGATTCTATACAGCCGGACTTGAGCAAATAACAAATGAAACATATGGGTTTGCCTTTGTTGCTCAAGAAACAGTAGAACCATATGATTGTAGAGTTTATGTATGTTCTGAGGCTTTTATTGCAAACGGACAGCTAAAATATCGTGAACTCCTAAATTTGTATCACGAATGTAAAATCAACAATAATTGGTATGGCTACAACGGAGCGATACAGAAACCTACACTTTTAATGGATATATCTGAATACAAAGCTAATAAAAGCCAATCCTTTTCCGGATTTAATAGCGATGACTATTTAGATGATAACGAATAAATATTATGGCTATATCAAAAGAAAAAGTAATTGAATATTTAACAGGCAAAGGTTATAAAGCTATTAATGAACAAGGTGTAATTGTAGTTATTTGTAATACAGAAAACACCACAGTTCATGAATGTATGATTGAACTGGAAAAAGAATTAAAGCAAATTGGCTATAATCAATCATATGGCGTAAAAGCCAAAAATATAAAAGAATATAAAGAGAAAGAATGAAAATACAACTACATTCGCATATAATATAAATATGCGAATGTAGTTTTTTTTTATTAAAGGATATTAAAAAATACTCGGGTGTCCTTATAACAATAAAACAATAAAGGAGAAAAACAATGAATAACGCACTGGATGTAAGCCGGTATATCATAAATTATTCGCACGCCAATAATTATTTCATATCTAATTTAAAACTGCAAAAGATTATGTATTTTGTACAGGCAAACTTCTTAGTAAACAAAAATGAGCCTTGTTTTAATGAACCTATTGAAGCTTGGGATTTTGGACCTGTTATACCAGTCATTTATAATGAATATAAAGTATATGCGGCTGCATATATTCCTGAAATTAGAACATATTTAGAATATGATGATGAAACAAAAACATCAGTTACAAGAAAAACATACAATAATAATTGCATAAACGACAAAGATAAAATGTTAATTAAAGCAATGGTTGACCAAGCAAATAATTATTCATCATCTGAATTAACAGATATTACATGTCAACAATCTCCGTGGATTAATGCATATAAAATCAATAGAGCCCATACAATCACAACAGATGCAATAAAAGAATACTTTACGCCTAAAAATTAATCGGGTGTTTGTTTGTTAATAAATAAAAATATAAATAGAGGTGAACAAATATGACAAGAAAACAAAGAGAAGAGAAGAAGTTAAAAGCTCAGATGAACATAAAATCTGAGAGAGGTAACACATGGACAGGGTGCTTTAATAAAGTTATGACAAATGACTATTATGCATCCCGCAAACAGCGTAGAAGAAACGCAAAAGTTGAATGCAGAAAAGCACTAGAGCAGGCTTAAGCCTGCTCTTTTTTATATTCTGATATGATATTTCTATTATGCTTCAAATGTTCTTGTCTTTTATTAAGATAAATAGCTGTTGTATCAGCACTTTCATGGTCAAGAGCCTCTTGCACAAGTCTAATATCACCTGTTGCATTTAACATATCATGAGCAAAAGTTGCTCTAAGTCTATGCGGTGTTATCTTACTCGCATTTTTAACACCACAAGATTTAGCATATTTTTTTACCAAACGTTCTACAGCTCTAACAGATAACCTTGTACCTTTATATTTGCCAAATGATACCAAAAATAAAGCTTGTTCTTTTTTATTAGTCAAATACAAAGACCTTTCATCAAGATATAACTGTAAAGCCTTTTTTGTTTCATCATCAAAATATACTGTATCGGTTTTATCACGTTTACGTAATATATTAATAGAACATTCATCCAAATCTAAATCCGATAAATTGATACCCAATAACTCAGAAACTCTAATACCTGTACGTAATAAGACCATACAGATAGCATAATCACGTACAGATGTTTTATTAAAATATCTAAGCTGCACATCTGTTAAACCATAACCTGTTTTTGATACATTTAAAAATTTATCAGTATTGTCTAAATAAATAACAGCTCTTGATTTTTTAATAGATTTACGCTCCAATAAACGCACCGGATTTTCTTTTAATTCACCTGTTCGTATAAAATAATCGTATAATGACGATATAGCTGTAAGATAATTATTAATGGTTTTTTCGGATATAGTCTTATTTGAATTATATCTAAGCCAATGGGCGAAATCTTCAAAATCGTGAATATTTAGATTAGATAAATATTTTAACGAAATATCAGATACACCTAATGATTTTATATATTTAAAAAACACAGACAGTCTGCTAACATAAATATATAAAGTTTGGGCAGAAATAACACCCTCACGCCCATTGACATATAATCCACAAAAAGACGGGAGTGATTGTAAAATATTAGCAATAGATGCTTGACATTTTGTATTATGTATATGTTTATAAATCATTATATAAACCACCTTTATTAATTTATAAACAGATTATATGTAATATAAAATATATTGTCAATAGTAGTCGCATAATTACAATTATACGACTAGATATAAATACTCTTCTATGCTATAATAAAGCCAAAAGGAAAATTTAATATCTATGACAAGAACAAGAAATAAAAAATCAAAAATAGAATTTCGAGCCGATGATTTTAATAATATGTCAAATATCTTTAAAACAATATCTAATTCTCCATATGAAGAATTAGATATTACAGATATTCATATTGGTCAAACTCTGATTAAAAAAGATAACAATCAAAAAATAATTGTGTCAGAAATTAAAAAAATAAATAATAAGCAATATGCTGTTATATCAGACCAAAATGATATATTAAATATAAAAAATCTAATGCCGGATATTAATACAGCTTATATAAAAAATCAGAACAATATGATTTTAAAGACAAAAGCCGGATACCTAATTATTAAACCCAATGATAATCAATCTATAACAGTATCTATTGCACCATTGTCTAACCAAACAGAACCAACTGATTTTGCCATATTTGATATTAATAATGAAATCATTACTGATATATGCTGTGGTCAAGATAATATAGGCAAATTCATTACAACATTATATAAAAACAAATATATATGTAAAAAATATAAAAAGAAAGGAATTTAATGATTGATTTAACAAAAGAAAAAATGCAAACTGATGAATTAAATTCGGATACACTACAACCTAATGATTTATCAGATTTAGATGAAATAGCAATCAAAGAAAAAACCAAAACAAGTAATTTATTTATTTTAATTACGATTCTAACATTTACAATAATAGCAATAACTGATATAACAAAAAGCCTATTAAACCCATGGAAACAAATAAATTGGATGTCGTGTATGACACGTATAATTCTTGGTGGAGCTTTGGTAAGTAGTGGTTTTGGAATATTATTGCACATAAAAGGATAAAATAATAAGTATGCTTCAATTTTTAAACGATATTTAACAATAGAAAGGGATAATTAATTATGGCAGAAAACAAAGATATCAACAACAATGTGGATAACACTGAGGATAACTCAACAACAGATAATTCAAAACAGAAAATAAAAGATTTTTTTAACAGTATGGGTTTAAACAATGTGGAAATAGATTTACCACCAAAAGATATGGGTATTTTATCTGAATTTATAGACGATATAGCCCAGAGAAAACTTAATAAATCTAATAATAACAGCATTTATGGTGACAATATAGGAAGTGTAGATGACATAAATCAGGCTTATCCAACCACAGACCCTGATGTATTATCTTTAAGAAATATGTCACATGATGACCAATTATATTTCTTTTTAGATGATATTGTTCCATCAGCAACAAAAGATTCCAGAGTTATTATTGCAGATGATATTGAATCTGAAAATAGCAATATACCATTTATTGCTATTCCACAGAGCATAGAAATATTTGAACAGATTGCAAATATGCCAAACCATGCAGCATCTATGTATCCTGATATGACAAAATATTTTTATGATATAATCTGGTTATATAACAATGTATACAGCAATAAAAATAATCCATATTGGTCATTAACACCGGTTTATAATGTTCCAATGCAAGCTACACAAAACTTTATAGCAGCTCGTATGGGAAAAATAAAAGCATTTATATCACTTGATGCTAAAAAGAACTCTATACCTTATAGACTCATCTATGGTGACAATTCACATAAACATGATTTTGTAGGTGTAGTTTATCTGTATTTCCAGTAAAATAAATAAAGTAGGAGGCAGTAATTAACTGCCTCCTACTTTATTTATTTATGAGCACCTATATACAATCTACGCTCTAACTCTTTAATGCCCTCTGCTCTTTTTGCAAGCATCTTCTTTTTTTCTCTACCTGCTTGCATTTTTTGCAAATGTTCAGGCGAAATAGTTCTTTTTGTTTTTTTCTTTGGCATAAATAATCACCTCATATATATTTATTTTAATACGAATATACATCATCATATTGATGCATAGCTAATACCATATTATCATTGACTTTTGGTAATCTACGACCATAAGCCAACAGTTCTTGTTCATACATAATACCCCACATTAATGCAGCTTTTGGTAAGGCTCTACGAGGACGCAAGTCAAGATTACGCTCTTCTTTGGACCCATAAGTCATACCGTCATCATAAGCATATTTTAATTTATCAGCAACCGGATAAGCATCTTTAATAATATTCGTCATCTCAGTGCGGTCTTTGTCAAGCCCATTTATCATATCATCAAATGCAATTTTATAATCTGCCAATTCTTTTGTTATATTCTTTGTTTGAGACGAATTAACCAAAAAATTAGCTTCTTTGTTTTGTGATAAATCATTATCTTTATCTACAAGATGACCGGCTAAAACAGGACTTCTCTCAGCTTGTATTGCATTAGCTACACTTTCGTCTAACATAACAGGTTTACCGTTAATTAAAACAGATTTTTGACGACCATAAGCTGTTCTACCAAAAATATGGTCTTTAACGCTCATATTTGGATTGCCTTCGACATCTAATGTTGAATTTTGCATAGCATCATTAATGGACATTGATAAATACATACCCATACTATCATTATTATATAACAAAGCCTGTTGGTCTTTTATATAATTTTCTGAAATTTTAGATGTATCTTTATTTTCTTTTAATGCCTGCTCTAATTCAACACGATATTTCTTTTCTCTCTCACGCATAATTTCGAGCTGACTCATAGATGCTTCTTTTATTTTATCAACTTGAGCCAAAAACTCTTTTTTACGAAGCTTTTCAGCTTGTGATTCTTCAAAAGCTTCAATGGATTTTTCCACTTCGATTTTGCGTCTAAGTCTCTTCTCTTCTATTTCAGATAAACTATCATGTTTTTGATTAGTTTCTTTTTTAAATTCAGCCTCTTGTTCATCCAAATTCTTTTCAGTATGGATTTCTTGCTCATCTTTTTCTTTCTCTAATTCCTGAACAGGCGTTTCATTATGATTTACCTGAGTTACCTCAAGATAATCTTCTCTTTCATCAGGTGTAACACCCATCTTTTTTAAATCATCAAATGGTATAGGATTAAGCCTTTTTGATTTTATTAACAAACCTTATCACCCCCTTTAATATCCATAATTCCTATCCGTATTTGTAGTGTCATAATTCACATTTGGCAATTTGCGATTACCGTTATAGCCACGACCCGATGTGTTTTTAGGCTTATTAGATTTATTCTGATACCTATTTTCAAAAAACTGATTATTAAATGATTTATCAGTAGATTCAGCTGATTTTTCAAATCTAGGCTTACTATTTATATCAGGTTTCACAGCATCTTTTGATTGCATAGCCGCAGACTTCATAAAACTGTTTATATCTTTATTAAACGCCGGTGTAGCACTATAAGCTGTAGTTCTAAGCTTTTCTGAAATAGTTTCAAGCTGGTCTTTATTAAAGATTTTATATTCTTCTTGTAACTTCACAAAGCCTTGAGATAAAGTTTGCATATCGGCTCTTTCAACAGACATAACATTTTGTTTATGCGTTGCCTCTTTTTTACTATCAGTATAATGCACTGAATTCGCACCTGCATAAAAAGCCAAATATTCATCCAATTTTCTCATCATATCAGAAGCAACTTCTTTTTTATCAGCCCCGACAGTTAAATTATTACTTACTGTATGCATCATATCTGATGTTATGCCAACACGAGAATATCTTATATTATCTGTTGCACTCTTCTCACTCAAATTTAAAAACGCAGAAGAAGAACTAAGATTTGCTCCGGCATTATATTGACCATTCATAAAATGATTATGAATAATATGAGATGGAGCCTTATCTGTAAAAGTCTCTTCAACTATATCAGATTTTCCTGTTTGTTCTGGCTGTGAAAATCTTGTTCTTTTTTCTACAAATTCATCAACACTTCTTTGAACTCTATCTCTTAATGGAGAAGATGCTATTTTAGTAACAGATGATAAACCTCTACCAAAATTAGTGACACCATCAACCAATTTATAAAACCCTAAATTAAACAGAGAACCTACTTTTTTGGCATTAAGATTAACATCTATATCATCAGATTTTGTAACTGATTCATGCTTATATATATCATCATGATTTGTTCTAAAATCTCTATTTGCTTTACCATAATTCATAAAACTTTCAATATGAGATTGACTTCTTGTATTAGATATATCATTAAGCTTTTCAAAATTAGTTTTGAAAGTTTTATCTTCAACATAAGATGTTGATGCCATAGCAGTCTGAATTTCTTTAATATGATGCTCAGATAAAATATTATATTTAGATTGTAAATTAATAATTTTATCCATAGCTGAATTCATCATTGTATTATTAACAGCCTCAATACCCATTTCATTTTGAGCCTTAACCTCTTTACTGCCCATTGAAGCTGACTTACCGCCTTTATAATATGCTGCTTGAGCACTTACTATCTCTATAATAGATTTAGCCACATCACTTTTATGCTCACGGTCAAGATTACCGGTTCTTTGCATTTTTTCAAGATTCTGTTCTAACTTATCAAAACCGTTAGAAAAGCTGGAACGAAAAACTTCGGTTCCGGCATATGTATTACCTGATGTAGCAACCTCAACAAATCTGTTATTTTTGGCAGCTTCAGTACCCGCTTTAAACATTCGTGTACTTAAATCATTACCTGATGCTGATAAATTAGCCATATATGAGCTTTTAATAGCCTGCACATCCATTGCAGCAAGTTCATGGGCTTTTCTATGTTCTGTAACAGATGAGTTATACAAACTTCTAATAAAAGGATGAGCATTATCTGTTGTTTGAGCAATAGCCCCCCAAACGCCTGTCATACCCTTTTCAAGTTGACCTGCTTTATGCAAAGCATGTACAACCATAGCAGCTTCAACAATATCGTGACCTGCATATGTCATAACACCAACTTGTAAAACAGTTCCCAATGTATTGCCGATATGTCCAAAAAAAGACCCGTTTTTCTTTGATTCAAGCTTTTTTTCGAGCTTTTGTGTCTCTTTTTCGTGCTTTTTAGCAAGTCTTTCAGTTTCAGCATCATTAATACCAATACAACCTGCTGTTACATAATCTGAAACAATTACACTACTTGGAATCTTAGGCTTTTGTGTAAGCGATACACAATTAGCAAAAGATGAATCCATACATTTAATGCCTTTATTTAACTTCGGCATATTTTGTAAATTCTCACAACCTACATACATTGCTGACATATCTTCAACTGTACCCGGAATTTCACGAGGTCCATGTTCAAGATTATTACATCCGGCAAACATTGCAGCCGTTGAACGCACTTTACTTGGAATTTTAATATCTGCATCTTTTAAGTTTTCACAATTTGAAAACATATATGAAACAGACTCAACAGATGCCGGAATTTTAGGAGCAGATTTAATATCTGTATCAGCAAATGTTAAAGTAAGACTTGCAACGCCATCAGGTATTTTAATCTGTTGTCCGTCTGTTTCTTGTCCAACATACTTTAATACCGGCATAGGACCACCCGGATTACCATAACCATCAGGTTCAACCATCACTTGTTCAATTTGAAACTCATTAGGATTATATCTAAAATCACCAAGACCACCCTTATAATGAATCATTCCATTTTCTTCAATAGTTTGAATACCGTCTAAATCTTTACTGTATCCGACATTATCAGCATGCAAATCATTTGTGGCATCTTCTGATTTTATATTAGATGCAATCTCATCTTCTGTTAAAGGCTCTTGTTTGAAGTCATCTTGAAGTTCTTCATGAACTACTTCAAAATCATTTTTATTCGCCATAATAATAATATCCTTTCTTATCATATTCTATGATTATTATATTACAAATACAGGCGAATACAACAAAACAAAAGACATCTAAAATAAATATTAGATGCCTTTTATTATCAACAAATTTGCTCGATTGTATTCTCCATAATGCGTACAAGCTTACATCTACAATTACTGCCTGTAGCTATGTCTGTCGTCATATGAGAAAAATTATCATCTGTTAATATATAAGCAAAATAACTGCCCTCACGCATAATTAAACTACCCTCAACATATTCACCATCTGATTGTCTTTTTGCTCTAAATCTAGGTACTTTATCTATCACAAATCACAACTACCTTTCTTAAATTTATCAGCCATAGTCGGATTATCTTTTGTAAGCTTTTTAATGCTTAAATCCTGAGCCTGTTTATTTGCAGCAGATAAATGCTTAGTCGATACAGTAAGAGCATCTCTCACTTTTTGTAAATAATCTATCGTTTTATCTATATTTGTAATAGCGTCATTAAAACGCTGTTCAGCTAAATTATAATTACGCCCAAACTTAGTCTTAAACTCTTCAAGATTATCCATAAACTTAACTACATCAAAATTCTCTTGCTGAACTTTTACAAGCTCTTTTCTCACACCTATAGAAGCCATAGATGCATTTCTAAGCATAGTAATAAACGAAATAAAAAACTGTGGACGAATGACATACATTTTATCATATCTATAAGATACATCTGCAATACCTTGATTGTAAAACTCATTGTCGGATTCAAGCATGCTAACTAAAACAGCATACTCACAACCTTTTTCTCTGCGGTCTTTATCAAGCTCTTTGAAAAAATCTTCGTTTTTATGCTTAGATACTGTCGTATCAGACTCATTTTTCATTTCAAACATAATAGATAAATATTCTATATTATCTATTACATCCCTAAAAATAAAATCACCTTTTGAACCTGACTTAGAAACTTCGTTATCTTTTTCAAAATAAGCTGTCGGAAATGCTCCGGCACGATGTTTATTAAATTCATTCCAACAATATTGCTCTAAAGACTCACCAACCATTTTTGTAGATTGTTTAGCCTTAAAGTCTTTATAATACTCTATTTGCTCGTCCTTAAGCTTAAGCATATTTTCAAAGGTTTGACGCTGAGTATCAAGTTCACTCTTAGAATTCAAAAGCTTATAATTCATTGATTCTATTTCAAGCTTTTTATCAGATACAGCTTTTTCAAGAGCTCTCTCATTTTCAAGCTTCAAATTATGAAGCTTATTTTTATATTCAATTTCAGCCATATTAAATTTAGTCTCTAATTCAGACTTAAATAAATCCACTCGTGCATTTACTTCAGCATCAAATTCTTCTGTACGAACCTGACTAAGAATTGCATTATAATCTGATTCATCTATATCTATTTTTGTATGACAATTTGGACAAATAATACTTCTCAATTTAAAACCCTCACTTTTATATAGACTATTATATCATCCATAAATTAGACCTGTGGCTCAGAATTCATATTTGTCACATTCTGATTTGATGCAGATGTTTTAAGACGATTTGCTAAGTTCGTGAAAAACTGAATCTGACCGTTAATATCATTTGGCAGAACATCAGCAAATAAATGCTTAACTGTTTTTCCAAGCTTAATATAATCTGCATTTTCAAGCTTCTCTTTTTTATCTATTAACTTTTGCATCTTAAGCTTATGCTCTTCTATCTTAAGATTTAAAGACTCAACAGACTCTTCCTGATTGCTATCTTTTCTAGGTCTACCCATAACTATTATTTCCTTTCTTGATTATCTTAATTGAATTTTGATTGAACTATCTTAATTATACAATATTTATATTCATAAATCAACATTTATAAAAAAACCACCACTATTTTAGTGGTGGTTTTAAGATATCAATATTTATTCAACATCTTCTGTTTCAGCCTGTAAATTCAATGCACATACAGCCTTTATATCATCAAGAGTAATTACATACTTAAAGTCTTCAGAATAATCATTATTCGAATATTTCATAATATGTTGCTTCTTTGTTTCTTCCCAGAAAGACCTTATAAATCTGGCATTTCCAAAATGAGGCTCATTTACTCTTGTCTTTAAATAAACCTGTAAATCATGCCATACATTATTTTCAACATCAAAGCCATCTTTTTTTGCAAGTTTCTTCATCATTTTAGCAAGCTCAAAAGGTGAATAAGACTTGAAATGAAATGTCTGAGATATTCTTGAACGAAGACCTGAATTTGCACTTAAAAACTTACTCATTTCTTTTTCATATCCTGCAAAAATCACAACAAATGATTTACGATTCTTTTCCATTGCATCAAGCAGCACACCTATAGCTTCTTGACCGAAATTATCACCCTTATCATCCTGTTGCAACAAATATGCTTCATCTATAAATAGCACCATGCCTTGTGCGTATTGTACTACTGCTTCTGTACGCTTACCTGTATGACCTACATACTGACCACGCAAGAAATCACCGTTAATGTCAATATACTTATTCTGACGGATAATACCCATCTCGTATAAATATGCTGTCATAATACTTGCAACGGTTGTCTTTCCGGTTCCCGGAGGCCCAACAAACACCATATGATGACCCTCTGCTTGAATCTTCTCTTTATCACCTTTGTAAAATTCAAACTGAGCCTTTAACTGCTTGATTTCATCTTTTACTACATCAAGACCAGTAAGTCTATTTAAGTCCTTATCAGGATTAGTTGAACCGTCTTTTGTACGAGATTTAAGCTCTGCAAAACTTACAATAGAACTATCAAGACCCTTAGAGGCCATAAAATTACGTGCATCTTCTGCAAGTTGTTTATTACGTACTTCAATATAGTCTTTAACATCAAGTTCGGTAAACACAAACCTATCTATTTCAGGTATATCACCTTTCATAAAATGGTCAGCATGTGTATCCATAATTCTATCTAAAGCATTTCTAACAGCTCTGGCATTACCGAATCCTATGCCCATTCTCTCATGGTCAAATTGCTTATATAAAAGATGTTCAGCTTCCGAACTTAACATATAACCATTATTGCCGATATTGCTGCACATAGCATTAAATATTTGCATTAACTCATCTGTCGTAAAATCTTCAAAATAAATCTTTTGTTTAATTCTTGATGCAAACCCCTCATTAAACGCTAAAAGCCTATTTACATCATCTTCATATCCGGCAAAGATTACAACAAAGTCATTTTTGTAATCTTCCATGTATTTAAGCAAAATACCCGTTGCTTCAGTGCCTGCACTTGATTTTGTATCAAGCATCAAATACGCTTCATCAATAAATAATACACCACCTAAAGCATAATTTATAATTGCTTCAACCCTTGGTCCTGTTTGACCTACATAAGGTGACTTAAGATAAGTACCATCTATCTCTACGCATTTATTTTCTTTTATATAACCAAAATCATATAAAATACGAGTTAAAATCCTTGCAACAGTTGTCTTACCTGTTCCAGCTGCACCTAAGAAACACATATGGTTGCCTGATATCTTATCAGATGCTGAATTACTTTCTTGATAAAAAGCCATACGATTTTTCATCTGACGTATCTGATTTTTAACATTATTAAGACCAATAAGATTATTTAATCTTGCCTCTGCATTGTCTAAACCTGCATAAGTTTTCGACCTTATATCATCCGGTAAATTTGGATTGGCAAGTGCCGGATTATCAGATGATACTTCATAAAGCCCTCTATCCATTGCTGTATCAGATGTTTCGTTATCACCATCAAACCCTGTTCTGGTATATGGTACATCAAACAAACAAGCTATTGACCTACCTATAGATTGACCATCTGATAATGGTAATTGTGCCAACCAAGAATCTACATTTTCAAGAGCTTGATTAAAGGTTAATACACCTTGGAAAGTCATATAATCATTAAATATATAACCTGTAGCAATACTGTTTCGATATTTAGGTGGCAAATACGATACAGATTCTTTAATATCATTTTCAAGCTTTAATAAATTTCTTTTAAGTTTTTGGACCTTAAATTTTATAAATAAATAACGGGATACAAATCCTATCAACCCTGATAAAACGGCTGTAAATATTGCATACGGTATAGTAGCACCTATATTTCCTTTTGATATGATAAACTTAAAAATAAAACTCATCATAAAACCGATAAACATAGCAAAAATACTAATACGTATCATTTCCCCAAATCTATATTTTGGGAAATCAGGAAAACTTTTATAAAATCCTGAATTATGTGGCAAAGCATATTCTTCACATTTTTGCTTTTCATCTTTTGTAGAATATTGCAATGAATAAAAATCCCACATTATATCTTCATATTTTGCAAGATTATCTTTTGCTGTATTACAGTTATTAAACCAGTCATCCCAGTTTCTCATTAAAATTTTAGCAGACATTAAATAACGCTCCTTTCTTATAATAAATAAATTATATATCAAAAACGCTCATATTTCAACAAAAAAGCTGTTTGCTATAAAAACAAACAGCTTTTAAATAAGAATAATTTAAGTGATTGTGTGTGTATATTATATATTAATCAAAAACATCTAACCCATCATCATAATTCTCAGATGAAGGTGAATAAGGCTTTAAAATCTTAGATTTCTTTTTCTTAGGCTGTTCAATATTTTCTTCCGACATTTCATCATTATCTGCCACATCATCTATCCAATCTGAATCAGCGAAATCAAAACTATTTGATTTTAAATCATCCGGCTCCACATCTTTTTCAGTCACAACTGTTAAATCAACTTTATCTTCTATAATTGATTTAACAGCTAAAGCAACACCTGTTGCTATACCTATACCGATTGCACCTATTAAAAATTTAGCTATTTTTCTTGAATGCATAATTTAATCCTTTCTATTGTTATATATAACATAATACAGCAAAAAACCTCAAATATCAAGGTTTTTAATATCAAATTTTAGATAAATATTTTTTATGTAATTTATCATATGCATTAGTATATATACGCTTTTTAGATGGCAATAAAGTTTTATCACTCAATGCTTTTTTTAAAAAATCAGCATAACCCATTCCAAACTGTCTTAAAATAACTCTTTCATTTTGTGTCATCTGGATTGCTTGTTCAGGACCGTTACATAAAATACGATAAACATCTATTGGAAAATTTAATTCATTTAGTGAATCAAGTTTAGCAAAATCATTATATAAAATTTGACACATATCATCATGTATTGTATGACAAAGCTTTTCACTACTTTGCGTTTGAATATACATATGATACTCAATGTTATATGCACGAGCACGAGCAATAGCAGAATATGCTGCATCTTTCATAGTCTGTGTTTTTTCAGCACTATGTAAATGTCCTTTATTTTGCTCCACCTTATCTATAATATATTTTAAAGAACCTTTATCCATAAGATTTGTTCGTCTTATAGTATCCATTGGAGCCTGCGGTAAACCTCTCTCAGCTACAGGTAATATATCATAAACTGATACATCTAAACCTTTGAATTTATGCTCTAATTGATGCACTTTATTCATAAAAGCTGAGTAACGCATCTGATACATATCATATTTAAGTGATGTTTGTTTACGAACAATATCTTCGAAATCTTTAATAAAAGATGCTGAAATATTATGACGAACAACCACATCAATACCTGCTCCCTGTTCATCAGCAATAACAAAACGCTCATCCATTGTAATATAATTTGCCAACCTGCCATCAGGAATGGCAAATAACTCACCACTCTTTGGACTATGAAATGCATCATACACAATACTGTTGCTTGATATATTGTTATAAGCTGTTTGCTGGTCTACCTCAGATGTTGACCATATATCAGGTATTGCTGAATTAGACTTAACAGAATCTCCTGCTGATGCCCCAACATAATTACCATTTTGAATAGAAAAAGTAATAGATGTATGATGTTCTGATTCCGGCACTGTTTGACAATTTATCGGATTATCAGGAAACACCTGACTTAAAAAAGATAAAGCCCACATGACATCATTTTTTGCACCACTAAGATGTAATACGTTAATATCTGATTTTTGCCATATAACATCAACATATGATAACTTAAATACTAGGTTTCGATATGCAAATATCAAAGCTTCTTGTTTTTTCCAATCTGCTTTTGTTAAACGACTCATCATCAAATAAATCATATTACCTGCATTAAATGACATATTTACTTTATCAACTTCACTTAATCTTCGTTCATAATCTGACAATTTATACGTAAACACAGGTTTCTGTCGAAACCAATGTTTACGCACTATCACATGATATGTTTGCATTTATTTATCCTCACTATCATTATATACATCCATAAGACTTTGTAGTGAAACTATGCCTTTTCCACCTCTTGAACCGGCATAAATTTGATTCACTTTATCACCAATACCATGAAATATTTCATTTACTAAATTATCAACATCAATATCATAAATTGAATCATCCACATCAGACTGATTCATCAAATTTACATATCTATGAAATGATTTATCATAAATAAATTCACCCAGTTTTGTATTATGATATTCATATGGCTTAATAACACAAGACATAATTGCATCAGTATTACCAAAAAGTGTTACGCTTGATTTTGCCCTTGTTACAGCCGTATATAACAAATTTTGTGTTAAAATTCGTTCTTTAAAAAAAGAATTAGCCAATATGTCAGACATAGTTACCAACACATGCTCAGCTTCACTACCTTGGGCTTTATGAATAGTAATGCAATAAGATAATGCAAATTCGTCAAATTCTTCGACAGGTATAGATGCATATCTATCATTATCAAACATTATACCAACACATGGAGACTCATTCCCTGATGCAAAATCATAACGAATAATAGTACCCATATCACCATTAAAAATACCTTTTACTTCATGTAAACGTGTACTTAAAATATCGTTATTTTTAAAAACATAAGTAGATTGGTCAGCATGATTTTTTGTATTAATAACTCTATCACCTACTCTAAAGCTTAATCCTGAATTTTTTTTAGCAGGTATGGTAAAGCCCCTATCCATAACAAATCGGGTAGAACCGTTTGTCATAACATTAGGATAATTATTTTCAGGATTAACAAGGTCTTGCATTTTTTTATTAATTGCAATAACACCTGCTTCGCCTGCCTTAATCGGCGATAAAACAAGTATGTCTTTAAAATCATAACCGTCTGCCAATAAATGTTGATACTTATAAATCACATTATCAATAGTCGTAGAATCATCAGACGGCATAATCATAAAATCATCAGTAAAAGTAAATGACTTATCACCTGCAATAATCTTATCAGCATTATCAGATATTTCTATTGACTTTGAACGCATATTTTCATCCAGTTCAGCAACAGCTACAGTGTTTGATGCCAATAATTCAGCAAAAAACGGACCAACTGAAATGGGTGGTAACTGATTCTTATCACCTACAAAAATAAAACGGCAACCATGTAATAAATCAAGAAGCTCAGCTGCACATTCAAAATCAATCATAGATGCTTCATCTATTATGACTAATGTATCACTACATAATTTTGTTTTAATAGAATCTTCTGTTATAACATACAAACCAAAATCAGCATTATTTGCATCAAACTTATTACGATACATAAATCTTGCAATCGTTGATACATCATTATAATCAGTAGCCTCTTTCATACGGTTTACAGCTTTTCCTGTTGGTGCAAGCAAAATAACTTTATGTTTGCTTGATGATTTAAGCCATATATCTATGATGTTTTTAATTAAATGAGTCTTACCTCGTCCCGGACCACCTGTCACACAAGTTAAACGATTTTCAAAACAAGTAAGTAATGCTTTTTTTTGCCCTGCATTTAATGACAAACGATGCTGTTTATTTAGCTTATTATATAAATTAACAGCCGAAACAGCTTTATTTGACTTACTAAATAGATGACTATTTATTTCATCAACTATAGTTTGCTCATGTTCTCTTACAGTTGATAAATACAAATGTCTATAATTGTAATTTGTATCAAGATAAAAAGTATTATCAGCTATTAATCTTTGTATAGCATCAGCAATAAATGTTTGATTAACTGATTGCTTTATTATATTAACAAAAATATTCTCTAATAATCTAAGATTATCTTGACTATTTAAATCCAAATAAGTACTTCTATTCTCTTCTAAAAATGACTTCATAGACATTTTTAGTATTTCGTTAATGCGTCTAAAATCATCCCATGATAATTGACAATCAAGAAGAGCCACTTCATCAACTTTTTTAAAAGTTAATCCATCTATTTCAAGCAATCTATATGGATTAAAATTTATTTTAGCAGCTATAGTTTTAAAAGAAACACCTAATGTTCTATTTCGAATAATTTGGGTTACAGCTGTTGCACCAAGATGTGGATACGCCTTTTGTAATTGATTTTCAACACTATCATCAACTATACCTGTTGTGAGTATAGCCATTTGAGCATCTGATAAATGACATGTTGCTTGAACAATACTCGGATTCATAGTTAATGTACTGATTGTATCAGTACCAAAGGCATCAACTATTTTTTCAGCAGTAACAGCTCCGATTTTAGGGAATCTGGCACTTGATAAATAAGCAATTAATGCTTTTTTAGAGCCTGTATTCACCATTACGGTTGTCGCCTTATATTGCTTACCATATGATGAATCATATAGGTCTGCAATAATATCAAGATGTAAACCAATATTAACTTTAATAGAACAAGTTCCTGTAACACTGACTTGACCTAACTCTTTTGAATATAAAAGTCCACCAAACCAACCGTCAGGCTTAGGGCAATTTTTAAATAATGATATTAATTTACCTGTAATCTTAACATCTTTTTGTAACAATATATCGCTCATAATCTATATCTATCCTTTAATAATTCACTGATTTATAAGAATATTATAGCACAATAATGTAGATATATCAACATATATGAAATAAATATAATAAAAAAGAGCCACTTATAACAGTGGCCCTAATTTATTAATTCTCGATTCTATTGCTCATTAAGATTTCAAACTTACCGTTTGCAAAATCCCATCTATCACGACTCGCTAAGAATCTGATAAACTCATCAGTTACCTGATAAGATGCGTGCTGCTCGATATTACTATCAGCATATACACCTGTAGATGCATCCTTTGCAGCCTGATTAAGAATCTTTAAATCATCGCTATTAGATGTATTCTGAATATACAATGTTCTGCCATCAGCTGAATACAAATCACCATTATTAAATCTAAAGTTTTCAGTATCCTGTCTGAAAGCTCCTATTGCATCAACAAAGACTGTAATAATGTCTTTATCCAAACTGTGATTTGCCTGTCCTGCAACAGATGTTAAATCTGCCGGTGAAATCTTACCCTGAGCGAATTTCTTTCTCTCATGGGCATCTTTTCTTTGTTTAGCTGCATCAGCTTCAGCCTGAACTTCCGGATTATCCATCATATCTGCCATCCAATCACCTTGATTATTATAATCAAAGCCAGTATCTTCGTTATCGTTTTCTTCTTCGTTCTTTTTACGAAGATATGCATTGATAATGCTCATAATATCATCAGATAAAACATCAGGGTCTAATTGTGACATCTGATAATCTGAATAACCATAAGCTGTCTGATATGCTGTCTTAGCTTTGACTGATATAATAGCCTGCTCCATACGCTTATTAAGCATCTGAGTAAAATCAGGCTGATTCTTACGAACATCAAAATCAAGAGCTGATGATAATGTAGGAATAGTCTGTAATGAATACTCGTGACCGGCATGTACTATTGTATTTGTAAACAATCTCCATGACATTGGAAGCACTGTCTCATTACGATTCCAGATAGGTGCATCTCCTGCTCTGAAAATAATGCTGTTACTTGGTGATATAAATGCCATATCATTATAACTGATAACAGGCACTTCTTTTGTAGTCATAGTATATGATACTTTTGACTCGTTTTGCATAAAGATTCTTTGCTTATCACGTGTAATAGTCTTAGAATCTGTATATGACCTATGTGTCGTACCGGACATTTTCTGCAAGGTATCAAGCATAGAGTCATCTGTTGATTTAAGAAATACAATGTTGCTCGTATTATGTGTTGGAATATAATCATCTGTGATATACATATGTGATTCATCAGCAACACTGATACACTGTACTTCATCATCACGAAGATATGTGACTTTACGAACATATTTAAGTGGTAAATCCCAACGTGAATTATCAAGCCTCAAAATATGTTTCATACAATCACAACCAAATGGAAGAAAATTAACTTTTCCTCTTATTTTAAACATAGAACCTTGCTTTTTAACAAAGCAAACTCCACCTAAAGAACGAATCAATGATTGTATATCTTTAGATAATCTTTCACCTGAAACAATAAATACCAAATATGATGAATCAAAATATCCGAATGAATCACAAAGACCAAACAATAACTGTTTTCTTTGTTCTATTGACCCAAAAATATAATCATTAGGTATAAATTTATCTGTTTCAGCTATACCCAACAAACCTAAATCACTAAGTTCAGCATGCAAATCCATTTGTTGATTTACATTATACCCTAACTTATAAAATTCAGTTTTTAAAGTTTTATCAACATCAGAAAAATCAAATATTCCTGTTGATAAATCATATCTGCTTGATAAAATAAAACCTAAAATAAAAGGGTTCAATACCAAACATTTTTGTTTATATGCTAACGGTTCAACATTAGATAAAGAAACTCTAATATCATTATAAATATATGATTTCAAAGTATCTGTGGTTACAACGCTATTAATAGACTCATCATCTTCTTTTGCAATAATATCCCACAAATGTTCATTACAAGCTTCTGCGTGTGAACCATCACAAAGTTCAACATCATATACAGGGCGTTTGCCCTTTGGATAAACACCTGTAACAGTAGTTACTGTTCCCTTTGGTGTTAAAACTTCATCCCCAACCTGTATATCTCTCATAAGCTTCCAACCAGTAGGTGTTGCTATATGAGAAGTTAAAGGCTGAGCATTACCTTGAATAATTTTATCCACCGACTCACTATAATCATAGATTAAATAAATCCGTGAATATTTCCTGTTTCATTTGTTCGCAACTCAAATTCTAGGTCAATTCCTAGCACTCACATTACATGAAGTGGTCTGACTATATGTTAATCCTGTACTGTTATATATAACAGCCATCGAACCATCTATTTTTCGGAACACCATTTGCTTGTGCCCTACGCTCTCGCCAAGAGCTAGTCGATAAACCTTACTCTATCAATTAATAAAGTATTGGTAACTGAAGAGATTCTTATAAATATCAACTTAGGACCAATATCAAAGATATCAGCTTTTATTGCACCTTATTGACATCCTATAACTTTTTTCTGCTTTCGCTCTATCGCACTTATCATTTCTGATTATGCTGTAGCATATAGGCTCTTAAAATCCGTCCCAGTGTTTAACTGATGTAAAGGTACGCACTCATTACAAGTACGCAGCGACTCGATTTTTTTTCGGATAAAATCATTACGCCATATACGTCCCTCAACGAAATCTTTCACTTGTTCGCAACACAAGCTCTATGTCAATTCATAGCACCCTCATTACAAGGCGTGTCGTGACTATATGTTAATCCTGTGCTGTTATATATAACAGCCATCGAACCATCTATTTTTCGCTCATCCCATACGCTTGGATAGCTAACGAGGACGCAATCCTCTAGTCGATAAGAGTTACCCATAATTTATTATGAGCATTCTCAACTGAACAAACTCTTTTATTAGAACCAAGATTTCAATAACTGAATAACTAAATCATATGTGTTTGCTGTATATGGTATATACAATAATGGCAAATTATGTCGAATTGCATAATTTAACTTCAAAAGGTCATTCTGCTGTTGTATTTTGAATTGCTTTTCACCACCAAAATAATCAACTGGCTTATAATGTTGTAAACCTTGACACTCAATCAAAACATAAGGTTTATCATTTTTATAAACCAAAAAATCATAAGATAATGGATAACCAGATTTACTCTTTAAGTCTGAATAAATATATTGAGTTTCGTAATAAACATCAATCGAATCTAAGTAAGATTTCACATTTTTTTCTAAAGTTGAAAGTCCAAAACCTTGTGAAGTTTTTTCCTTTAATCGTTCATATTTATAACAACCACATGATAAACTATTATTGGATTTTAATGTGCCACCCCTAATACTTCTTTCTTCTCCACAGACACACCTACATCGCCACATGGGAACAATTCTACCACGAGGTTCTTTTTTACGACCATCCTCATGTAAAACAGTCCATCTACCAAAAGTTTGACCTGTCAAATCCTGTAATCCTATCCCCATTGCACCATCAACATGAGCACAACCACATGACCGTGTATGCCCACTTTTTAAAGAAGTACCCCTTGTAATAATAAAATTACCACAAGAACATTGACAATACCATTGTATCATGCGTTTCCCATTTTTTAAGACATAATCATCAGCTTGTCTTATAACAGTCAATTTACCAAATGTTTGTCCATCCAATATTTCATATTTACGATGTTTTTGACCACAACCTTTAGTATGACCACTTTTTAAAGAAGCACCTCTAGTAACAATCAACTTTCCACATTCACATTTACAAAGCCATTTCTTAATTCGATAACCTTTTGATGTGATTTCATCATCTGCTTTATCTATGACTGTTAATAAACCATATTTATTACCGATTAAATTTTCCAAAACAATTATATTCTCCTTTAACATCACTATTTAATTAATTATACCATAATAGATGTATATTGAGAATACACATATGTAATTATTCAATTATCAAGGTTCTAATTGATTGTTTAGGACTGATACGATAAATATCAGCTTTTATTTCACCATGCAATCATCCTGCAATTTCTTTCTGCTTTCGCACCATCACACTTATCGTTTCCAATTATGTTGTGGATAGCAGGCTCTTAAAGTTTTTCCCAGTTTTAACTGATGTAAAAGTACCCACTCATTACAAATAGGCACAGTTTCTTATATTATTAAAAAATATAATTTTCTGCTGGAGAGTCTGAAGTATTAATGTGAACTGTTGTTCTTGTCCCAGACCGATAGACAAATCAGTCTGTAATCCTTGTATACCATGTCCTTCGGACTGCAAATTTCCAAGCTCATCTAACATAAATCTTGTCTTATAAAGCTAAACTACCCTCGGTTTCCCGATATTTAAAAGGGGGATAGACTATCTCTTCACATGATAAAATATCATATGTTACACTATTCAAACGGTAACTCATCTTTCCGTCTTACATTAAGGACAATGTGCCCGCCTCTCACGAGGCTAGTCGTTACACCTATTTTATTAAAAAAATGTGGCACGGTATTGCCTGCTATCCGTTACCGGACCGTAGGGTCTCTTAGTCAGCTGCTTCGTCGTTTTATAATATTGCATATCCCGTTGCAACGCCTCATGCAATCGTCTTATCCAACTGATACCGTTAGCCTTATAGAATACAATCCATAAGACACCTCTGAGTTATAGAGTTTACAGTAAATGCCCCATATTGTTTAATTTAATATGAATTAATAATCTGACAACCGTTTTCAATCCATTGATGAAAATCCGATAAATCCTGTTTCCAAAATACAATATAATTTAGATGATTTTTCTTTGCCGTTTCTCGCTTCAAAACATCACGTTTGGTCCAAACATCAATGACAGCTTGATAATAGTCACTTGTTTTAGCTTTTTCAATCCACATATTTGCTGTAAGCTTATCATCTATATTTGTTTCATCAAACCAATGACGACCATGTGACCAATGAAGATTCAACTCCATAAATACATCCAATGATTTTATATAAAAATCACATATAAAAGGATATCGGTCATCTAACTTATATTGATGAATCACATCATCTTTACCAAATTTATTACACAAAACATCATATGCTATAATTTCAGCTTTTGATGAATTCACAGTATGATTTTTCTTTTTTGTTTTATATATTTTATCTTGTACAATTTTTAATCTAGTAGGAAATAAAACACCATATTTTGCAAGATTTGTTGTTTGTGTCTTATTTTGTACTTCATCTGATGAAATAATATCTTGCATCTTTTTTCTAAAATCAGGATTTGACCTAATTTTAATACTCTTTGCACGACCTTCGTCACTGTCAAGATATCTTTCAGCACCATATCGTTCCAAACAAGTTTGCTTTATCTTCTCTCTTTGTTCAGGCGACCACGAATGGTCAAAGTTATGATTATCTGATTCTAAACCACATAATCGGCAACCGATTCCACGAATATGAGAATCTGCGTTTTGCTCAAACTCGCCATGAATCGGACAAATAATTTTGACTTTTGTACGCTGATTAACATAAGTAGTCAAGCTATAATCATACTTGTCACCATGAACTTGTTTAGCTCTCTCAATCCATTCTTCTGTGGTCATACCTCGTGATTGTCGAGCCGAGATACAATGATTTTCTTTATGTGCATCTGTCCATTCTCGTGCACATTTGGGACAACCATTACCTTGTAAATGACTGGATGGTAATTGCTCAAATTCGCCATGAACCGGACAAATGATTTTTACTTTTGTACGAGAGTTAATATATTCAACCTTTGAATAATCATACTTATCATTATGTAATTGTGTTCCTTTTTCAATAAATTCTTTTGTAAATTGTTGTCTTTTTTCTAATCTATTCATAAATAGATTATATCATATTAAATTAAAAATTTCAAGGTTTTTGACTCGATTTAGTCATATATGACTTGTCGAAGTTCAGGTCTACAAGCTGTTTAATTAATATCAAGATAAGTTTCGCATATTTCATCAAATGTGGTGGAGTCACAAGGAATATCATTTTTGGTTTCTCAGAATATCTGACCGTATTCTGGATAATAGCACTTGTATTTACTCTTTCTTTCTTTGTTGATGATAATACGTCTACTATCTTAATTTGCTCAAATGTGCTCTTCTTTTTATAGAACTTATTATCGTCTTTCGACTTCATAAGTTCCACAAGGACACCGTTCTTAACTAACTTAGTTCCCTGAATCGGGTCCGTAATATAGTAACGGGCATCAAGCGAAGTCATATATGACTTCCTAAACTGGAAGTAAAATGACTTTATGAGCATACCTGTTTGTGGATTTACTATTTCAAGTTTTACATATGCCACTTCTCTTGCATATTTGCCCTCGAAATAATATTTTGCCCAACCCTCACGAGAAATCAAATCCTCATGATAAAACTTTTTTCCCAATGGTTTTGTAAAATTCTTATCATCATAAGACATCCATTTCGCTTGCATACCAATCAAATGGAGCTTCTCTAAGAAATGACTATGGAATCTTACACCCAACATTCTTGGGAAAGATAATCCGGCAAGGTCCACGTTCTGTGATGGTGTTCCTGAAGTAAGTGTCGAAATTGTAGGGTCAGTGAAGAATGACATAGCTGTAATTGCTATTCCGAAAACCGAACTTAGCATCTTCTCAGCACCAGCTATAGCCCTTAATGCATTATTTGCATTGGCTACCAGTCGCCTCATAGAGTTAACAGGTAAAGCATCTGTTGCATTAAAGTATAATGTCAACAAATCTTTCTCAGGAGCATCTTCCCACAAGACCGACTGAGCTTCTACTTCAGCCAGTTTTTCCTGATAATCTTCTTCAGATAAGCCTTCAAACTCACCTGCTTTTGCTTTCTTAGTAAATTCAACAGCAGGATTTTTAAGCTTTTTACTTGTAAGCTGTACGAACAACTGATATGTATTATAAAGAGTAACTTTACCCCACATAACATCTATCTTAGTTGCAAGCACTTTTTCATCCATCTTCGTTTTTTCAGCATATGCAAGAAGCTCTTTTTCTTCTTCAAGATAATAGTCTATAAGACCGTATGCAGCTCTCTTAAATGCGTTATTTGCTGCGTTAGGCCATACAGGGTCGTCACCACCATCTACAGGGAAGAACACTTCTGCAATATTTTCTACATATAAGGCTGCCTTTGTGAAATCACCCTCACGAGCAGCATCTGCTGCAAGACCAAGAGGATTATAAATATCAGTTTTCATTGCATTGATTAAGTTAAACTGTACGATTTGGAAACCTCTTACAGTTCCTCTTACATAAAACTTACACAAAAGCTCGCCTTTTGGGTCATTGATGACCATATTATTGGGATTTCTTTCACGAGTCCACATATCAAGTGTAGGCTCAATCACGGTTTGACAAGTATCTTCAGTCTGTTCGCAACTTAGACTATAGCTTTTTAGAAGCATAATACTCAGATTATGTGTTAATCTTATATATTGTTTTTATTTAATAAGTGTTTGCTTTATGAAAATCTTTAGGATTAGGACAACCAAGAGATTTCCATTCATAAAAATCAAATAAATTAGGCACTTGTTTTTTATTATGAGAACGAGAACTACCATCCCAAAAAACTAAATAATTTAAATTATGTTTTCTGGCACATTCTCTTTTCTCTAAATCTTTAACCGTCCAAGTATCAATATACTTTCTATAACGAGACTTTTTATTAGTTTCAGATTCCAACCTAATCATATTTTCATGATAACTATTTACAATCTGCAAATCTCTTTTGCTGTTTTTATCAAACCAATGTGTATTATGAGCTTTATCACCATTTAGCTCTATAAATAAATCTCTTGATTTGATATAAAAATCCACAGAATATGGATATCTATCATCAACTTTAATATTTCTGAAAACATCATCTGTTCCAAATAAAATAACAAGTTCTTTATAAAGAACATCTTCAGGCAATGATGAATTTAAAGTATGGTTTTTTCTGCGAGAATCAAAAATCTTATCACGAATTTCTTTTGATTCTACACTATTTTTAACACCATATTTTTTCAGCATGACTTCCTGTCTTTTTTTAGAAGACTTCATAGCGATTTCAGGGATTTGCATTGCTGATTCAACACCATATCTATCTTTCATAGTTATAGTCATAGTTTTAAGCATTTGATTTTTAATATCTTGATTTTGTAATGGTTCAAGCACGCCATATTTTTCAAGCATTGTTTGATTACGCTTTAGTCTACCTGATTTAACAGCCTCATCTGAAACAAAATCAGAAAAAACAGATTTCTCAAAAACATTAGAAACACCATATTTAGCTTTAACAGTTTTTGTCTGTTTATTCTTCCAACAAACATTACGAATTTTGTTGTACTCTTCTTCGCCTAAAAGTCTTTTAAAAACTATAGCATGTTTTCCAAAACAACAACCTAAAACCATTAATTGCTTCTTCTTTCCTGCTAAATATATATCATCAAATTTATCAGAAAGACTTTTATAAGCATCTATAATCTCCTGCTTAGAATATCGAGATTTAATATAATCAGTCTGATAATCATAAATATCGTCTTTTGAATATCTTTCGCCAATGCTTAAAAGTTGTTTTAACAATGATTGAATACGAATACCTGTTCTACGATATATATATTCGCCTGAAAAACCTCTAAGATAAAAATCCTTTGCTTTATCTAATTTGCTCATATTATAATACCTTTCAATTATTATAGTTTGTCCTTTACACACTATAGTACTACAATATGAACTTGATTTCAACACTTATTAAATTTTCAATGTACAAGACCTGAATTTTTCTTCCGTCCTTTGCTTACGGTTTTACTCTCTCACAAAGAGATAATCGTTGAACCTATCGCATAACATTTACTGTCGTAGCGATGTGGCTGCTAAACATCTTATTTCAAGAATATAAATTCTAATTATTCTTTAGGATTTAACCATAGAATAAACCTTTTTTACTGTTTTCAGGCTTTCGCCACCCATTATTATTATAATAACGCTTATGCTTTCGCATTACGATTTTGGAGAAAAAAGGTATTAAAGATTTCCTAGCAATTAACGCATATAGCTGTTACTCATCACTGAATAACAGGGGTTGTAATTCCCTTACCTGCTCTGGTTATAGCGAGAACCATTGTATTAACTGGAGCCACGTCCACAAGATATGCCCCACCCGGACGCTGAGGTTCATAATACGGGAACTCCCAATCGTTATTGATTAAGTCCGCCACTGTATCATAAGGCTTTTCTTTGTTTTTAAGTTTATCTCTGTTTTTATTACCCGGATTATAAGGTATCTCTGTTGCATCATAATACTTACGCATTGCCAAATCTTCAGGTCTCTCATCCGGCATAAATGAAGCAGTAAATAAGTCATTGGCAAAATCTGTATCAAACATAGGCTTTTCTTCGAATAAGATGTTTCCATCATCATCATGAAGAATTTCGCCTTTATATAATACGATTTCACCATCTTCACCTTTTATATCAGCTTCAGCTCTTTTTGCAACCTGAATATTCTTGATGCCTTTATTTTTAAAAGCCATATGCGATATCATAGATGAAAAAACCACATCAGATGTTGCACCCACATCAGGAAAATAATCAAACTTTCTCTGAATTTCTTCCGGTAAAGCTATATGCTGGTCATTATGATACTGATTAATATCTGATGTATCAGCAAGTGCATTTTGTACATTCAGATTATGCATAAGTAATACATAAAAAACCACAAATACAATAAACACTGTGAGTAAAGTTATAAAAAACTTTATAGGTGTAAAACCGACATAATAACTAAACCCAAGGTTAGCCGGGTCTGAAAAATTCAAACCTGAACCGCTATGCCCATACAGTGCATGATTAATCATAGCTACAACAGATGCAAACATCCACATAACCCAGCCTGAGAACAAAGCTATGGCAACAGCAATGATAATGCGAGATGTTGGTGACTTTCTTGCCATCACATTGCTTCTGTCAAGCTGCTGGTCTTCATAGACATCTCTATACTGCATCTTTTTCGAGTTGTCTAATTCGGACAGCTTTTCCCAGTTTGTTTTTTCTTTTTGATTAAAAAAAGAATCAAACATCCCCATATTTTATTTCTCCTTTATAAAATTATTAAATAAATAGAGGGAAACCATGAAGTTCCCCTCTATATTATTTGCTCATATTAATTAGCAGACTCTATAGAAACTGAAACTTCAGTTGATTCTTCGTTAGATGGGTCAACAGGTTGTGTATCTTCTATTGTTTCATCAACAGTTTCTGTATTTGCAACAGTCTCAGATTCACTTGAATTATTCGTTGACTCCGTCTCATCTAAAGCATGCTTTATATTATACTCATCAATAAGTTTCTGAGCCTGATTATCAGCGTTCTTATTAAGATTTAAGTAAGAACCGCCAACGAAGCCAATAGATAAAGCTGCAATAGTTGCTGCAATAACCAGATAAGCTGTAGTGACATTAGTACGATGCTGCATATAATGTGTATCATCCAGTCTATCACGAAGAGCCTGAGCTTCATAATCTTTAACAGCCATTCTCTCTTCCATTTCTTTTTCAACAACTGAACGCATATCAGCTTTTTCCTGATTCAGCTCAGCAATACGCTTATTTAAAGCCTCATTCTGTTCCTGAATCTTAGCAACTCTTCTGTCTGCCTCTTCTTGTAAATCCTTAATACGAATTGAATTATCTTTTCTCATCTTATCAATTTCAGCATTAAGGTCGTCTCTCTTTTTATTCCATTCAGCTCTATAATTATTTAAAATCTCAGTCTGCTCTGCAAGGACTTTATCGGCTTTCTGTGACTGATTAAGCTGCTCCTCAAGAACTTTAGTACGAGCAATATCATTACTTCTATTCTCTTCGATAAAAGCTCTCATATTCTCTTCAAGCTCCTGATAACGAGCATTCTCTTCCTCAAGAATACCTGTATACATATCGGATGCCTCGTTAAGAGTCTCTGAGATACTTAAATCAAGAAGCTTAGATGCTTCCATACGTCTGCGTTCATTCATTTCATAATAAGCATCATTATATTCGCCATCAATCATTGAACGAACATCCATCTCTATATTTGCAACATCTTTTGCATGCTGGTCCGAATATCTTGAACGATATGCCTGTTGTGCAGCCCTTGCTGCATCCTGACCTACTTCCTGAAGTTTTCTCTTCCAAGCAGCTTCTAAGTCATCTACCTTATGACCGACTCTTGACTGAATACCTGCAAGTTCATCATCACGATTTTCACGAAGCTTACTGTAAATCTGACCATACTGTGTATCAGGATTATTAATGTCAAGGTCCTGCTGAATTCTGTCACAGCTCTTTGACAAAAGACTAAAATATCTCTCACGAAGCTTAAAAAGCTGAGTCTGATGAAGCTTCTTAAGTTCCTGATTGGCGAGCCTTGACATTTCATTAAGCTGGTCATTCATCCAACTTGACGGCCTATTTTCATCAAATAATGCAGGCGGATTATTCTGTAAAAACTGAGCATCAAACGGCTCTGTTGTTATTTCAAGACCTAAATCATCAGAATAGAACTTTCTAACAACAATATCATCAACCCAAGCAGATGGTACATCTTCTTCAGCCTGTTCTGTTTCCTCATTAAAGATATATGAATTATCAGATACATCATTTGGAATAGAAATATCAGGCTCAGATATAGATTCAGTATTGACCTCAGAAATAGGTGTCACTGTATCTGTATCAGGCATATCTTCGAGATTATCATCATCGTCATCCATATCATCTATATCTTTTATATCAGAATCATCATCATCTTCGATATCATCATCAATATCATCAGATGATTCAAATAATTCATCTGATTTATTTGCATCTTCATCTACAAATAAATCATCAATTACGCCCTCATCATTAACAATAAGCTCTGAAATCTCAGAATAAGTCATTTCAGTTTTAGGCTCTAACGGCTCATATGAAATCTTATCACCGTTAACATGTATTGCTACAAGCGTATACTTAACAGGCTCATTTGTAACTGGTGAAATGTCCAAGATGCCGTAATCAAGCATTGCTGTTAATGTATTTGCATCAGGAATAAGAATCAATTTATTGTCTGCCATCATATCAGATGTAATGACAGATTTTAATGCTCCTGAATTTAATGCATTAATAAGTGAACCCTTATCCTCATCCTTTTTTGATTTAACATCAAGGCCGCCAATATCATCAACATTTAACAGCAAACCTACATATAAAGATTTATCACCTATATGTCGTATAAAAGCTTCGTTATAAATCAACTCAGCTTCTACCGTTGCAGCTACAGATTCCTGTAAAACAGCTTCCATACCTTTGCCGGATTTCATCTTAGATTTAATCTTTTTTGGAGCTTCAGTTTCAGGTACATCTGTTTTGTTCTTCTTAAAAATACCAAACATTATTTCTTTTTTCCTTTCTTATGTGTTATTTCGTTCTCTGCTTGACAGTTATATATGCTCTACTTTCAAGCTGATTTTTATTTTCAAAAGCCATATCCCCCTCAACATTAACGATAATTTCTTTAACATCAGGATGAGCATTGATAAATCGTGCCACTTTTGATGTGACCTCTGAATTCATTTTATTAATTGCCGCACGAGCACCACCAGCTGAAGCTTCAGTGTCAAGATTATCTTTTACAAGATAATCAACTACTTTATTGTGTATGGCAACATCTATATTATGCTTAGATTTAACTTCTTTACAAAGCTTATCAAGCTTAGCCCTTACAATATTCATCTGAGTTGCCTCAGATAAAGGCTGAAAAGGAATAATACAGTCAATACGACCAAGTAACTCAGGTGGAAAACGATTATCACCTGTTGTTCCGGCAATAGAGTCTCTTATATTTTTTTCGTATTTTTTCATTTGTAAACCTGAACCGCTATCATCAGATGCATATTGAGCAATGCTCTCATAAATTTCCGAACCTGCGTTTGTTGTCAAAATGATATAAGCATTAGTAAACACAACTTCACGGTTATTCTCATCCATTAAACGACCGTCATCAAGAACCTGTAATAAAACTCGTGTAACAGGTGAACACGCCTTTTCTATCTCATCTAACAAAACAATAGAATAAGGTCTCTCCCAAACCCTATTCGTAAGTTCTTTTCTGAAACTATCAAGAGAATCTGGATTCGCATATTCTGTCATATCAAATCTGATAAGTCTTTTTTCATCCTGAAATAAGACTCTTGCAAGCTGTTTTGTCATTTCCGTTTTACCCGTACCTGTCGAGCCAGTAAATAAAAAGCTAGACATGGGCTTTGACTTATCATTTAAGTCTGCTACACACACTTGCAAACGATTCTCAAGCATCTGTGTTGCATACTCTTGTGCAAAAACATGAGCATCAAGTTCTTTTTTTATACTTGTAGCATCCACTCTAAATGCAACATTTACACCCTCTGCTTCATAAATAACATCAGCAAGAAGTTTTAAATTCATCTTACGCTTTTTGTATTTATACCAACCTACCATAGAGTCTAATATGATAATTGACTTACGAGGCTGAGAGTTTGCCGGAATATATCTATTCGTATATTCATAAATCATTTCAAACAAATGGTCGCCATGAATTTGATTATCAACTCCGTATCTCTTTGCCATACTACGTAAAATCTGAACTGTTGTTTCTTTATTAGGCTGAGACAAATTAATTCTCTGAAAACGCTCAACCAATGGCTGATTAGGCTGGATAAATTTTCTAAACTCTATATAAGTAGTTGCTGCAATTACTCGCACACCTCTGGTTCCTGAATCTGCAAGAAGTGGCTTTAAAGCCTCTATTGCGGCTGCTGATAACTGTACAATCTGATGAAACTCATCCATAAAAAGTACAATCTCAAGCCTTTGTGATTCACGAAAATTTTGAGTCTCTGCAAAAAGCTGTTTTAACTTATCTGCCATCTGATTTGGGTCAGTTAAATCAGCAATCATCTTAGATAAATTAACCTCAAGATAAAGTCTATCTGAATCATGAAGCATAGTTCCCTGCACAAGAGCTGTCTTACCTGTACCGGCCTCTGCTAAAAGCATCACATTACAAAGCTCAGCTCTCATAAGAGCAGCTAAAACACTATCCATTTCTTTTTCACGACCCACAATAGGCCTCTCAGCTTTTTTAACGGGCTGTGTATATAATGACAAAAACGGATAAATCAAATTACCATTTATATCTTTTTGTGATGCAACTAATTCAGAATACTTTGATGTTAGATTGTCAACTGCATCAACCTTTATGGGTTCATCTGTTTTTATATAATCACCAAAAATAGATGCCATTATTATAATCCTTTCTGTGTATCATTATATCAATAATACACCATTTATGTTCAAATATCAATGTTTTATTGCTTGTTCATTCATTAAAACATTGATATATCAAGCTATCCAAACAAACAACTTAATATGTATATCTATAACCATTATAGCAGTAAAATGCTCATATATCAACTAAAATATATAAAACAAGATATATACATATCTTGTTTTACATAATCAATACATTTCTGAATCATCATCAAACTGAATAGACTTAACGGTTGAACTGATAACACTTTTGATATCAATATCATAGTCTTTGCCTAAAGCCACAGTCTTATGTCTGCGTTTTTCACCGGACTCTCCCGTAGAACCGGTTAAAACAGGATTAATATGTAATCTATCAGCATAACTTTTCATAAAAACAACATCATTTTCAGGAAGTTCACTTACAGGCTGATGTGTTTTTATCATATATTCACGGGCTTTCACAAATAAATCATACCTCTCATTTGCCATATCCTCAAAGGCACGAATATTATTTTGTGATATCTTAGCATCATATGGAAAATCATATCCTAAATGGTGTAAATCTAACGCTTTTACATCATCAAAATCATACATTTTTTTACGAGTAATGCCTCTTCCATCATAATCAAAACCATTATCTCTAAGCACAGATATAAATTTTTCTTCGTCTTTTAATATAGTATCTGTGAAGCGTTCAATACGGGCGTCAATAATATCACTCTGACCGTTTATCAAACGGCTTGCACCTCTTTGATTATAAACAGATACACCATATGCTTCAGCTGCATCAGTATTTTTAAACTTTTTAAATGCAGGGTCATCACGCATATTCTTTAAATCTTTGAGCTTAGATTTTTTATCTATTAAATCTCTAAACTGAGTCTGTATATCTTCATCAGGAGGCAAAAATGACAAGAAATACTGATACTTAACCATCAACATTGCATTATAATCAGCTTCAAATTTACAAAATGCTGCAAGGTCTTCAGAACCCGGCTGCTTATTTTTAGTCTCTTCATATGCTTTATGTAAATCATCAAATTTATGATAATTCTTTTTATGATGCTCAAGCCTTGATGAATAAGAACGAAGCTTAAAACCAAACTCAAGCATAGGGTCCTTTGTTACGATTGCATCATAAGCCAGATTTTCATAATCAGTTGCCATTACATCAAGAAAAGGTGTCTCAATTTTGAGTTCTTCTTTAGGTATACGCTTTAATACAGAATAAACACCATTCATACAATCAGTAATAATACTTTCTTCACCGTCACGAATAAGTTTTTGATATTCTTGCAAAGATAAGTCTTCGTTTTTACGCCTATAATTTGCATATTTCTCAATGCTGAGTCTTGCATCGGTATATCCTGAATTTTCATCACTAAGAACTTCAGTTACAAATTCACGAACAATAGAATTTGCTTTACGCATTTCTTTTCGATTTGTACCGGCTCTCCAAAGATTTCTATCTTCAGGTAAACAAGCAATCAAAAACTGAGGCTTACCTTGTTTTGCTAAAGTTTTAAATGTAAACTTCTTGATAAACCCTAATGCATTTTGTTTATCATACATAACAGACGAAGACATCATTTTCACATGTTGTTTTTCATCTAAATAAAGGTCAATACCTCTACGAAGCTGCATCATTTGACGGTCAGAAAATTTGCCCTTTTGAGTACCATCATGCATTAGCGTACCTTTACCTTTATCAACCATTGCAAGATGACAATGTACATGTTTTGTATCAACCTGAATTACACCGACATAATTGAGGTCATCATAAGAACGACCAAGCCTATCAAGACCATTCATAATAGCCATACGAAGCTTTAACTGGTCAATATTGCCACGATAATCACCCTCTTTTAAAAGCTCAAAATCTTCGTCTATAATCCCATGTTCTTTAAGATATTCTTCTCTAAATGATAAAACAGTTTCCATTACAGTATGACCTTTTTCAAATTCGGATTGAATATCTTTACTTACAGCTAAAAGCTTTTCATCTGACAAGGCTACATCACCATAGCCAAAAGCAACTCCACCTTTTTTCTGAGATTTACGCATCTTCATTTTCATTTCAGGAACATTATCAAGCGTTTCAGACGCTTCTTCTCTGGCCATATATTTAGTAACATATGTATCCTCTTCTTTAAGCTTTGCAGGTGTAATATTTTCTGTGGCTAATGGTCTTGACATATATCTTAAAACAAATTCTCCGGGCGTAGCACCCCTTGTACCACCGGAAGAACCTGTTTTATAGGTAAACCGATTCTTAATAACTATACTGTCTTTTAAACCCATAAAAAATCACCTTATTTTTTATCATTATGCTTTAATACTACACCAAGAAAGATATTATCAACTTCTATCTCAGACATAGTCTTATCATCAAGCATTTTATTTATAACTTCCTGTGATGGCGGTTCTATCTCACAATCTCGTAAAATCTGCAATCTATATTTAACATATTGTTTACGAGACCTATTCTTATTGTTAGGACCCATTTATCAATAACCCTTTCGCAATTTATTTTTTTCCTGATTTATAAGAAAAATACGCTCTCAGCTTAAACTGGGAGCGTATTGTCAAAATTAATCATATGATGCAACGTCTTCATCCTGATTCTGTCTATCTGCTTCATCAGCGATATCCTGTAATCTTGATGAAACTTTAGTGTTTTTCAACTCTTTATGCTCAGACTCTTTTACAATATCAGACTGAATATCTATGGCAACCGATTTTGCAGCATCAAAAGCTTTAGCTTCGTCAACTTTTGCCTGTAATCTGGTATCTGATACATCTGCCCCCTGTGTATCAGCCAACTTATTCAAATCATCTTCATTGTTTTCAAGTCCGGCAGTATTCTCAGCCTTTTCTTTCTGCTCCTGCTTTACTACAGAATTTTCAAACGGATTTAAATCCATTTTAATTTCAGCAATCTGTTCAGGCATATCCGGAGCAATTTTCTTATCTGATTCATTTACTCTTTCATTTGTATTATCAGATTGTATAGACTGTGCTACAACAGGGTCATTCTTAATATTCAAATTCTGCCCTGTAACAGATGCCAGCAGATTTGTAATATCACCTGTTAACTGAGAATCAAGCTCAACAGGTTCAACATCTTTTTTCACAGTTATCTGTTGATTTTCAAGAGCCTTACGTCTTTCAGCAATTCTCTTCTCAATATTCTTATCAGCTGATGCAATAAGAATATCTTCATCAGTAAACTGATAATCATCTGTAAATTCAATATGCTGTTCAGCTTTCTCTTTTTCAACAGTTTTTGCACGAATAAGTGAATTTTCCTCTTCAGGACTAAGATAATAATCCGCTGTATCTTCTTTTGAAGCTTCATCATGTTCAATTTCAGGCTCTGTAACATAATTCATTAACGGTGGGTCCGTATATCCTGACGATTCAGCCGTTAATACATACATCTCATAATCAGAATCAAAATCTATGCCATAATAGTCAAGCAACTTGTCATTTTTCTTATTGACACCTGTACCAGCGAACTCAACATAAAAAACAGGTAAATTTTCTTTTTCTAATACAAAATTAGCTGAATTATATGCCGTTTCATCATCAGGCTTAATAATAGTTAAATTGACTCTTACAGGAAAATCATAAGCATTATTTGTAAGAACTTTTGGCAACTGGAAATGCTTTGTGAAATATTTTCCTGTCTCTATTAAATGCGAAAGTTCTGATGGTGTTGGAAAATATAAAATGTCTTTATCAAGACGCTTTGCTGTATCCTCATCAAAGACCAATGTTGTTACATTATATGGAAAATTACCATGAAGCTCCAAAATATTGCCTTTTACATGCAAAATTGGCAAAAACTGGTGTTGTTCACTTTCGTGTTCCAGCCAACCATCGCTGGATATAAATTTCATTTCACATGGTACATCTTTTAATACCATAATATTAGCATTTTGCTTATATGCCTGCTGCAATCTTGTTTTATGGGTATCAGCAAGAAAAGCTTTTAATCTTAAACTCATTAATGAGAATCGCTCCTTTCGTGATTGTAAATCTCTTCATAAATCAGTTATTATAATAATAATACACTATTTATATATTTTTTTCAATAAAAATTACTGTTTCATCACGCTAATCATCCATTTAGCTGTTTTCTTGATTAAGAAAGATATAAAACGATAATGCAGCATAGCTGTAACTATAATTAAAAAGACAGATGGAAATATAACTGTATATAAACTTACATTAGCACTAATACTACTATTTGCTGACTGCACTTTATCAAACATTTGATAAAATGATACAGTTAAAAATGGAATCACATATCCTGCAAATGTCATTATTTCTGTATAGCAAAAAGCTAAAACAAATATAAATGCAAAAACTGAAATGATTTTAGCTGTAATTACAGCAGGTTTCTTTTGGCTATTAAATAATTTCATAAATAAGTCCCTTTCTTAATTAAATTATTCTACAACAGTATATGCTGATACATTTGATAATACTCCATCACCGTTAATCGTATATGTTAATACAACTGTACCAACACCTGAAACAGTATGTGTTTCATTTTCTGAATCATTATATTTAACATCAGATGTTACTTTTACTTCTGTAAAATATGTATATGCATCATCAACTGAACTGATATCAATCACATGGCTTGTTAGTTTATCAAATTTTAAATTCAAACCTTTTGTGTCAATAGGATTTGTACCATCCTGATTTTCTTTTATAACCGGAAAAAATATACTCAAAAAGGATGAAGACACCTGTTTTTCATATTTTTGAGAAATCTTATCATATGCCTCTTGATATTCAGCATATGAATGCCAATTTAAACATTCATTTAAAAATTCAGTGATAATTCCATCATCTGTCTTAACACGAGATGTATTAAGTCCTGAAACGTTTTGTTTAATTTCTGTTGCTTTTTCTTTTTCATTGACTTCATTTACTTTCTGAGAATTCTGAAGCTGTGCGATTTTTTGCTCAGCATTTTTAATTTTCTTATTTTGAGCACCAACAATATTTGATGTTATGATAAGCACCAAAAACATTATAATGCCAAGAACAATACTAAAACCCCAACGTTTTATAATATTCATATCAATTTCCTTTCTAATTTATTGTATCAGACACACTCTCATCAGATGATACACTCTCAGCTTCTGTTTCATCTGACTTATTTGAATCATAAGCATCTATTGTTTTATATTTATATCCTTTAGATATAACACCATCTTTAATGCTCACATTCCATACAATAGCAGGTAAAGATGCAAAATTATATGCTGCCGGTGTTGATACACCTGAGTTCAAAGGTTGTCCGGAATCATCTAATATAAATTCTAAGCCAGTATAAGTCATATAAAACTTTAAATTAGAAAATACACCTGTCTTTGTATTAAAATCAGCAAGCATATAACCATTAACCTGTGATACATCTTTATTTGTTTGTAAAAACACAATAGGCTGTAATTCATTTTGATTTGGAAAATCATAATTTGTCTTACAATACCACTCACCACCTGAATCAATGCCAAAATACCACTGTGATGCAAAAGATGCATCGTTTACATCTAAATATTTCTTCATGTTAGATGCTATACTATCAAGATGTGATTGTATAGTATCTTTTTGTTTAGTTGATTGAGCCAAATCAACTTGATTCATAAAAGATACATATTCATTTTCTAAATTAACTAAATCAGTACCTCTTACCTTTGCAGATGCATAAAAAGAAACAGATTCAGGCTTATTCACATCAGCATTTGCCTGTGTCGCTTCTAAATTCTGTTTAGAAGCCTTATAATAATTTGCAAGACTATTATACTTTAAAGCTGTTTGTACTGAATGAACAACAGTCATTAATAAAGCAAGTATAATAATAATTAAAGGAACACGAGTTGATATTTTTCTTGCAACCGACTCAAAATTTAAATTATTAAAGTTTTTCATAAATGATATTATCACCACCTTTTTTATAAATTTTGCCTCATTTATGAGTATATTATAACACTATATCATAAATGAGGCAATCTAAAATTTAATATGTTTTAAAACCGTCAGGCTTTGTATTTTGTGTATAAGTAGTTGCTATAGTTTTAGAATCCCTCTCTAAATACAAAAGATTCTTTAAATCAACTGTTTCATATTCCAGTTTATAATTATAATAGCTTTCCCAAGCAGCTTTTAAGTTTTTAATCGTTGTTGATAACTGTGTAGCTACTTTATCATCAGGATTTACAAGCATATAATTAAATGCAGTTCCGTCTTTATAATACCATTCATCAGAAATTACCAATTTATTTGTTCCGGCATCTGACGCAGATTTAAGTTCAGCTTGAACTTTATCAAAATAAGAATCAATAGATGAACCATTTGTAAGTTCATCAAGCCAACCCTCTTCTACAGTACGTTCCTGCCATTTAAAATCAAAACCACCCGGAATAACATCTTCGGCTTTTAAATACATATTATATTTGCCGGTCTCATAAACCGCAGGTTTTGCTTCTTTTGAATTGGCTTCTACAAAACCGTTTTGAGATACAGACCACTCAAGCATAGTCATACCATCTGATGATTTTGCTGTTAAAATATCTCCTGCAACATACTTAGGTACAATAGGCTCTTGTAATGCTGCTCCAATCTGTCCTGATGTCAACGAATCCGTATAATTAGCCATAAGCCTCTGCTGTATGAACATATTAAATAAATCAGAATTTAACTTGGCATGTATTGTTTCTTCTTGAGGAACAATAATTGCTTCTTTATACATCTTTGACATATCAAGTTCAGGAGCATCTAAGAATTTAGCAACCTGAACACCTTCAGCTCCCGGATTAAAGTATAACTGTATTTGGTCAAATTTTTTAAACGAAGACCCGCCACCAACACCTTGAACATCTGCTGTAGCATTATTAAGACCCGATACGTCCTCATTATTTCGAACAATAATGTCTAATATCTGATTTGGAAACGGCTCATTATTAATTAAATAAATACCATAATATCCTGTAGTACCAAACACATATAAAGTACCGGATACACCTGACTTTAACTTTTGTTTTTTTTGCTTCGGCGATGCACCTGTAACAAAAACAGTATAATCATTTGCATCAGCCGGTAATAATGTCATGTCTGCCATATGAAATAACACAAAAGACTTCTTTTTATCCGAACTTGACATAATAGATACAACGTTACCTGTCACTCCACTATGAGAAAATGCAACCTGAGTTGTATAAACCACTCGTGTCTTTAATGTTCGATTATCACTTGTGATTTTATTAATGACAATCGTAGTGATTAACACTAACAACAAACTGCTTAAAGTTATTAGCATTACACCAAACTTTTCAATCGAATGATGCTTGCTTGTGAAAAACTTTAACATATTTTATTTTATCCTTTCTTGATTTTAATAGTATATGATTAGTATAGCAAAAAAATCCTTGTATATCAACAGATTTTAAAAGAATCAAAACATAAAAAAAAGACCTTGTGGAATTTATCCACAAGGTCAAAATCTGCTGCTTAATTAATAAATGGTAATACGAAACCACCAAGAGTATTGATAGTCTCCAATGAACCATTAGAAATATTTTTAAGCATATTCCATCCACCTGTTGCCATGAACGCACCACCGACAATCAATAAAAGAATTGTTAAAGCCCAGTTAGTCTGACCTTTACCCTGAGACAAAAGACCCTTACCGATATGGTATGCAGAACCGATAACCATTACGGTTCCGATAATCATGACAACTGCTGCACCCCATGAGCTTAAAGAGTTTTGAAAATTAGTCAAGAAGCTATTGATTGACCAAGCAGCATATAATGAAAAATTCATGAGTTTCTTTCTCCTTTCGTTCGAACTTTTTCACACCAACAATTTGGCATATATATATACCAGATAAAACCTAGTGGAAAAATCCATCTCTTTTTTATCCTGTGTACATTATAAAAGAGGTTTTAATATAATGCAAGTGTTTATATAAAAATATTTTTAAAAATAATATATTCATATATGTGGGGAATAAACCCCACATATATTTTATTTATTATTATTTCTATAGGTTTTATCATCCGTTGCACCACGCTCTTTCATTGTACGACCAGCGGCACCAACACTCTTATCATCTTTTTTAGCACCATCAGTTGCAGATACATTTCTTACACTCTTCTTACCTACACTATCATTTACAGATGGTTTATTAAGAGTTGACTGTTTAACCTGTGATGTATCATCAAATTTGGATTTATCAGACTTCTCTTTAGTAGGCTTAGCCTGATTCTGATTCTGACTCACATATGTATTATTTGTTGTATTACCATTTAATGGCGTTGCATTTGCTCCTGTATTAGAAACATTAACATTAGCCCCTGATACATTTCCTGTTTGTCCTGTTAAATGATTTATATTACTTGTATTAGTTCCGGTATTTCCGGATGAAACATTAACAGAACTTCTAACAGAGCTTGCTCCACTTATATTATTAGCCTGATTAACATTAGTTTGTCCTAATACACCTGAAGCATATGAACTTGATGAATTAGTATTATTCATAGACATAGTGTTGCGTGAATTGGCTGTACCATCTTTTCCGGCAACACCAGATGCTCCTGCTAATCCTGCTGTTCCTGATGCTCCGGTATTACCTGATTTACCTGTTAATCCTGTCTGATTCATACCACCAATTACAGTCGATGCTTCGGCCTGAACAACCTTATTATTTAAGTTATGATTAACTGAACCATAATTAGAGTTATTAGATGCACTAGAATTAGCATTACTTGATGCACCTGATGATGTACCCGAATTTGACTGTCTATTATTGGCTGCATTAGTTGTTCCATAATTGCTATTTATACCAGCACCTACACTTGCACTTACAGATTGTGCATTTTTATTATTTGATGCATTGTTATTCATAGCATTATTTAAACTTAAATCTGATGCATTAACATTTGATGCATTATTTCCAACAGAATTTCTGTATGCTGCACCTGCCGAATTAGAATTAGAGTAGGCATTGTTACGAGCATTATTGATGTTCTCAAAGCCGCTTCTATTAGATGTTGATTCACCTGTACCTGCTGATTTGTGACCATTTATTTCAGTACTTGATGCTTCACGAATACCGGATGATATTCCTGAAACATTACGAGCAAATGCATTATTTGTTCCAAATTTATTTGATGCTCCTGAAGAACTGTTAATATCAGATGAATTAGAGGCTGAACGCATACCATTAGAATTAACAGAACTATTAGCCTTTGCATCAGACTTATTATTAGCACTATTATTATAAGCACTATGATTATTAAGACTATTATTAGAATTATTATTCATATTGCCTACAGCTCTACCTACACCAAGACCAACAGCACTTGCTCCGGCTATACCGTTCGCCTGTATAGCCGCTGAATTTATAGCTCCCACAGAAGCACCTGCTCCGGCAGCACCAACGCCTGCACCAACACCTGCTCCGATAGTTCTAGCTGTATTATTCAAAACATTTGAGCCATTATTATTGGCAGAATGATTATTTAAAGCCGAATTACTACGAATAGAACTCATGTTTGCATTATTTGAATTCATAGAACTTGCACCGGACATTCTGCTATTTGTGTTTAAAGCACCATTATTAACATTATTATGAGCACCCAATCCATTAGTTACAGATGATGCACTCATGTTAGATGCATACGCACCGGCCTTATTTGATGCTCCTGCTATATTTTTTACATCAGAACCTGACATTGTATTATTTATATTGTTAAATGTGCCTGATGTATTATTGGCTCCATTCATAGAACAATTTGATGCCATATTAGTATTCATATTTCCTGATGAATTCATCATAGATGAACCTGCATTATGACTTGCTGCATTATTGTTTGCAAATATACCTGATGTATTATTATTTGATGCACCGTTTGTACCAAACTTATTTGACGCACCGGAAACACCCCTAACATCAGAATTATTAAATGCAGCCTGCATATTAGAATTCATATTATTAGCATTACTTCTAATGCTTGATGCAGATGTATTTGATGACATATGTCCATTTGAGGTCATATTCATGGCATTTGCCTTACCGGATGCACCGGTCATATTATTTGAATTTACTGACATACCTGCTAAGCCATTCATAGCTGTATTTGTCGAACCAACATTTACATTTCTTGTATCAGATGAATTCATGCCAACAACATTTGACTCATTCTTACCTGAACCAATAACACCGTTCTTGGCATTTGCCATACTACGAATACTTGCAGCACCTGTCATATTTGCAGTATTGCCAGCCACATTACTGTTTTGCATAGCATTACTTGAGGAATTACCTGCAATAGTTGCGTTATTATTGCCAAAAATATTAGATGCATTTGCAAAGCTTGTCGCACCGGCTCTATTCATAGAGTTTTGATTTAAGCCTGACACACCTCTAACGCCATTCTCAAAACCAGATATATTAGCAGCCGCACCTGTACCAATCACACCTGATTTATTATCAGCATTAAGTGTCTTAGATGAACTCATGCCATTTGATGTTGCACTGTTTACAGAACTAAGGCCTCTAATAGTATCACCATGGGCGTTAGACATATTAGATGTGTTAGACATCATTGATGCATTTTTAAATTCTGCACCATTCATGTTATTACCACTCATTTTGCCTGATGCTCCGATGTTATTTGCATTAAAACCTGTCATATTTCCTATGGAAACATTTTTAATGCCTGCATCATTAGCTGACAGATTCTGATTTGCAATCATATCTGCATCAGTCCTATTGTTTGAACTTGGAGCACCTGTAAGACCTGCACTGATATTCTTTACACCTGATGAAGAATCATTCTGCATCTTATTATTACTCATAGATGCCATATTCACACCTGTTGCATTGATACCATTCATCTTACCGGAAGCACCTGAAATTTCTTGAGATGCTACAGATTTAGCATTTGCCATATCAGATGTTAAACTATTGGCTTGTACATTATTTGCTTCAGTATTAGCTGTACTTCCTGCTAAATTAAGAGCAGAAGTAGAAGCAGAAACATTCTTACTGCTTGCACCAAGAGAATCCTGTTCAAGCAACTCTCTACCATAAAGCCTTGCTTTCATATCAAGCTTTCCGGCATCACCTCTAACACTGTTAATATTGGCATCAGCATCAATATCTGAATTAGATACAGCATCAGCTCCTGTCATTACAGCACTAACACTATTAGATGTTGTTCCAAATGTAGACGCATTTGCTGAACGCTCAGAACCGGCTTGAGTTGCATTAAAAACACTGGAAGTAGAATTTGCTTCAGAAATATCACCTGTTCCAAGCTCACCTGAACCTGTACCAACTTCGGCTCTCTTACCACCTGTAAGCTTTCCTGCAAGCATTCCACCGCCACCGGCAACTGCACCACCACCAAGAATGGTTCCCATTCTTCCAAGAGAATTCATTGTATGTGCGGCTGAATTAACAGTATTTGTAGCCCCTGTTGCCATACCACTCATACTTGGTCCGCCACCACTACCTGAAGCACCGGAACCGGATGCCAACGCTGAACCTGAAAAAGAGGCACCCTCTTTTGCTAAAACAAATTTATCAACAACATTTTGAGAAGCATCATTTAAACTGCCAATAATACCTTTTCTCAAACCAAATGCAATTTTACCAAATGCGGCTAATGCCAGTGTAACTATAATCATCGCTGCAATTTGAGCAGCTTTACCTGTAAAAAGGGCCGTTGATAATAAAAGCATATTAAACCACCTTTCTTATAACTTGTGTTTCAGGCACTAAAGCCTGAAACACAGGAACAAGCACATCATTAAAGTTAAATACAGGTATATCAAACGGATATGTGTTTTTATTTAATAAAATGTATTTATCAAATACAGGCAACATTTCTTTAAATGTACATAATCTATACACTCTTCTCCATACATATTCATAACCATAAAAATATGCTCTATTATATTTTAAAACAAATGATGACATTACTATCATAAATAATATTTCTATTATAAGCATTAAACTTATGCCAACATTTGCATCAGTTAAGCCAAATAATTTAAACTGTGAAGCAAACAGAATACTTGAATATCCTGTAATAGTTGTATCTGTTGCAAATGCTTCTATCATTGTTGCAAATACCATAAACAACTCTGATATAAAAGAATACATAAATGCAGTACCGATAACTTCACATATCATTAAAACTAAATATACAACGACTTGTGCAATTCCTTTTAAAACACCAAGAGCTGCCATAGGAACTGCAAGCAATAACTGAATACCTCTTTTAAGATTCGATATTGCCATCCCCAGAGAATAAGACAAACCAATCAAAGCAAGCACTCCAATACATACTATCATATTGGCCCAGTATAAAATCTTTAATGCACCTGAACCTATAATTCCTACGTTATAATGCTGTAACATAGTATGCTCAGATACAGAATTAACACTTGAATAAGTAACAAGCGATGTAGGCTCAAAACTTGTTGATAAATAATTATACATAGCAAGTGATGATAATCCACCACTACCCCAAGTCATTTTACCGGATGCATCAACATTAGCTGTTAATAATCCATTTGCAAGAATATTAACAGGTTGGTCAGCCCACTGAATATTTGTTGTACGGCCCTTTGCCCAAATAGCTGAATTATCTAATTGCTCTCTATTCATCCAGTCAGAGGCTTCATCCGTTGAAGCAAACATTGCATTTGCTGTATTTTGAGAGGAATCACCGTTATATCCAAGCTGACCTGTTGAGATTAAATATTTACCCATTTTTGTTGACCAAGCAGCAGGACTATAAAATGAGCCTTTCATATATCTTTGTAATAGACCAATTACAGCTTCGTTTGGATTATCAGTATCTACTTCAGCTTCGGCTCCACCAAAACCCTGACCTCTACTTGTTGCATTCCAAATACCGCCTGTTAATGAATTATGAGCATCTGTACCTGTAAAACCAGATAATCCGCTAAAACCTGCATTATTGATTTTATTTAACGATAAAGTCGTTTTTCTTAATTGCTTTAACATTTGTGCAGACGCTGTTCCACCATCATTTGTAGCACCATCAACGCCTTTGGGTGATGATTCGATAAAAACATCAGGGCCAACAGGACTAAGTCTTGATGTATCAACCCAACTTTCAAAGTCAATAAAACTTGCTACGATAAGTCTGGTTGACGGTGTGTCTTTTGTAAGCATCTCACCCATATTATCAAGAGTTGATGTATATAATACAGCTGCAAGAGGAATCCCAAGACCTATAAAAACAACTCTTTTTACAAATAACATAATCTGAGAGCTTGGCTGCATACGAAGTAACAAAATATTAAATGCCATAACAGCTATTAATAAAGGTACTACAACAGTCCAAGAAATACCCATAATCATTCCAAATATGCCACTGACAAAATTCACAAGACCATCAGCTGTATTCATAATGCCATAAATGGTCGGATTAGCTGTTCTTGCTTGGTCAGCTGCCGCCTGAAAAGCTGTATGAGCAATACCTGCACTAACATTGCCGAGTAATGCAAACGGATTAAACAATTTTAACATCTTTAAGGCAAATCCAAATAACAATGGAATAGATTGAGATAATGCATAAAAAAGCATTGATAAAATACCAGATATAAATCTCAATGCATCCATTGTTGGTGCACCTGTTTCATCAAGTCCTGCATCAGCCAATGTTCTACCATATCTTACATATTGATATGCTAAATCAGGATTTCCGTTTATAATACCTTGCCAAGCATCATATGTAGATGATGATGCCCCATATGTGGTATTTGCTGTCACAAACGATTCAAAATTTTGAGATTTCTTATCACCATAACCAACCAAACCACCTGCATTTCCTGCGTTAATTACATTTTCTACTTTATTATTGTTATGCTTATCATTTGAGTTTGCACCAACCACATTATTAACATACGCCGTTAATGCTGTAGATACATCATATAATGATGTACCTATACTACTGGCATCACCTGTTGTTGATGTTGATGTAGCTGATGTAGCGTGTGCTGTTGTCGGTGTAAGCATAAAAATCATAGAAAATGCAAGTATGAAACGATATAATTTGCATTTAATTCCCATATACTTAACCTCTTTTTCTTCTCTTTAATGACTTACTTAAATCCACTTTATTATTCGTAATACCAAGAGCAAGGTCCTGCTTGAATACAACATTATCAAAACCTCTTCTGATATAACAAATCAAATCAGATTTATTTGTAATAAGCCTCGATAAATCCGGTGGAATATCCTGTCCTAATTCCAGCTGATATTTGGCAATAGTTGTCTCTGTCATATTGCCAAATATAGAATAATCAGCTTTATCAAAATGACAAAAAGCTTTATCGCTTAATAACTTATCAGTGTCATTATAAATATATACAACACGTCCACCTTTTTCGAACAAATGAGCGAACTGAGTTTCTATATATGGCTTAACAGCATCATCAATTAAATCTGAGCCATGTATGATAACAACATCACCTGCCCCAAGATTACCTACAGCAAAACCTATAATATTAATAAGCTGTGCCATAGCAACACCTTTACCACGAAGCATTAAGCCGCCAAAGTCATATAAAACTCTTTGACCTGTTTTTGCTCCATCAATTTCACTTGATGTTATCATATCAAACAAGTCACCATTATTTGATAGCAAGTTTTTAAAAACCAATCTAAGTAGTGACACGGCTGTTAATTTATTATCATCTCGTGCTGAAGAAGCCACTATTTTTTTATATGCTGTATCAAGATAGCTTACAAACTCTCTAAGCATAGGAATTTCATCATGTGGAATATTTACGACTCTTAATTTCTCTCTATTCTCTTTAGCGTTATCATGCCACATACGCCTATCTACATAAAACTTTGTAACTATCTCTTCAAGAGAACCGGCAATAATAGATTTATCCGTCTCATTTGCATCATATGCCTGCTGAGCCATCAATATAATCTTTTGCATCTGTGATGCGAAAATAGATAACTCATCTCCGACATCACCAAACATCTCAAACATATTTACAGCACCTTGATTCATATCAAGCTTATATGTAAGTGATTCAAATTTAGGACCTATCTCATCCATATCCACACCATCCATCAAAATATGGACTACTCTATGGTTATCAAGCATAGCTGATTGAGAAATTTTTGACCCCCACATATCAGATAAATGTACACGATTTAACTTCTGATGAAATTTTTCGTTTACAACAACAGCATGATGCTCAAAGCCGTCAACATCAAATAACACAGCTGAGTTATTTACATCTCCGACCATATAGCCAACATACTCTCCGGCTGCATCTTCCATTCCATGTGTTACAAGTGAATACGAACCAGCAAGCTCAGTTGATGTAAAATAATAACCTCTACCTGTTTTTTTAGCGTTTTTTGCAAACAAATTTGCAAATTCCAATCTCTGATTACCTGCATACGGAGCAGCCTCTAATGTACCGAATCTGTCTATATACATTCTTTCTATCTGATTAACAGCATAATCTAAATCATTAAGAGTTGGAGCTTTTACTAAAAGTCTCCAATGAACATTTAAATATGCTGCACCGTTTTGAAGCTCTTGTGCAATAATCTGAAAATCCTGAGATTTACGAGAAGCCTTATTTTTAGATGTTGAAGTACCGGAACGATTCTGTTCGTTCTCGTTTATGCTTGCAACACCCTCAGCTCTTGTTTGATTCTGCTGAAGCCACCCCTCAGTCATCTTTGATATCTGCTCTATAGAAACAATAGATACTTTATCAGATAAACCTGACGGAATTCTGTTTATACCCCAAAATGCACCAAAATTATCAGTAGCTCCATCTTTATGAAAGAAAGATAAAATACAACCTACCTGATTATCTATATCAAAATAATCAGAATGAAAAACATATTTTTCTCTTGACCTTATTTCATCTAAAAACGGATAATTCTTAGAATTAACCTTACGGTTCTCACGCTTTTTGCGTAAAGCCTTTTCTTCATCTGTCTCTTTATTTTTATTCCAAAAAGCCATTTAAGTTTTAAATTCCTTTCTTATGTATTCTTTTGATATATATTCTTATAAATATCAATAACATCATAATATTCAAGAGGAACACATTGTTTTATCATTAGTGCAGAATTTTCATATTCTGATTGCACAATATTATTTGCAATATTTAAAGCCTCTTTATTAGCTGATTTAATCAGCATATACTGATGTATAGACTTAAACTCTTTACCGACATAATCTCTAAGAATTCTAAACTGCTCTTCTGCAATATTACGCAAATCTTTATCAGAACTCTTTAAATTATCATATCTCTTTTGAAGATTTGCAACTTGATTATATACTTTCTGAGATTCTTTATTTGTCAAAAACATAATCTCTGAATCAGCATGCCACTTCATAAAAAAGTTATCAACTCGTTCTATAATAGCATCTCTATCTGCATCAAATAACAAAATAGATGCACTTCCGACAACTCGGTACCAATAACCTACAGTGCCGTCAAAAAACTCTACAAGACCGTCATCATATATAGCTTCTATTCCTACAAGATTAAAAAACGGTGTAATATTTCGACCTGTTCTTGTATAAATATATCTTGCCTGTTTAGGTAGATAATTAAAAAGTACAGGAACAAGTTCAACATTCATACGCTGAGTGGTGTCAGCTCCTGCCAATAAAAGTGTCAAACCAAACCACAAAAGAACAAATAAAATTTTTTGTGGAATGCTTGACATAGTGCCGATAAAAGTATTCATCATAAGATAAAAAATACTCATAAGACTGCCCACGTAAATAATTAAAACTTTTAATGGAAAAACTCGACCAATCGACCCGTCTTTCGTATTAAGAGATATATTCATATCTAAGTATGACTCATTTAAGCCATATGGAATTTTATATACCTGCTTCGCTGCCATTATATCAATGCCCCTTTCACTAACAATTATTTAAAAATATTATAGCAAGAAAATGCTCATATATCAATATGAATATAACATAAAAATATCACTGGCTATAAAGCCAGTGATAAATTTGTTAATTAAATTGCGGAATAATACCTTTTTTACCGTCTTCTATATAATCATATCTAACATTAGCAGCAAACACATTGCCTTTTTTAGATACAAAGCCCTCTATATATACTTCTTTACCGGCTTCAAGTAAGATTCTCTCATCTTCAGTAAAAACATGTTCGCACCATTTCTTTGGTACACTGTCTTCAAATTCAGCCTTGAAACCAACGTATTTGATGTCTTTACCCTCTGCATTAGTAAATGTCTGCTCCTGTAATTTACCAACAACATCATATTCTGAGCCTTTCTTAGATATCAGCCCCTTTAAATGCAATGTTTCACCTCTACATAAAGCTTCACATTCCTCATCACTGAATCTGCGACCTGAAAATGCTCTCACAAACTTAACAGGTTTTCCCTGCCATGTACCCTCATATCTTTCTTTAACATCAGCCATAATAAACATCCTTTCTTATCTTTTAATGAATTTATTTTTTATTAAATGTCGGCTCAAATTTACCGTTTTTATATTTAAGACTACAATTAAATTTATTACCGTTCTTAGAAATTGCACCGACAATATTGATTGACTTTCCGGCCAAAAGCTTATCTTTTTCTTCGTCTGTAAATACATGCTCACACCATTTATCAGGAAAATCATTTTGCATCTTAAATCCTAAAAATTTGCGACCCTGATAAGTCTGAACTTCAAGCTTGCCCTTACAAGTAAACGGATTACCTGTATTTGAACTGACAGCTGTTATTTCTATTTCCTCGCCATTTGCAAGACGGGCACATTCATCATCACTAAATCTATAACCTGACCAAACCCTCTTAAATTTAACAGGCTTAGATTTCCATGTGCATGTATAATAATCATCAGGATTTGTCTGAACAGGTTTCTGTATAGTGATACCAAGTTTCTGACGCATAAGCTCACCATTCTTTGACATAGTATCAAGGTCATCAATAATGAGCTGCTTTACTTTAGCCAGAAGCTCATCCGGATTAGCTTCACCTTTTGCTATAGCTTTCATATCAGACATAAGCTGCACAGTAATATCAAGATTTCCGATGTGAGTATTTGGAAGCAATAAATAACTCATCTCTCCAAACTCACTCATAGAAAGCTTACCTTTCTTTTCTATCAAAAGTGGATATTTAGTCTTCGTACTTGTCACATCTGCATATGTACTTGTTCTTGTAGCACCTGTTCCAACATCATGCTTCTCAAGCTGTTTCATAAGCCACTTCATGGTCGGTGCCACCGGCTTTGGCGGGAATCCCTCATGAATAAACGGACTTGCCATTGTTCCTAATCCTTTATCCGAATCATCTTCAAGCGTATCATCCGTATCAGAAAATACAAGTTTCCACCCCATCTTTTTTGGCACAGATGCTGTACCTGAAAATTCCGGATATTTTTCAAGATGACCTTTCCATGCTTCATACTCATAATCTTCAGCAAGCATAGCAAGATAATTCTTTGCAAGAATCTTATATATTTCAGGACCTGATGTACCATACTGCGTAAGTGATGCTAAATCTTTAGGAACATTCAAACCCGGTCTATTTGCACCATGAGCCATCCCTGTCTTAACATGAGTGCTTCTAGGTGTTCTATGAGTAAGTAAACTTACATCAACACCAACTACCCCAGCTATCTTATCTATATGTGGCAACAAATCATTAAACTGTTCAGGTGTAATACACTTATCTTCTGTTCTTGGATAAGATACTATCTGAGCCTCATACATCTTCTGATACGTCTCAAGAACAGACTTTGCTGTATATCCCATTGGTGCAAGCAACGCAGACAAAGAAGCTAAATCAAGAAGCTTTTTTGGAGCAGTACTCTTCATCGTTCTTGAATCAACAATTACAGCTGAATCTGTATAAGTTTGAGGCACCTGATTCTTATCAGGATACATAGGCTCTTCAGGATTCGTATAAACAATATTATTCTCATCTCTGAATCTATTCTGATAAAATGGCACAGCTTTATAATTCTTAATAGCCTCAAGCTGAGTGCCGACTATTAAAATCATTGCTGATTTCAGTCTTCCCTGTCTAAGCACAGCTACACCGTTTCCATTCTTACTTGCAATTCTTGTCCACTGCATAGACAAAAAGTCCCACTTTGAACGATAATCAGCTTTAATATAATCCATATCAGACATCATAGACTTAATAGGCTTACGATTAATAAAAGCCTTTTGAATAGATTTTTCTGATTCATCATCAAAATAAAATCTGCTATATTTTTGAGGCTTAAATGGCAAAGCATCAAATATTTCCCAAGCTATCATCTCACCCTCGCCTGTAGGGTCATCATCTGTTGCGATTGCCCACTCAGCACAATCAATTAATGTATCTTTAATTGTTTTTAAAGTCTGAGATGTATCTTCTTTTGGTTCTCTTTCCCATGAAAAATCTTTTTCATTCCATGGTAAGTTCTTTAAATCCCAAGACTTATACGAACTTGCAAGCGAACCGGATACCTGCTTTTCAGGGTCTTTAAACTCATATAAATGACCTCTTGCAGGTACAATAATATACGATGTATTATTAAAATTACCTGACATTCCGCCTAAAGCTTTAGCAAAGTTTCTTGCCTGAGACGGTTTTTCACACAATATACCTAAATTATATTTTGGCATAATAATAATAGTCCTTTCTTAAATCATATAATTAATTATATCACTCTAACATTAAAATATCAACATATATGTGTATAATTAAAGAATATTAATTATCTTTAACCCAGAACTCATATATGATTTTCATCTTATCTCCCACAAGATTAGTACTGACTCCTCCTGTATCAAAAGATGCTTGCTTTTTATAACCATGTCTTGAAGCCCAAAGAATAATAGGTGACGTATCTCTATCTATAATACTCGTAAAATTATACTTATCCATTATTTGTTGCATCTCATCTGATGTAGAATCAATATTCTTAAGACGAGCAACATCAGGCATTCTGGTTTTAGAAAACGGGTCATAACGGGCATCTATGAAAACAGGAATATTATAATACTGCATAATAGAACCTAAATCATAATAATTATAAGGTCTATCACCTGCATACTCTTTAATCTGATTAAAAAATTTTGATTCTGCAAGCCCCTCTGATTTAAAACTTATAAATTTCATAAATACAGCCATAAGCAATACACAAACCACCGTTATAATCTTTAAAAACACAGGCTTTAATTTAATATTTATAAATTCATTATCTGAACAATATTTAGGTATAATTAAAGCAATTAAAGTCAGCAAATATATAGCCATCCTGATATGCTTTAATGTTAATAATAAAAACATACCCAATATTAAAACATCATAATATTTAATATTTTTAGCCTTACCAAACACAAGCCATATTATAATACTCAAAAAAGGTATCCAAAACATGATAAGACCTGATACATCATTGAAGTTAGGTGATTGCCATTCGGATATTAAATTAAGCATCAAATCATCACCCATTGATGTTATAGGATACATAAATCCTTTTATACCATGTGGTGTTAAAAACACAGATAAAAGCATTGTACAACCTGTGTAACTTAATCTGTTTGTCAAATCCGAAACATGGCTTGTATCAAATTTATCAGAAATAAATTTAAACTTATCTGCCAAAAAATAACCAAGCAAAAGACCCAGAGGAATCAAATAACCAAGGATAGCAACTCCGGCATGTATATTTGCCCAAAACACACCAAGCATAAACATATAAGCTAAATACTTATACTCACGCTTTGTATTAAATAAATATGCTTTTAATAGCAAAACATAGCTAATTAATATTATAACACTTACAGTTTGAGGTCTGGGCTGAGCAAACGCAAGCATTATAAAAAACGCACAAAGTATAAATACAGTCAAACCTTTTAACTTTGTTGTTATATTATTTGATAAGCCTGCAAAAATTCCAACAAACATAAACAACATATAAAACAGTAAAAAGTTTAAAGTCCAAGCAACACTCATATCTTGATTACAGCTTATATATAATAAAACTTGATATAACCATTCTTGAGCTACCCAAGCCAAACTTTCGCCACCCCAAGCTCCGATAGCATAATCGGGAACAGCTTTATGTTCAACCATCCATCTGCCCATAGCAATATGCCATAGTCCGTCATTTAATATAGCACCTCTATATAATACAGATAAGGCTATTAAAAATAAACCTGTAACTATAGCTATATAGAGCCATAAACTTTTAAGCTTATCAACACTTAAATTCTTTTTATTTGTCATTCTTTCGGTCTACCTGCCTTTCTGTTTAAATCCATACGCAATTTTAATACAGAATCATCTGCTCTTTTTATAACATCCACAATACCGCCAATAGGTCCTGTATAATCAAAACTGATTCTACTTGGACTTAAACTGGCATCATTAGACTTAATCCAACCGGCTCTATCCATAAAAGTATAGGCATCAAGCAATCGTACAGAGTCCATCTTTTTATCAAGATTTTGTAATTGCTTCTCAATACGATTCAAACGTTCTGTATCAGAGTCTATTGCATTATGATGTAATGCCTTAACAACTCTAAGCTGATTATCATTTAATGCTACAGCAAGCTTTTTAAGAGCTATAGCATCAAGTTTAGATGCCATCCACCCAACAACCATATCTGTTTGCTTAATATCATGAAGCCCGGCAGCTCTTAATTCAGCTTCGATAAAATAAAGAATTGCTTTCGGAAAATCCTTTATCGTTGATTTCTTATCAGCATCAAAAAATGATAATGCAAAATCTTCAGACACTCTTGATGCATTCTGTAAAGCTTTAGTCTTATCAGATACAGGACGACCAATATTTGTATCTCTTACAACCGGTCGCTTTGAACTGCGATTTTTGTCACGCAACTGTTTGTCTGCTATGTTAGCAAGCTCATCATGATTAATATTGTTATTTACAACAGGCTCATTGTTAGAAACAATATCTTCAGCTTTTGTATAAACTCTAGGCGATTCCTGTACAGGCGTTACAGGTTTTGTTTCTTTTACAGGTTGTGCAGGCTGAGATTGTGTTGCCTTTGTTGCTGCATCTAACGCTTGCTGTTCGTTTACAACCTGTGACTGATTAGTGGCAATAGATTCATGAGACGATTCGTTTATTGCAGGAGCAACCATACTTTTAATAGAATTATCCTGCACAGGTTTTTTGGCAATTTCTTTTAATTCAGGATTTGTAACAGTATGCTCTTGCATAATATCATAGCCTGTTTTTTCAGGAACTTGATTTGCAATTTTTTTTTCAGCTTCAGCTTGCTTCATTTGTTGCTGGGCTAAAAACAACGCAGCCTTATCTAAAGAGTTTTTGTTTTCAGACACAAAATCACCCCTCTCTCAATAAATTAAAACTCACCATCTTCATGACTATCCAAAAGATAATTATCACCTTTTGTAAGCTGAGTTAAACTTTCAAATCCGGCACTCATAATTCGCCCCTGATTTTGAATGTCAATAGATAAGCCCTGTATTACATCAACTAATTGATTAAGTCTTTTTTGCTCAAGTGTTTGCAGCTCGTAATTACCGTTTTCAATAGCTATCCATCTATCAAGAATTATAGGTATAAAATCGTTAATGCTTGCATTTAACTTACTGGACCAATATTCAAGCCTCTCAAAATCTTTGCCGGTCAGTCTAAGTGTAAGTCTGTGATAATCAGGCCCTGTAACTGTCTTTGCCTGCTTTGCCATAATATAAATCTCCTTTTTTATAATTCATCAGTTTTTGTGACGCAGATATGACGCACAAAAGTTATATATAACTATAATACTCTCATTTATCAATAATTACAAGTATTAATTACTGCGTCATCTTTGCGTCATAAACAAGCATAAATGCTTTATGTAATTCTAACCTGCTGTCGCAGCGAGAGTTACTATGATACTAACTCTCAGAAAGGAACTGAATATGACAATAAATAAAGATAATATATTCATCGTTACAGGTACGATTGTAAACAAACCTGAAATTAAAAATAATATTGACGGTTCAAAACGTGTAACTCTTAAAATTAAACCTAATGACAGCAACGACATTATCATCCTTACAGGTCTGATATCAAAAAATCTAAAATCATTAGGCCCATATCAGTACATGAAAGAAAACCAAATAATACAAGCTCTATGCCACTTCAAAATCAAACCACTGGCATACGGCAATACATTAATAAATCAAATAGACTATATACAGTTCAATTCTGTAATTAATACAGACAAAGATATTATAAGACAAGTATTATCAGACCTTATTAACACAGAAAAAGAATCTGATACAAAACCCAAAACCAATAGTCTTGAAAAACAAGATACACAAGAGCTATTACAAATCCTATATCAAGACGCATTTTAAAAAAAATGTACCACTTTTTTGTACCGAGTTTGAAAAACAAAAGTGGTACAGGATTTTGCCGATAAAATACGGGGTTTTAACACACCCACCTATTTTACAGGCATAAAATATGGTGATTTTAACACAAAAGTGGTACGCAAAATGTTCGACTAATTACGGGTAAAACGTATTTTGTACCACTTTTGAACTTTATAAAAACAAGAAGTGGTACGCAAATTGTTCGACTAATTACGGGTAAAACGTATTTTGTACCACTGTACCACTTTTTTATAATTTCCTATATATAAATTTTAAAATCAAACATATTACGCATATAGTAAGGGAAGACTAACTAAAAAATTCTATATTAGATTTTTTTTAAAGTGGTACAATGGTACAATTTAAAGATTTATTGGATTTCTTCGGTAATTTCCTGTACCACTAAAGTGGTACAAAGTGGTACAAAGTGGTACAAAACAACTTTTGTTCGGATTTCTTCGGTATTTTCCTGTACCACTTTAGTTTTGACACTTTTTACTGACGCAGATGCAAAAGCTTTAAAACTCGGATTTATACGTTACTTTTTGAATTATATAAAAATTTGCGTCAACAAAAAGCTGTACCACTTTTTACAAAAATAGTGGTACAGCTTATATTTTATGTATATTAATATTTAATTATATAGATGTATCGTTATCATTGTCGTCTTGCGTAACACAAGTTTGTCTAATAATACCTCTATAAGAAAGAGCCGGTACAGGACTGCATGCTCTATCTCTATCTTGTGATGTTCTATATCTTGGATTAAACCATTTATCAAGATTATATTCATCAATCAAATGTTCTGGTTTATCCATCATATTTCCAACACGTACTTTGACACTTTTACCTTTACAATCCCACTCAGGATATTCTGATAAATTATTCAAAATATCTTTTATAAGTGACGGTGATGATTGAGGTTTTTCACTTGAATAATTACGTTTATACCATGATGCGTATAAATCATGCAAAAATGAAAACGGTACAAAATCCCAAGCAAATTCGCTAAACATTTCAGCCATAAACTGCCTAACAGGGTCATTATATTCTCTGTATTCAGATTGAGCCTGTTTACAAGACTCAGGAACGGTTAAATTATAATAATTCATGTTTAACACTTTTTGTAACACATATTCAAGCACTTCAGGTCTATGCAAATAATCGGTTTTGATATATTTACGCTCATGACCTGTAAAACACTTATGAAACGGAATAAATAACTGTCTTCTGAAAAAAGAATCAGACTTATCTTTTGTTCTTGGCATTTCATTTAAACACTGTATCATAAAACCTTTAAACTGATATGCTATAGGTTGCTTAAACTTTCTGTTTATCTGTATTGTATCCCCTGTAATAACAGCTTTTAAGTTTGCAGCTCTATCAATATAAGTACCTACGTCATTCTCATCTACGATAATAGCTGATGAATGTGTTAAAGGCTCAAGCATAAAATCCTTAGAAAAATCTGCTAAAGATATAGATGCGTAATTACCCTCACCTATAATATGTCTCACTAATTCACAAAAAGTACCTTTACCGTTATTTCCTTTTTCACTGAAAAGCCATGCTGAAATATTCCATGCAACATTCGGCCTTATAACAGCTCCTATCATCTCCCATAAAACATTAACTACTTCAGGGTCATCTGATAATTCATTCATCCAAGATTCTACATCCCAATCTGTATTGTCTTTCGGATTATGTATAATCACATTTTTTGCTTTTGGATTATAATTCACACTTGATTTGGTTGTAAAAATATAATCCGGTGAAAAATCCAATAATTGTTTTGTATCATAATCAAAAATTCCGTTGTTTACTGCCACCAGATTCTTAGTCCTTGTCGGTAATACCCTTGGAATACTATCTTTTAATACAGCTTTAACTTCATCCAACTGTTTTGTAGTAAGACTGCGGTTAAATTTTCTGAATAAAATTCTTAATGCTCTATCTTCTGTAAGATATATTCCCATCTTCGGACCGTCTTCTTGATATACCCCTATCAAATCATAATCAGACTCAGATGTTAATCCTGCTGATGCAATAGCAACCACATTATATAAATGTGATACTATCATTGCAATTTGAAAAGGCTCAAGAGCGTCAGCCATTTTCCATTTCTTACCTTTAGCCTTTATAGAATTGACTAAATCAAAATTAGTATCTATAAGACTAAGCAACTCATTTTGTATAATTGCCGGTGTTGGTGGATTTGTTAAATCAACGGAATTCAAATAGCCTTTCGTAATCTCATATAATGCCTCAGACCTTGACTCAGTAGATGTAATACTTATACTCACTGATGTTGAAGCATCATTTGACTTATCTCTTACCTCTGCCATATGAACTCCTTATATTTCATATTGCAAAGCTTGACGTACACCAAATTTTATAGTATAATCAATTTATATCAAAAACTGATTAAACTTAAATGTAAACAGCTTCGCAAAAATAGTATTCTGTTAACGCAGGATACTATTTTTTTATACTTTTTCATGAGAATATAAGTATTTAACAAACTTCTCTCTCATAATTACACACTTTTTATCCCCGACCTGTAACACAAAATCGCAATCAGGTTCTTTCATCATTTGATATATCTTATCTTTGCCTATCGAAGATAATTTTGCAGCTTCTAATACAGTAATTCCAACTTTTTCGTTAATCTCACTAATTGATAATCTCTCTGCCATAATATTTATCCTTTCATGTGTATAAATCAACATCTTTTAATAACACAATTATAACATATAATAAAATAATAATCAATATGTTTTAGAATGGTTTAGTATAAAATTATTTTAAATTGGATTTTATTACAAAAAAATACACGAGACTTAAATGCCTCGTGTATTGGAAATATACTCTTCAAATTCTTTTCGTTTTATTTTGATTAACCTACCGACTCTTAAAACAAAAGGACAGTTATCCTGTTTTGCCATATCTCTAATTTTAGCTTCACCAAGCCCTGTTACTTTAGATGCCTCAGATATAGACCAAATTAACTTTTCAGATATAGGCAGGTCAAGTTTATCTTTATTCATGAACTTAATCCTTTCTAATTCGATTATAGCCTCTAAAATGCCCCAGAATTGATTTTAATTAGATATTTTATAAAATATACTAATATTGATTTAAAATGCGTCTACGGGCATTTTAGAACGTCTACGGCCTATATTTATTTTGCTGGTACTTCAGTCTTTTTATTATTTTCAGCATCAGCCTGTTCAGCAAGTCTTCTTGCAATAATATAAAGACCATGTCTATTCAAAAATCTTGAATATCTTGAGTCTAAATATAAAACAGGGAACATTACATCTTCACCACCAAGAGACTTAACCGCTTCGATTAAAGCCGGATAAAAAATATCTTTAATAGGAGATGCTCCACCACCATATACATATAATACTTCAACATATGCACCGGCACGGCTCATAACTTTTCTGAACTCATTAATAAGCTCCGTAACATAACCTACAGTTTCTTCTGTTACTATGCCCATTACTTTATTATACATAGCTTTCTTTAAAACAGATGGCTGTGTTGATATAAATTCAGATAAAGACTTACGGGAATTAAATGCCATATTCATAGCCACAAGTCTTTCACGAGCCTGCTCTAAAACAGTACCGTAACCTTTTCCGAATGTCATAGATGCATCAGGATTAAATCTACCATCCTGAAATACCGGAAAGTTTGCTGTACCCTCGCCAATATCAATACCTATCGTATTTTTTGCAGCCAGAATATCCTTTGCTGTAACACCCGGAAATTCAACACCATGACGCTTTAAATCATCAAGCATTGTCTGCATAAATAACTCAGGATTTTTATTATAACTAATAGCATACTGAGCTGATGCACCCTCAGCAAGTACCTGCACATCTTCTATTGTGATTTCGATTCTAACAGGTGTTTCAAAATTATAAATGCTAATCATATGATTTGTATCTTTAAATTTTGCAGCATATACTTTTCTATACTGCTTATACTCAGTAATAGGCAAAGCAACAGAAATTCTTGCAGATACTTTAATAATATCAGTAGGCAACTTTTTATTATCACGCCAATATGCCTGTAAAGCTTTTCCTGCAAGTGTACCTAATACCAAGATACCTGACAAATCCTGACAAGCCTTTGAAAGAGTCGTTGACACATCAAATTCATCCATAGATTTGCCTGAAGATATAGCTCTCAAACCAAACAGTCTTTTTGTCTGATTCTCTATCATTTTAGAATCAAACGAAACTTCCATTTCGTTAAAAATATCGTCTATGACACTACCTGCTTCACTTTCAGGTACCAAAATATCATGGCTTGCTGTCTGATATGCAACGCCTGATAGAAAATCTACACCCTCTTCCGGACCTCTATTAACATCCATTAAGGCTTTAACATAGCCGTTTCCAATGTCAAGACCTGCTGTAATATTATACACTTTATTCATAATTAAACTCACTTTCTTATATTATAATTTAAAAACCATTGAGTAACACTTCAGGGTCGATAAACCCATCACTGTCTGTGTTCATTTTTGATGCTGATTCAGCTTTAGACTCTGTCGCTAAAGGTGTATCAATAATATCTCTTGATTCTGATGAATTCTTTGAATTATTGTCATCATTATCTGATTTTGCCATAGGTTTCGGTAATGCTGTATTTATCTTATCATCAAATTGATGAGGATTCACTAAACTTAACTCACCATTTAATTTAGACTCTTTTGGTTTTGTGACAATCAAGTCATCAGGTATATTATCCGGCATACTATTTGGCACAGTTTCATCACACAAAATATCTCGATATCCGTTTTTGGCTACATCCAAATGTATTAATCGCCTAATAGCCATTGACATATTGTCTTGAGCATTAAACCAATCAAAAACAGTTTTGTCATTTTCAGGAATACTTAACTTAATTGTCTTTCGAATGACTTTGCTCATTGTAAGTCTCCCCCTTTCATATTATTTAATCCAATTTCGTTTGTTTTCGTCTTATTTGGTTATGTCTTAATTATAAACCATTGATTTATCAATGTCAACACAAAATTTAAAATGCACAAAAAAAAAACACCGACAGAATATTCTGTCGGTGTTACATATTATGCCATTAATCGACTGCCTGCATCTCTTTATTCGTATTTGGCTTCTCAGTGGGCACATCCGGAAGCTTACGAGCAGTCTTATCAGCAACAGGCTTTTCAGCCTCATCAGTCTTTTGAGCAGACTTCTCAGCAGCCTTAGCCTTAAACTTATCAAGCAATGCATGAGATGCATCCTGAACATGCTTCTGAAGCTCAAGAGCAGTCTCTTTGTGATATGCAACCTTACCTGACTTAGATAAAGTCTCATTCTCTTTAAGTACATCATTTTCACCAAATGAACGGCGTACTGTATGCTCGCTCTCCGGATTCAAACGTACTGAATAAGAACTTGCTTTTGCATCAGGTGACTTTCTGTTTGCACGAACATCCTTTGGATTAACATCAACATAGTTTGTCTTTCCGTCGCCATCTTTGAATTCAATCTGTGTAACCTTATAAGTGTTACCTGTCGGTTCGCCCTCTTTGTTATAAGCAGGCTTCTCGACATTGAATTTCATCATGGACGGATTGATATTTCTCATGACAATGTTCTTTGGACCCTCTTTATCAGATGTCTCAGGTGCAGCCTTAGCTTCAGGAGCGGCCTTTGCCTCTTCTTTTGCCGGTGTTGCTTTTACATCCTCTTTTACTTCAGGAGTTGTAGTAGTTGCTTCTACTTCTTTCTTCTTTCTTGGCATATAATCTTCCTTTCCGGTACATCCTCTCACGGCATGACCTATACGATAAACAATTTTGTTATCAAGTTAACAAGTTCTGTTCTTGTAACTAAATACAGTATAAGCATTAAAATAATATAATGCAATATATTTTAATATATTATTTTAATATGGAATATCATCGACATTGTATGTTAAATTTGTTTCGATATTCTTTTTCTGTATATCAACTCTTTTTGTTTGTAAATCATTATCTATTATAGACTCATCTTCATAATTATCATCTTTAATAGATTCTTGATTTATATATGTTGTTTCTAGTTTAGATTTTGTAATAGATTTAAGTAAGCTCTTAATATCAGTATTTTCTTTATGAATTTTACTAACATTTTGATATAATGACTCTCTATATTTTAAAACCTCATCTTCTGTATCAATACCATCCAAATCATCGTCATTTAAAATCAATTCCAAATCATCATCATTAGGATTAATAGTCACAGGTATTGTATACGGATTTGCATTATATAGTTTATCACCATATTTATGATTAGGATTATTTGGCACAGTATCAAGCACATCAATAACTGTACCAAGCTCACCGAATATGTTTTCTTTTATATTAAGCTTACAAGAAACAGCATATACAGATGCATACTTATTTTGCAAGTTATGAATTTCTATTTTTTCACCACGGCATAGGCCTGCACATTCTTCATCAGTTAATCTATGACCTCTGAAATCCCTTTTAAACTCGCAAGGCGAATTATTCCAAACGCCTTTGTATGTTTCTATATCAAGAACTTTATTTCGTGATTTGATATCAGAATATCTTGTTTGTATCATATATAAATTGCTACTAAAAATGTATTAAAATATATTTAATACACTAGATGATTACTATTTCAACGAGTATACTTTCAATAATCAAATTATCTACTCATAGTTCCTTGTACTCTCCATAGTCGTAAATTCCCGACTAGCCATCGGTATATATATACATTCTCATTTGCTTTATTAGTAGCATCTCCTTTTTATTTTATTTAAGAATGTATACTTTATTTTAATTATAACTTTAAGCTATAATCTTATATACTTTTGCTTTTTCAAGATTTATACTTGCATTGTAATCTCTATCTATTTCTAAACCACAATTACTACATTTATAAATCCTATCATTAAGTTTTAATTCTTTTTTAATATGCCCACAACAAGAGCAAGTCTTAGAACTTGGATAGAATGTATCTACTAGCCTTAGTTCTATATTTCTCTCTTTGCACTTGTTTATTATTTTAGTTCTTATAGAAAAGAAATTTTGTTCTTGTATAACTTTTGATAAATATTTATTTTTAATCATATTAGAAACTTTTAAATCTTCAATAGTAATATATTTTAACTTGGTTCTTGTTATTTCATTTACTATTTTATTATTATAATCGTTTCTAATACAATGGAATCTATAAAATATTCTTTGTATTTTAAGCTTTTTCTTATTAAAGTTCTTTAAATCTTTTAGTTTTATCTTATTAGATTTAGAATATTCTATACTTCTTGATAAGCTTCTTTGTTCTCTTTTGAGTCTTTTTTTAAGCTTTTTTATTCTTTTAGTTTTATTAATATTTTTATAAACAGTACCATCAGAACACACTGCTGTGTTTTTAATACCTAAATCTATTCCTAATCCTTTTGTATTTGTGTTAGCTATAGGTATGATATCTTCAACTTCCATAACAAGTGATAAAAAATATCTATCAGCTATTTTAGTTATAGTACCACTCTTGATATTTGCATTTTCAGGTATATATCCGTATTCTTTAAGCCTTACAAATTTTAAAGTAGGTATTTTTATTTTATGTCTATAAAATTCAAAATCCTTTTTATTGTTTTTTACAAAATAGGCACCTAATTCATTCTTACCTTTCTTTTTAAAAACTGGAAAAGAGCTTAAACATTTGAAAAAGTTTTTAAAAGCCTTTTCTCCATAAATCATAGCTTTTTTAATAGATTTAGAAGATACTTCTTTTATCCACTTCTTATCAGAATTGTTAGGAAGATAAACATGATTAATATACTTAGCAAAATCAAAAGCACTTACAAACTTATCATGTAATCTATATTGTTCCTGATTATATTTAATATATTCATTATATATAAATCTTTCAACTCCGATAGTTTTGTTTACTTGTATCTTTTGTTCATTTGTTAGTTTTAACTCTATCTTTAGTGCTTTATACATTCTTTCACCCACCTTTCTATATGTTTTTATATGTTTGAATATAATTTAGATAACTGTTTTTGTGCTCCTTTCAGGCTTCATAAAAAATTTGGCAGCCTATTTAGCTGCCAAATTTGAAAGTATTAATTATAAATTCTATTAAATGCAGCTTAGCTATTAAGTTCACAAATATCATAACAACGGACCAAGCCTTAATAAAGGTCACACTTAAAAACCAATGTAAATATAATATCCATTCACATAATTTTGTACCAACACATAGTTGAGCAATAGACTCAAGCACGTCATATTTAAATATTTGGCCTGCAAATGGAAAAATATTTTTTAATCCGGCTTCAGATACAATATGCCCTATCTGCATAAATAAAATCAAAGAAATGGACCATCTTATGGCATCAGTTAACCTATGCACAAATCTTGATATAATATATAAAATTAATAAAAGTGTTATTAAACCTTGAATAGAATCAGGCGACAATATTTTAGGATTTAATTGATTTGTAAAATATGTAATATCATAATTTGTTCCGGCTATATCATTCAAACCATTTGTTATATTTTGAAGTACATCTACAACCAAAAATGTAATACCCCCTTTCTAAAGACTAAAATCATCAGATGACTCAGAATTTATCATATCATCAAACCCTGCAAAAGGATTATAATCTCTTGCCCTTTGAGCCTTATCTTTTGCAGCTTTTGCTGCATTTTCTTTTTGTTTAGCCTTTGTATATCTGTCAGCCTCAGCTGTAGTCATCATGCCAAGATTAAAATAACCGCCGATAAGACTGTCATCTCTAATAGGCTCAGACATTTTCTTTCCTGATTTCATTTTATAATTATAAACAGGATTATTATTCTTATCTGTCTGAAAATCTATATGACTTACAACATTAGATTTTGATACACTTTTAGACATATTTGTAAAGCAATCACCAGTTACAGGATTGCCTAATTTTTTACTCATAATTCATCACCTTAGTTCCTTTCTGTTTTTATTATATATATAATTTTATCTTAATACAATATAGTAACCAACTTATTTTTATATAGATTATACATCAAAAATATTCATTAATATATAAATTTCGGGTGCTATTTTAAAACAAAGGAGCTTAAAAATATGGATTTAACACTACCATATCTAATATTAAAACTAAAATACATAGAAAACGAACATAATAAACCGATATTATGTGAAAAAACTGATATTCATACTTTAAACTTCCCAATATTCAAATCGTTTATAACATCTTCTCTCACAGGTTTATCTAAACTTAACAGCGGTGATATCTTAGATATATGGGCTGATTTATCAGAAAAAATTAAAACCAATCAGCCATGCTTTGAACAGCTATATGTAATAGGTGTTTCGCCTGTCAGCATAGACACTATGAATACAATCAATCCAACTTTGGCTCACTTTTATAAGAATGACATAGATGAATCATTTTATAAATCAATATATTTGATTAGAATAACATCCAACAATGCAAAAACCATACTCAAAATGTATGACATTACACAAAATATTATTTGTAATCTTGATTTATTTAAAGAATATTAAAGGAGGATATATCATTATGAAAAACGCATTTAAGCCTTTTGAAACATTATACGAAAAATATATTGCAAGTACATTGCCTATTAAAACGGCATATTGTAATAGAGGTACAAGCTCAATCTATGAGGTCAGCGAATATTTATTAGACGAATTGTTTAAAAACGTCAAAAATTTCAGGTCTGATTTTTTAGTAGATTGGGAAAATATATCTAATAAGATTAAAAATATAAACACATGTGAAACTGCCTTATTTGTTATAGCCTTTCGAGAAAACGGTGTAGACAGCCATACATATATCGGACTTAGAGCTGAAAACGGAAGAGAATATTTTGATGAATTTTATGGCAATAAAAAAGTCTTTATGCTTGCGTGTATGGGTATGGATAAAGCAGAAACCACTGTTAATCTATATAACATCTATGACGTTATCATCAATCATTTTGATGTATTTAAGGATTATATTAAAATTCATCACACATAAATAAAAATAGCCCCTGTATATACAGGGGCTATTTTTATTTACAAAATCAATTTTCAAGTTCTATTTCATCATCATGTACAAATTCTACATTATCATCAATAAAACTTTGCTCACATGCTTTTTTAAAAATATCAAGAGCCGAATATCCATCAGGCAATAATGAATTTAAGAAAACAACTCGTGATGCAATTTGTATTAAACTCATTTCAGGTTCATTATTCCAAAACAAAGATAAAACTTCTATTGCAGACAACTTTGAACAATACTGTTCTTCTGACAAAGAAGCAAAAACACCTGCCTTTGCCTTTTTTACAAACCATCTAGCTGGATGAACAATCTTCTGTTCCAAGCTTAAATTATCCATGATAGGCAATAATGCTTCATAAACAGGAGCAATAGTATTTACTACTTTTTTTCGAAACTCTATTTGCTTTTGTGTAATCATTGCATTTATCTCATTGATATTTATGTCGTCCATATTGTTATCCCCTTAAAGTTATATATATTTATTATGCGTAAACCTTTTCAGGTTTATTTAACGATATTATAACATCATATACATACTGACGCAATACCCATACAGGTAACATAAATTTTATAAAATTCAATGAGTTAGCTCTTTCAAGAACTCTTGTATCTATTAAGCATGCATATAACTTATTGTTATATAAAACAATAAGTTTATTAAAACCTATAACATATGTTTTTAACAACCATATAAAGCCCAAACATATTAAGCTTGATATGACAAAATTAATTATTAACATCAATTCATTTGTATTAATTACAAACGAATTGGCAAAAAAGCTTAAAATAGTGCTCTCGCTACCAACAATACCTGTCAAGCCCTCAAACATACCAACGAATACTGATAACAGTTGTGTCACAACAGCATATGTAAAGACAACACCAACAACTTCAGCAATCATTGTCACAACAGTGACTATCATACTTGTAATAGATTTAAGTACACCTAATGATGCACCCGGTATTGATACTAAAACGCTTATACCTTTTTTAAATACGCTTACAATCGTCCCGATTGCGTAAAAGACACCTATTAAAGCAATCACGAGCATTAATGCAAGTGCATTTAAATAATATAACACATGCATCACGCCTGAACCTATAAGATTAATTGCATGATGTGATAATCTACTTTGGATGGTTCCTGTATTTTTATTTGAATAAGTAATTACCCCATCTCCGTTAAAACGTGATGATAAATAATTATAAATAGAAAGTGTTGACAATCCGCCTTGAGTAACAGTATCCACACCGTTTGCATTTAATCCTGTAGAATTATAAACAGTCGTTGTACCGTTTATAGCACCGATGTTTCCGCCATTGCTGAATATATTAAATCCGGCCCACTTAGTACCGTTAAAAATATCAGCATTTGCCGTATTATCTCTTCCAAGCCATTTATCAGCTTTAGCTGTTTCTGAGAACATATTATAAACAGTATTTTCACCCTGTTCTGTATCAGGATTAAATGTTGTACCGTTTTCAATAATACCCTGTCGTCTGCCTTTATTAATACTTGCATTGTTGCTCATAACACCCATAACATCAGACTCCCAATCAGACGGATAATAAAAATTATCAGCCATATAATCAGATAATAATCTGAATGTATCATTAACAGATGCCATATTAAGTGACGACCTACCTGTTAATAATTCTTTGTTCCATTCCAGTGTATTATTTCCTAAAACAGAACCTATACTTGTATTGACCGCACCTGATGCTTTATTTATTTCAAGAACAGTTCTTCTTAAATTTCTTGATGATTCAGCCGTTGATTCGTTTTTGATGTTGTCATACACAAGAGTACCTCTTGGGTCTAATCTCATATTCTTTGCCCAACTTTCAAAATCAACAAATGTTGATGCAATAATTTGTGTAGTCGGACTATGTGTATCATCTGTAACAGTACGCATGCTTTCAAGCGTTGATGTATAAAGAATACCCAACACAGGAACACCTACTGCAATAAATGCAACTCTAATAACAAATGCCTTTAATTTCGGCAATTTACTTACTCGTTTTCCAAGAAGTAATGCTGTAATTAAAAATGCAATCATTAAAGGCACTATTACAAGCCAAGATGTTTGTGTTAAAGCATTATAAGTGCCACTCATCCAATTTATAATCGGAGAAATCACAGGTGTTGGCATATGAGCCGTATTTGTTAAATCAGACTGCCACTTTCCACCATCTATATTTTGCAAGAACTGAAACGGATTCATGAATTGCAAAACCGTTATCATAAACGACATTGCTCTCTCGGCAAACATTGATAATATGAAAAATAACATCATAATACCACCGGAAATAATTCTTCCGTTACCCATGGTCGTTTTCACACCATATTGGTCAAGTCCAAGGTCAGCTAATAAGCTGCCATACCTTGCATAAATTAAAGATTTTGTAGTGGATGGATTATCAAGAGCCGAAAAACTTACAGCTGTAGCTGCTTTTCCTGCTTCTGTTGATAAAAAAGCACTGAAATCAAAATCACTATCGCCATAACCTATATAAGCTCCCGCATTTCCAACATTACCGACATCAAAAGCTGTATGTGCATTATCTTTTGAATTAGGACCTAAAACATTATTCACATAAGATGTTAATGATGCAGAAATAGAATATAAATTCGTATCTATAGCTTTAGCACTATGAGCCTGCTCATTCTTACTGTAAATAGAATTTAAAATAATATGATAAATATATTGCAATGTCTTTATATCATATCCCCAGAACGCTACATTAGAATTTGCTTTTAATAACTCATCTCTTGATGCTGTAGTATATTCCATACCATAGTTATTATCAGCATATTCTGAATTATCACCGAAATTAATACCACTGTCTAAACCATTAGATGACCAATCTGTAGTCATTTTTGAAAAGGCTTCTATTGGGTCGCTTCGAAGTGCACCCTGAGAACCGTCATCAGCAGCATGTGGTTTATCACTAATAATAAAGCTATGGTCTGATTGAACAATTTGACGCTTAAATACACTTCCTGACGGTGCATTTGTTGTGCCGGAAATCTTAATAGGAAATGCATCATTCTCAGGATATAAAGCTTCTCTTGCCCAACTGTCGCCATATACAGGACTTTTTGCAAAGTGATTAATTGCACCGTCAGTTGCAGCTACACCACTCTTTCCGCCTCTGTCTTTATCAGTATCTGTATCTCCATCCCATCTGTTATATGGATTCTCTTTACCAACATTAGTAGCATTACTTACAGCTGATGAAGCAGACTCACCATCTTGAATAAACCAGATTCTATCTAATCCCAGTGCTTTATCTTTCCAAGATTTACCAGCGGTTGATGTTGTTGTTAAACTTGTAGACGGTTGGAATCCAAGAGTATATGAAGCATCTGTAAAATATGGCTTATGTTCAAGCACTGTACTGTTAATATCAAGAAACGTCACATTATCAGGTAAGTTTGCCTGAAGCATAGAATTAAACTTGCTCTGCCAATAACCATATGTACCATCTTGTGTATATGTTGGAGAATCATATCCTCTTCCCGGAAGCATACCAACCCAATATACACTTGCATTTAACTCAGACCAAGCTGTTGTAGCCAGCGATAAATCTAAATTAAACTGCTCAGGTGCATTTCTATGGTCAACTATATTGCTTTGATGCTGCCAAATTGGAATATAATCCCAATAATCAGCATGATAATGCGTACATGGTCCATAAATAGGGTCATCATCTTCATCATAACCTATAATATCATAGGCATGCTCAAAATAAGCAGGATGATACTTCCATTCATGCTGTAATCCCGTATCAACATCCTCGTCATGTCTTACACTCGTAATATCATTAATTTTGCCCATACCGTAATAAATAACAACGGCTACTTTTGTATCAGGCTTTCCGTCATGATTTGCATCCGGTGCACTGGCATTATATTCTTTAATCGCTTTTGCAACTATATCTGTATCGGCATTATAAACTGTAGCATTAAAATCAGAAAATAATGTTTCTGATTCAGATGGCATCCATTCAACATTCATAGTTTTAATATTATTAATATCGCCTGATGCATATGCTGTATTCACAAGCTTTTCATATTTATCTATTGCCCTTAATCTATTTGAAGTATTTTCGCTTGAATTATACTCAGCATTACTTGGAAACTTTTCTTTGTATTTGGCTGTGATTTTTTTAGATACATAATCAGACATATCTTTATGACCGATTGCACCCTCGTACCAGTCAACTATGCCATTATGATTTGCATCATCGAAAAACCATCGGTTGATTGGAATCCCTGTTGAATCTACACCATCAGCGTCATTCACACCATAATCTGAACGCCCATAAGTATCACTCTGATACTCTTGTTTAACGGCATTATACATTTCTGCCACCAAACTGTAATTACCACCTGTCTGAGAGTCACCTAATATAATCAAATGCTCAACTGTTCCATTCTTTGGGCCTGAAACCTGTGATGCAAATATTGGAAATGTATTACTAATACTTGATGTTAACGTTAAACCTATGGCTAAACCAAAAGACACTATCTTATGTTTAATCTTATACATCTATAATAATTACCCCTTTCTTATAAAATTCGCTAACAATATTCTAACCTAAAATCTAATACATTTCAATTCATTTACGAGATTTTTTGATAAAATATCTCTTGTGTTTCAAAAAAATATATGCTATTATGTGTTCGGGTAATATTTTGAATATGAGTGGGTTTACAGCAAAGAATCTAAAATAATATCTGGTAAATATTAAAACATCAAACCTACTTATTATTAAAAGTGGACACACAGCAAATAATAAAATAATACAAGGAATATGTAATCCAAAACATTTTATAGTCTACTTTAATTTTAAACAAAAGCATCACTTAAAGGACTTAATTATCATGATTAAGTCCTTTATTTTAACTCAATCAATTTAGAAAGGATAACTATCATGACATTTTGGGATAATTTAACAGAAATTAACAATCGCACATTTACAGCAAACGGCTCAGAGGCTTACAGTTCAACAGGTAGTTATCTGGTTGATTTTGTAGGTAAAATTTCCAGTTACAGAAAGTCATCAGAGGATGATATCGTCAAATGGATGGATTTATTATATGATGAAAACCCATTAGCAGCAAGAAAGCTCAGCTTTTATGTGAGAGATATCTTGCAGGGCATGGGTGAAAGAAGAATTGCAAGACTTCTTTGGAAGAAACTTGCATTTATCGACCCTGATAACATGAAGCTAAACATCAAAAACATTCCTGAGTTTGGTAGATTTGATGATTTGTATGCTCTTATCGGCACACCTGTTGAAGCTGATATGTGGTTGTTTGTTAAAAACCAGTTTTATAAAGACATAACCAACATGAATCAGAATAAGCCTGTATCAGGTCTTGGAAAATGGCTTAAGAGCCCTAATTCTAAGGTTAAAGCTACCAGAGCTATGGGCAGACTCACAGCAAGCCACATAGGTCTTGAAAATAGAGCTTTTGCAAAATCCCTTACCAAGCTTAGAAAATACTTAGATGTTGTTGAGCTTAAAATGACAGACAATAACTGGAACGAAATCAAGTATCCGAATGTTCCGTCAAAGGCTGCTCTTAATTATAAAGATGCATTTAAGAAACATGACACAACAAGATATCTTGCGTTTCTTGATGATGTTAAAGCAGGTAAGTCTAATATAAAGGCCAACACATTGTATCCGTATGATATCGTGAAAACATTTTTCAATCATACATATGATGATACAGCTGAGTTATTATGGAAGAATCTTCCGGATTTCATCACGGATAAGTCCAAAAATATCTTAACCGTATGTGATGTATCAGGCAGCATGAATAGTGATAATTATACGCCATTATCTACTGCAATAGGTTTGACTTTATATTTATCCGAGAGAACGGAATCTATTTTTAAGAATAAGTTCATCACATTCTCTGCCAGACCTGAACTTATAAAGATTCCAGATACCTGTGATACACTTGCATCAAGAATTCAGTTTACTAAGTCACGACACTGGGGATATAATACTGATTTAGCCGCAACTTTAGATTTAATAGCTGATGCTTGTAAATTAAATCCTAAAGATTTTCCTGACAGCTTGTTAATCATCACGGATATGCAGTTTGACAGTCATACAACAGATGGCTGGAATGAAACTTTATATGAACACTACAAGAACAGATTTGAAAAGGCAGGTTTAACCATGCCTAATATCATATTCTGGAACACAGCAAGTCATAACTATAATGGAGCATTCCAGACAAATAAAAGAACAGCAGGTGTACAGTATGTATCAGGTATGAGCCCGGCTATCTTTCAGAATGTATTGAAAAATCTTCAGAAGACACCATATGAAGCTGTTATGGACATCATCAATTCTGAGAGATACTCAATAATTGCATAAAACAATTTAATACAGCTTGGATACTCATCTAAGCTGTATTTTTATATGAGAAAGGATATTACATGAATATTTTAGTTAAGTATTTCGATAAGCCTAATTATAAATGCAAGAGATTAGAAAAGATTTATAAGGGTGACTGGATTGACCTTTATGCATCCGAAGATACCTTTGTATCTACGAATACAAACAAGCCTACTCTTGTACCCCTTGGTGTTGCTATGAAACTACCACCCGGATACGAGGCTCATGTTGCACCTCGCTCTTCTACTTTTAAGACATGGGGTATTATTCAGACCAATTCTTTTGGGATTATAGATAACTCTTATTCCGGAGATAATGACCAGTGGATGCTGCCGGTTATATGTATTAATCCGAAAGACATTCAGGGCACATTAATTAAAGCAGGTGATAAAATCTGTCAGTTTAGGATTATAGAATCTATGCCTGAAGTTAATATCACAGAAGTAGAACATTTAGATGACACAGATAGAGGTGGATTCGGTTCTACGGGCAAGAACTAAAATACAAGACCAAGGAATAATCCTTGGTCTTGTATTATTTTTACATGTTAACCCACACAGGTATTCTAAATATATATATTATTAACCCTGTTACTATATATGAACATAGCATAATTGCAGCTCCTGTTGTTGCAATCTCATCTCTTTTATTGAGTTTATACAACACGGTTATTCGTAAAATCACACAAATACCTGATAAAATACAAATACTGGATATGAGCATGAAAAAGCCCCACATAATCGTATAAAACCATCCCCACAATGCAGGCGGAGGTTCAACATATCCATTAGGCAAGACAGTTGCCTTAGTATAAATATAAGTTAAAACTTTTGCTCTAATATATCCATAGGCAAATGCAGCCATAAATATACCTGAGAATAGACTTATTATAGCATTAATGCGTATTCTTATCATTTCAGGTGTAATCTTCTTTTTATCATCACCTATATATTCATTAGACTTTACACCCATAGTTGTTTTTACAAAACCACTACCAAAATTATGAAACCCATTACTTATATTTGAAATAAACTTATCAAGCCTTTGACCAAGTGTTTTTCTTTCTTTCATGATAATATATACCTTTCTTACAATATACTCATTTATCAATATATTATAATTGAATTCTTATCAAAAATCCAGTATAATATCAAATATAGAAAGGAATTTTAATTATGCTGACAAAACCAATATTAAAAATAATAGTGCCATGTTATAACGAACAGGATTTATTACCTGTATCGTGTAAAGAATTTAAGAAAATCATAAATGACTTAATTCATGAAAAACTTATATCCGATAAAAGTTTTATATTATTTGTAAATGATGGCTCTAAAGATAAAACATGGGATATTATAAAAGAACTAGCAAATAATAATAGTATTTACTCAGGTATATCTCTTGCTAATAACAGAGGTCATCAAACAGCTTTACTTGCAGGATTACTTGATGACTCAAGAGAATATGATATTTGTGTATCAGCTGATGCAGATTGCCAAGATGACTTATCTGTAATAAAAGATATGGTACTTGATTGGTACAATAATAAAAAAATAGTATATGGTGTAAGAAAAAAAAGAGAAACTGATACTGTTTTTAAAAAATATACAGCTAGATTTTTTTATAAAATAATGACATATCTTGGCACAAATACAATTCCGGACCATGCAGATTTCAGATTGTTAGACCGTTCTATTATCGAACAATTAAGAAGTTATCCTGAACACAGTATATATTTTAGAGGTCTCTTTCCTAATATTTTAAATGACAATCAAACATCTATTATTTATTATAATAGAAAAGAACGTCAAATAGGAGAAAGCAAATATAGCCTCAAAAAAATGATTAACTTAGCCGGTGACGGTATAGTCAGTATGTCAAACGAACCATTGAATTTAATATTTAAGTTCAGTATATTATTTGTGTTTATAACGGCTATTTGTATACTTGCAAATATTATATCTGTTATTATGAATCATACAAATATAATATTTATATTGATAACAACTATGATGATATGTACTTGTATTATATTAATAGCATTGTCAATTATAGCTCAATATATTGCACGCATTAACATTGAAACCAGAAATAGACCGAGATATTGGATAAACGACAAAACATAAAATATAGCTGCCACTTTAAGATTTTACTTATTGTGGCAGCTATATTTTTTAATCAGGAAAAATAAATATTGTTAAAGATGGTTTCCATCACACAATTTATTATAGAATAAAAATTTTATAATGCAATCCTGATTATTTTAATGTTATTGTCCCATCATAATTAACCAGTATTTTATAACTGTCTACGCTTGATAATTCATACCCGTCTGAATTCTTAGCATAATCAGACTCAATCAAATTTTGTTCGTATAATTTGACAACAGCTTCTCCAAGTAACCTTTCTTTTTCTTTTGAATCAGCCATAGAATATTCAGAATCTGATAAAACAAGTTGCAACTGTGACGTAATATTCTTGACAATATCAGATTCACCTGTCACTGTATTCTTTTCACTATCAGTATCATTCATATGATTCCAGCTGATATTAGATTCTTTTTTCTTACAAGCCGTTATACTACACATTATACATGCAACAAGCATTACACCGGCTATAATTCTTTTTTTCATATATGTACCTCACTTATGTATTATTTTTCTATTATATAATTATTTTACTCATTTATCAATAGTTCTCAAAACTTAAAATAAATATATATTCTTTTTATATCGGGTGTCTTTATGTAATATAAAAAACTTATTCGGAGGTAATTATGAATAGCAATGATGAAAGAAATAACTTCACAAACAATGAGTTATCAGATTCTGAAAAAGAGATGTTAAGACTTTACGAAGAAGAAGCTCTTGCAGATGACTTTGTAAATGATGAAGCATTATTTTACAACATTTATAAATAAAAACCAGAGCATACGCTCTGGTTTTTATTGTTTATGCAAAACTATATAACTTATTATTATTCGCCGTAATGTTTAATTTAGATTTATCAATACAATCTGATAATATAGATAAGTTTGTACGGGCATTATTAAAATACAAATTATTATGCAAATCTTTTTTATCCAAAAACGTAGGCACAATATACCAATTATTTATTTTATCCAATACCAAGCATAAATCTTCTATTTCACATATTAGTGGTGTTATTATATTTATCGTCCATCTGTATTGTTTTGTTAAATCTATAAGCTGTTTAATTGCATCTGCATATATTAACGGCTCAATACCACTAAATATAATACAAACTTTAGATGCCTTAAAACATTCAGAAACATTTTGTATGATATGTATCAACTCATTGATTTCATAGTTTTGATAACCTGTATCATCATTATAATCCAACTTATCATGACAAAAAGCCATAAGCTCTTTATCATTTTTAACAATGATTTTTATATTTAACATATCATAATTTAATTCATCACGTTCACATGATAAATTATATACAGGAATTATTGTTTTTGAAGTAATCATATATATTTCCTTTACTAATACACGCACTTTATTATATATGTATTGTATCACATATCAAGATAAATTGAAATGTTGCTATTTTTAAGAATTGCGATATAATATACTCATAAACAAGCAAAAATATTAAAGAAAGGGCTTAACCATATGCAAATTATATTAGCTATACTATCAATAAATGTAATATGTCTATTCTTTTTAATAGGCAACGAACTCATCTATAATATAAAATATAATGCTAAAAATTATGAGACAGAAAAAAACAAACAAGAAAAAAGCAGTTGATAAACAACTGCTTTTTTTATTAAAATCCCATATCTGCTTCTTCTTGAGCTGCTAATGCCATATCGGATAATGCCTTATCACTTAAATGCTTAGCATCATCAACAGATAAATTATTATATTTTCTGGCTCTTAATGCCTGCAAATCAATTTCAGGCTCTTTTGTTGTTATATCACCAAACTTTGAATTTAACTGAGTATCTCTTTTTGCCAATCTCTCTTTTTTTTGCTCAGCCGTTTCAAGCTCCCAATCAGATGCTTCATAAAGCTTCGTTTCTTTGCCTGTCTTTGGATTAATTTTGACACCATTTTCTTTGATAGTTACGTTATAAAAGTTCTCGTTATAGTTAGACTTAATACCATAAAGTCTAATACTCTCGCCTTTTGCTAAATTTTCAGCTTCTTCTCTTGTAAAAGCATGATTAGCAAACCCACCATATCCTTTGCCTCTATCTTTGTATGACTTTGAATCGTTCATAATTATAGTCCTTTCTTAATTATCATCATCTAATATAATTATAAATAAATAATAACAGAATACAACTATACTTTTGGTTTACTGAAAATTAAATTATATATATTAGCTGTCTTAATCAAAAGCCAAACGGCTAATAAGAAATATAAAGGTAATATTATATATAAAGAATAATAAGCTACATCTTTAGGTGATATTATATTAATCAAAAAGAAACTCAAAGATATTATAGCTGATACTCTAAATGCTTTATATATCTTTAAATAACTTGTATCTCTTATAATATAACAAATATAATAAGCTATGATTAACGAATATAAGATATAACGCTCTCGTTGTCCAAGTGAAAACATATATATACTCAACATATATATATAAGTTGATATAACGATATCTTTTGATTTAATATATGTTATCAACAGCAATACAACACATAATAATATAAATACGTTTGCAAACTTAAATAATACATCTGTTTCATATAAACGAATTACTTGAATCAAAAACCAAGGGTTGATAGCCATTGATATAACTGAATTCTCAGACATCATATGAAGCATAAATCGTATCGGATATAATATATCTTTATAAAGCCAAATAAATGGAAGCCAACCCATTATGCCTATAAATAAGCCCATCATAAAGCCTTTGATTTTTTTATAAATATCAATCTTTAATATACAAGTATATAATAATATCGGAAATATAAAATAAGCTCCTTGATGTTTAAATAAACACATAACAGCAAATAAAGACCATATATGTTTATATTTTTTATGATACATCATATCTATTAAAAGATATATCATAAAACAAAATAACTCATCAAACTGTCCCCATAAGCCTGTAACAATAAACCATAACGGATTTAAGGCCCAAAACATAAATACTTTGTTATTCTTTGTATCATAAAAATAATAAAGTATTATAAAATGAGCCAGAACAAACGGCAATTTTAATAAACCATAGGCTAAATACATCAAATTATGTTCATATGCCCATATCACATAATTATGTATATAATAAAAAACGATACCTATTATAGGCGGATAATTAATTGCCCATACATCTATAAAAGATTTATCATACATATGCAAGAAACTTATATTTTTAAACGCCAAAACCCATGGCATATTATATTGTTCTAAGTCAAGCACTTTAATAAACCCAAAACATGCTATGATATATATTATAAAACTTAAAAATATAAGTCGTTTTTTATGTACCGTCATAAATTAATCTTCTTTCTGTTTAATTTTATTTTTTAGAACATATCTAAGTATATTGATATATTCTGTACAAAATATTAATGATGCAATTAACTCAGCAAAAATCGCATATATAATTAATGATTTATCAAATGTCAAAGAATCTAAAATCAAAAATATTATATTGCAACAAAAAGCAATAATTAAACTTATTTTATATCTGTTTACATGAATATGCGAAATAAAAACCATATAAATATTAATTATAAAGAAATAAACAAAATATCTATCTAATTGTTTAAGCGTTATCATAAAAACAGATAACATATAAATATATATAGATAAAATAAAATCATGTGTTTTTTTATAAGTAATATATCCAATCAGTATTGATATAAAAATAAATACTAAACCAAAATTTCGGATAATTACAGATGTATCCTTTATCATAAACAAACTAATAAACAGCCAAAAATCAAAACCGGTAATAAGCCCTAATGGTAAATAAAACGCATATAACATAAATCGTATTGGATATAATATATCTTTATAAAGCCAAATAAATGGACACCAACCCATTATGCCTATAAATAAGCCTATCAAAAAACCTTTGATTTTTTTATGAATATCAATCTTTAATATACAAGTATATAATAATATCGGAAATATAAAATAAGCACCTTGATGTTTAAATAAACACATAACAGCAAATAAAGGCCATATATATTTATATTTTTTATGATACATCATATCTATTAAAAGATATATCATAAAACAAAACAACTCATCAAACTGCCCCCATAATGCTGTTATAATTAGCCATATAGGATTCAACATCCAAAACATAAAAGTTTTTTCGTGCTTCATTTTATATAAACAAAACAAAATAATAAAATGAATCAAAATACATGGCAATTTGATAATTAAATGAGCCAGATTGATAAAATTATGCTCATATGCCCATATAACAGGTTTATGAATAATATAATATATTACACCTAAAATTGGTGGATAATTAAACGCATATGGGCTTAAAAAACTTCTATCATATAAATGCAATAAATTAGTATTCTTAAACGCCAATATCCACAGAATATTATAAGTTTTAATATCATATCCTGATATATACAAATATCCGGCTAAAAAATATAATAATCCGAATATTATAAATAATAATTTTTTATGTTTATTCACATAAACCATATCAACAAAATACTGCTACTCTTATGTATCTTATATCTATATAATATAATAAAAAGACTTGATATACAAGGCTTTTTTGCTTATAATAGACTTATAAATCAAGAAAGGAATTCATTTTTATGACCACAACACAACAAATTGATACTAAAGGTGCAGCGTTAATTAAAAAGATAATGGACTATTTTACAACTGAAAACATCCTTGCATTTAATTATGCTGAAGCAATGGATGAAGATAGTGCAGCCCTTATTACAGTATCTATTGTTCAAGAAAAATTAGAGAATGTTCCGGCAAAACGTATAGCATTATTAAATGCAACCGAGAAAGACAAAGAAATTGTAAAAGCTGTTGTTACTTATATGCAGGAAGAAAAACTGGAATCGTTTGTATACACGCTTAATATTCCAAATAATCCTATGCCTATACACATTAATGTTTCTGTTCAAGAACTCAGCATAAAGGAATAACAAAAAAAAACAGGGTGTAATTACACCCTGTTTTATATTACTTTTGCAATATCATATTCAAAATGCTCACAGCCTGCATCTAATATTTTATGTGTATGTTTGTCCTGATTACAATAAAACGTATTCGAATCCAATTCTTTATTGATATGCTTACAGTTTCTGCATATAGACTCAGTATTAAACTTTTTATTCACATAATCACAACGTTTAATCGGCTCTACAAAAATATTATGAAACAACCTACAGCCCGGAATGATTTTATCATGATAAACAAATACACAAGTGTTAGAACACAGTTTACATGCACTGTTTTCTACATAATCATTTAATGTCATATCTCTACTCCTTTATTTATTGAATTATATTATCAAAATCAACATCGTCTGTATTAACCCCTGACTTTGAATAAAGTTCAGCATCTGTAAGCTCTTCGTATTCAATAGGCGACTTAAGCATATGCTTCTGCGTATACTTCTTATAAAGAAGATACTCATCATATATATTCTCTAGTAGTCTTACTGTAGCGTCACCAAACTCATCATCGTCATATACATCAGTTAAGCGTTCATTGATTATATCCCATGTTTTGTCAAAATCTTCTTCAAAAGCAACATAAGATTTAAAGAAACTTGCCTCAACCAACGAATAATAAATAGACTTAATTATGTCTTTTGATAAACCATTCTTAATGCTAAAATAACCATGTTTAAATGTCTTGCCATTAAAATAGTATCCGTTAAAAATCATAGAATCATTTGAATCAATAGGTCCACCACTATGTAAAGATGTCAAATACACATTATGTAGATTATCGTCAATCATTTCAAAGTCCAAATCGAAAAATTCATAAGTTATATTTCCATCATCACCTATAAACTCTTTATTTAAATAAAAATAAGAATTCGCATCATCAGGCTTTAAAATTATATTAAACGGTCGAACATGAAAGCCATCAGGCATTGTAGTGTTTATACAAGCAAATGAAACAATATCATCAACATTAATACTTTTTATATCTGACGAATATTGACTATAATAATCACGAAGATTACTCAAAAAATCATTAACATCCTCTTTTTTATAATTATCACTATCTTGCCCAAAAAAGTATGATTTAAGCAAATCATTAAAACTGTGACTATCAGCAAGTCGTAATGGACTATTGCCATAATTTATAAGACCATATGATGTAATTTCATGAAAAGCATTAACCTGTTCTTTTGATAGTGTAACAAGTTTATCTCTCATATTATTGTTAAAAAGTTGCAAATATACATCTCCTATTACATGAGCGAACATACAAACAAAATCAGATTTTAAACTATACACAATAAACGCTATGTTATCATTATATCTATTATCAGGTGGCTCAAGAAACAATCTCTTTAACTTATTATAACCAAGTGCTAAATCAATTATCTTTCGTATCCTATTGAATTCTTTTTTTGAATAATCATCTTCTGAAATATCAATATAACCAATACCTGAAATACCATTTTCGCCAAGTATATACCCATGTAAACGTATTATTAATTTAGGTCTATCAGTATCATCCTCATCATATGTATATGACCTATCTTCATAATTAGCAACAAATGGAATACGTTTGTTTTGATTTACAATAAAACCTCGCTTATCGCCAAAAAGTATCATACCCGGCTTAAGATTAAAGTTTCTATATTTGCAGGGGGCAACTATCAAATTTACATCATCACAAATATTAATAAACTTTTCATTCATAACGATAAATTCCTTTCACCCTGCATTAACATAACTTTTTCTGTCTTAATATCAGGTATTATAACTTCATTTAATTTAGCAAACAATTTATTAAATTCAGGATTTATCTTCTCAAAATTATCACAAATAGTTATTAATTCATTATTCTTCATATGAAATCTCCTTTAATTAACTAATATCCTTTAAATCACTTGATAAAAATGTTTCTAAATCCATTGGGGCAATCTTATTACCATTTTTATCAGTAAAACTGTAATTTTCTATAAATTGCTTTATTGCTTTCTCTACGATTTTGGTTTTTGTAAAACCAGTTACCTCACTAAATTTTTGTAAACCTTTATATTCAGGCTCTCGTACAATACAATTTAATGTGTGCCCGTTTTTCTTCGCTCTTGCCATATCAATACCCTTTCAAATTTAATTTAATACTATATAAATTATATAACATTTTTGTAGATAAATCAACTCTTATCTATATGATTAAAATAAAGACTTCGAGTGTATATTATGAATATTAAATATAAAAATATTAGAGAGTACCTAAAATACAATGTCACACCAAAGCGTATTAATTCTTGCAATATTTGTGTCAACATTAGGATTAGTATTTTCAATTAGCAATAAAAACAAACTTGCTATAAACTTAAATATTATGTGTCTTGTACTGAATTTGATACGCCTTATTCTTGCAAATAAATAAGACAGAGTGTAAAACACTCTGTCTTATTTTTAATTGTATTCCAAAGAATTAGTATCGGACTTTACAACATCTCCGAATTTATCCTCTGCCATCTTTGCATACTTTGATGATTCAGGTTTTGCCGTAACAGATTTTTGTTCGTCAGTCTGATTGATTTGTGAAACATCTTGTTTAGATGATACATAATCTTTTTTTCTTGATAAATCAACTGTTAATGACTTATCCATTTCTTCACGCTTTTCAGCACGAGACTGATAAGCCTTTTCAGGCTCCTGATAAGTATCTAATTCATAATCAGCTTTATCAAGTTCAATTAAAGATATTAACTTAGTACTTGAATCTTCACGCTGTAATTCAAATTTATTGATTTTATAATCTTTCAAATCACCAATACCTGTAATACCGTCAGATAATGCTGTTAATTCGTTATCTTTAAATAACTTAGTATTATGCTTTGTTTCATATTCAAATACAGAAGTCATAACAGCCTCGGCGTATGCACGATTGGTCATATTAAGTCCTTCGAGAGAAATATCTCTTTTTGTATCATTATTTGAGTAAGACTTAATACCCTCGGTTGCTCCGACATTATATTCTTTTAAGCCTGTAAATAAAGCTGAATAATAATCTTTTGCAGCCACATTTCTTTCTTTTTCAGACAAGCCTGCAAAAGCATTAGATGACTCAGTTGTAAACTCGTTTACACGCTTATTTACTGATTCAATGATTCTACCATCTTCACCCTCACGAGCAGCAGCCCAAAATGCACCTGATGTGGCAGCTACTTTACCACCGTTTTGCATAGATGTTTTTATTGCATCAGCATCCATATAACTTGCTGTGCTCATAGCTTTTACAGAATCTTTTAATCTATCTTCAGCATGAGCTTCAGATACTCTATCTTTTGTAAAATACTTCTTCTGGTCATCTACTGTTCTATCAGCACCATCACTAAACTTATCAGCAAGTGATGTAAGCTTGTCTTTAAATGACCCGGCAGGAAGCATATTTGCCACACCTTTAAATACAGGTGACAATGACTCAGGTAATATATCTGTATAATCAAGTAAAGCCGTACCACCTATAGATGTTAAAAGAGCCGCAGCACGACTACCGGTCATTCCTTTTACAACAGCATAACTTCCCAAACCGACTGCACCATCTATAACAATTCTTTGCCATAATGTGCTTTTTGGTTTGTTATCACTACCTATTTCGCCTGTCTCATCATACTCAAAAGATTTTGTAGCAGCGTTATACACTTTATTCTGGCTACGCATACCGTTTGATGCAATTTCTACTTCAGACGCTGTCTTACCTGAAATAACATCTTCGGCATGCTCTAAACCTGTCTGAGCCTGACTTTCATTAAGCTTAGTTGTATCTATTGTTTTGTTATTAACACCGGCATCTATCTTATCTTTATATTTTTGATTAACAGTTCCGTCTTTGTTGATATAAAAATCAGTATTATCACTATACTGTTTTACTTTTTCGTTAGAGATATCCCCAACAATATCTTTTGCATATTGTGATGTTAAATATGGTGTAATATCTGTTCCAAACTCAGGAGCTTTTAAATCCTGCCCAATAAGTCCCCAAAAAATCTCTTCACGACCACCTAACTCTTCACATCCCTTAAAGGCATCAGTACCGTTTTTAAGATTAACAGGGAGCTTCTCAAAATTAGCTTTAAGCTTAGTGTTATTCTTAAACATACCTGACATATCTTCAAGACCTTCAGGAAACTTAACTCTATAATGGGCATGAACTGCCCAATCAAGAGGTTTCCAATTCTCTCCATGCTCTGTAGCATTATTTTGAGGCAAAAGCATTTCTGAACAATTAGCAAATGAACAATGAGCTGATGTAATACTTTTAGGTAATTCAGGCATGAATTTTAATTGTTTCTGATTTGCAAACATATAATCCATGTTTTTAAGACCGTCAGGAATATGAATACTTGAAACACCACCTCTTGTATGACCATCATTACCTATATTATACCAAGCCTCGCCATCATCACCGGCTATATACTCTAAGACAGGTAATTTAGATTTTGTTCCGTCTTTTTCAGATATCTCTTTATAGCCCAAAGCAAACTGTTTTGGGTCATATGTAAAATCACCAAGATAATCACTCTTAACAGAGATTTTATCTTTTTCGCCGGTTATAGTAACACCGTCAAAAATCTCACGAGTCTCTTTATCAGATATATCATCTAATCTGCGATTATCAATTTTTGTAATAGTCTCTTTGTCACTCAAATCAGTTTTTAAATAAACATTTTGCTGTTTTTGTAACTCAGTCATGTTTAAGTCATCTATAATGGTTTTTTCATCTATGCCAAGCTGCTTCGCCATTTTAGATGTATCTATATTTTCTTTAATAATCTCGTTGTCTCTTGTAGCTTCGGTCTGAGCATTATTAACTGTTTTCTCAGATTGTTTTGTTTTATAAAGATTTTCACCACCTGCAACTGTAGATGACACCCAAGCATTTGCATCGTCAATACCTGAATATTTATTGTCTTTGATTTCTTGCAAATACTTATCTAAATCAGCTTTTTTGATTTCACCATCAACAAACTGAGACTTTACATATAATCTATATTTCTCATCTTCAGAAACTTTATCTTGATTCTCTAAAAGCTTATCAATGCCTGTACTCAAATCAAGCTTTAATTCATTTTTTTCATCTAATACTGCCATTTATGACTCCTTTCTCATAATTATCTAATTATAAGTATAGCTTAATTTATATATAAAACAATAGGTTGTTATATGCTTATCCATATAACAACCTATATAAATCATTCTAATCCGTTCCATTTGAGTTTAAGTTTAACAGCAGCATCTAAATCAGGATTAGAAACACCGTTTGGATGGTCTAAGTGCCATTGATTCACATAATCAATAATATTATTTACATCCTGACCTCTATTAATTATTGCTCTATCTTCAGGTGTTAAGCCACCCTGAGAAGCTTCACTATCTACTATGTCACCTGTGCCTAATAAATATTGATTACCATAATATGTATTAAAAATTTTTAAATTCATAAATTTATCATCTTTAATACTATAATCCATCATAGCGTATGATACCAATTCTTTATTATCAGTTGCATGACTATAACACAATAATATTACAGGTATTGTCTTTGTGTTAAAATCATAAGATTTTGTATAATCCCAAGTAAACTTAGCCTTATCCATAGCTCCTAAATAAAACGAAGTTGCTGCTAAAAACTTTGAATTATCATCTATGAATAAATCTTTAATATTTTTTGATAGATTAAGATACTCAGTTATATAACTCTCTTCTTCTTCTGAAGAATTTGCCAAAGTTTTTTTGTAATTCACATCAGCTAAATTATTCTCGTAATCAACTAAAGTCTGATTAAGCTTATTTGCTGAATCAATATAAATAGAATAATCAATATCCGATTCTAATTTATTTGACTGATTAGCCTGATTGTTTAAATCAATATTTAGTTTAGTGTTATTTAAATCACTTGATAACTTATTAACAGTTTGTTGCATATTATAATACTGACCTACACCAAATAATATTATAATCATGATAATAACCATGATTATAATATTTATTATTTTATATTTCTTTGTATTCATATGATAAATACCTCAAATATTAAGATGTACCAGACCAATTCTTGCCATCTGCCACGTTTTTATATTTACCGTTATATTGGCCCTTAAACTCATATAAATAATAACCCTCACCATATTTTCCGGTAGGCGTAAACATTTCACAACCCGGTGAACGGTCATTTAACGAACCTGATACCATTTCAGCAGATGAGTTAGGATACTTTTCTCTTATAATATCATTTGTCACCCATATAACAGTATGACCAACTCTTGCCTTACCACCGGCTCTTCTACGTGGTCCTGATGACAAGAATATTAAACCCGGATGCTGATTAAAATACTCACGCATAGCATCCGCATCGCCACCTTTAGACCTATAAAGGTCATCATATGTCCCAAGATTTTCCCATAACTCAGGATGAGCTTGAGCATAAATATCTTGGTCATCTGTACGACCTACAGGGTAATTGTCGTCTGCACCTGACCATCTTACAGCTGTTGCAACACTTCTGTCACATGACATATAAATACCATCACCCGGAAACACACTATCATGTACTCCAACATAAAGCTGAGTTCCTTTATTGCCTTTACCCATATCAGTTGTTTCCCAAGCATATGCTACAGCCGCTTTTGCCAAATCACCATTGCTATAATTAGCTTCATCATCTTTTGCATCTTTACAATCAGCACTTGCACTTGCAATAGAACCTGATAAAGCACTGGAACCTGTTACTTGAGCTAAACTCATAACCGTAGCACTCCAACCATTAATTGTAGAGTCTCCAACTAAGGTTGCAATATCAGAATCCGATTTACCCTTAAACATATCATACCATTGCTGGGCATACTGTACTCTAGCCGGTAAATTAATAGTGCTATTATCAGGATTATCTTGCAAAAAGCTTTTACAAACCTGTCTTGTTGCATCTGCAACAGACATTGATTGTCCAAACCATGATTTAAGCCAACCTGAACTTTGATGTGTAGTTAATGCTGTAACCATTTGGGCTTCAACACTTGTTTTATCTTTACCGATTGATTGAGCTGTATTATCAAGCACATCAAGCTCCATTCCTGTTGCCTGATATAAACCTAATCCGGCAGCTGCTCCGAACTTTCTTGAAGTACGATAAAAGGCTTTATTTAAGCTTATATTTTGTCTTGCATAAGCAGGAAATACCACATTTTCAGTAAATGAACCGTAATCAGCAAGTGCTGCCGTTTTCCTTGGGCCTAATACAAAAGGCTCAGTATATATAGTCTCAATACAAGTTGGGTCCATTTCAGATTCTCTATGCAAATTACCTAAAAAACCGGCAGCCTGCTCATCTGTTGCACCTAAAGCCTTAAATAAAACCCAAATTTTACCGGCGACTTTTTTTGCTTCGGAACTTGCATCAGCAACTGTCATATCTGCAAGCTGAGAATTCATTTTCTTAATATCCGTTGCACAATCATCAGCTATAATTACATCCTGAGCCATCATCTTCTGTTCGTAGTTATAATTAGACCATAAAAGACCTGCTCCACCACCACCAAGACCAATCATTAATGCTAATAACCCACTCGCAACAGGCTTAGATACACCAAGCGAAACAGATGTTTTTGTTATCACACCTGTAAATTTTGATGTAATATTAAGACCTGCTGTCTTAATACCTGTCATAGCATTATTCATAATATCTGTAGCACCACCGTTTGCAAGGTCACTTACCGTATCTCCTGCACCTTTAGCAGCTTTCTTAATCTCATCTAACGGATTAATCTTATTTTCAGGTGGTGTAATATTATCAGATGGTGGTGTTTCTCCACCATCTGATAAACCATCAGGACTTTGATTTGTATCAGGATTTACATCAAATATCTCTGAACCATCACCAGTACCAACAGGATTTTTATTACCTGCTGATTGTGGTTTTGTTCTACGAATACCATTTGATTTATTATCCATAGGTGGTTCAGGCTTTTGTGAATTTAAATTATTTAAATCTTTATCTTGCATAAAGCACCCTCTCTTTCTTTATATGATTTGAATGAACTAATATAAACTTAATTTCAGATATAAATTCAAAAATGCTATAATAAATATCATCTATAAAGTAATAATATTTATCATTAATAACTGTATTAACAACTACTGGTTGCATTTCTTTGAAACTAACAAGATTATAAATAAACACTCTTATTTTATACCAAGCATAAGCATATGCTCTATTATAATTATGCATGGTTATACCAACAAGCAATACCAATAAGCTCTGTATAAATATCATTATCGCAACAGATGCTGTTGTGTCAAGTACACTTATATTTGCGAATAATCCACCGATATTAATACTTCCAAACGATAAAAAACTAACTGCATTTTCAACAGCCATACCTATTACAACAAACATCTCGGATATGAATACATATAAAAAACCCGCACCAATGATTTCTGCAATCATTGTAATCGTATAAACACACACCTGTACTATGGATTTTAATACACCCATACTTGCACCGGGAATAGCAGTCAGCACTTGTATGCCTGTTTTAATATTTTTAATCGTCATACCAATAGAATAAGTAAAGCCTATTAATGTTAAAACGCCTAAAACAATAACAAGATTAAAACCATAAGCGTATCTCATCACACCTGAACCAATTAAATTTACAGAATAGTGCTGTTGCTTTGTATTTTCTGATGAGCTTGTTTTCGGTGAATAAGTCACAATCGAACTTTTATCAAAACTTGTTGATAAATAATTATACATAGCCAATTTAGATAAACCCGGATTTGCACCATGAAAAACTAAACTCGAATTTGCTGTATTTAAAATTCCTGTATCACCGTCTGCATATAATGTTCCATAAGCAAATATATTCCAAGGTTTTGAACCCCATTTAACAGCATCTGAATCCGATTGTCCGGCAAATATCTTAGTATTTGCTGCCTGATATCTATCAAGCCAATCTTCAGGTGAATCTGTTTGATTATACATATCATATATCGTACCCTGATTAGATAATGCTGTTTTGACAGCTGATGTATGACCTAATTCTTTATTATAATTCTTAGTCATCCAGCCTGCTGATGTTGTTTCATAATCTCCTGCTCTATAAAAAGAACCTACAGTATATCTCTGTAACATACTAAGAATTTGAGATGATATATCAGCATTTGATAATCCGGCTACAGTTCCACCAAAACCTGTACCACCAGTGTTTTTATTCCAAATGCCACCGACAACAGCCTGTTCTGTCTCAGAACCAACTAAGTCACCAAGATTATTAAAAGATGTATCAAGTGATTTATTTAAATAAAACACTGAATGTCTTAACTGTCTTAACATTCTTGGTGAAGCTGAACCACCTTGATTATTAATAGAAACACCGCCTGATGCTGTATCATTCATCTCACTTGGTATTGATTCTATTAAAACATTAGTTGTACCTGCAACATCAGGAGCTAAAGCAGCATTTTGAACCCAGTCTTCAAAATCAATAAAACTTGCTACTATCATTTGAGAACCTGCTGTTTTGGTACTTGTTAAATCTGATAAATTATTTAAAACAGCTGTATATAAACCTGCACAAATCGGCACACCTATGGCTATAAAAACAAGTCTTTTAATAAAAGTAATGATTTTAGGACCTTTGTCTATATTTTTTAGCAATAATAATTCAAAAATCAATACTGCAAAAAATAATGGAACTAATGCAGTCCAAGCTATATTTTGCATTTGGTCATATAGGCTGCTGACAAATACAACAAGATTATGTCCTGTACTTGCAATTAACCCCTGTGGAGCCGGATATAAATTCCAATTACTCATAGATGTTGTATTAGCAAGTAATGAAAAAGGATTCAACCAGTTTAATAACTTAAAAGACCAAGAAAACAATATAGGAATTAATTCAGATAAAGCATATACTGCTATCATAACAATTCCAAACAAGTTTCTAATAGTAGCTCCACCTGCTTTTGAACCTGTTACATCAAGACCTGCATCATTTAGCACTCGACCGTATCTGGCATAAACATAGACATCATTCGCATCTGCCCCATCTATAATATTAAGCCATGCATTATATGATGATGTAGATGCACCATACGATAAGCTTGATGTTATATAACTGTAAAATCCGTTTTTTTCGTCACCATACCCAATATAAGCCCCTGCATTTCCTGCTGTTACTGTAGGCTCTAATTTATGATTATTATGTAAATCATTGGCATTTGGTCCTAATACATAATTTACATATGATGTCAATGCCGTAGATGCATTATAAAATGATAAGCCGATTAAGTCAGCCTCAGATACACCGCTATCAGTTTGGCTTGCATAAACGTTCATACTAAAACCTGATGTACATAAAAATATCAATAAACATAATAATGATATTTTTCTTTTTAAAGTTTTATAAAAAAACATTATGACCCCTTTCTTATATGATTTATAATGATTATAACTGATTTCTGCTGATTTATCAATGCAAAAGTCGTGGTTTTCATACCACGACTTTTGTTAAATGTTTTTTATTTACCATATACATCTTCTTCTCTTGGAAGAGTTGATATATCTACGGTTCCAATCACATGATACTTTGGACCATATCTACGTCTATCGACACCAACCTTATCAAGACCTGCTTCATCATGCTGTGTAATTTCACCATCACGACTTCTTGTCACTCTATTCGGACTCTGACCAAGATAAGCATCCCATGCTTCCTGATTTGGTGTATGTCCAAGAAGCATATAATTTGGATTTTTTGCTACAAGCTTTACATCCTGTATTTCAGCTCTATCAATCTTTTTAATTAATATTCCATCATCAGAATTGCCACTCATATCTCTGATAGAAAGCTCATAACCTCTATATAAGTTCTTATGATGTTCTCTATTATAATATCTGGCAATTCTTTTATATTTATCTACATCTTCGTTAGAGTCAAAACCTCTACCTGCAATGGCATTAGATAACTTATCAAAAAATCCTGAACCTGACTTAGGCTTTGATTCAACAGGAGCATGCTGAATAGGCGACAAAACTCTTTGCTGATTTGCAATCTGAGCTTTTGTCTGCTCTTCTAAAGACTTTACAGACTGTTTATCTTTTGGTGCAGCGTCTTTATGAATCGGTGGCTGATATACAGGAACCTGTATATTATCATCCGCCTCTATATCAAATCTAATCATATTTTTATACCTTTCTAAACTTATTTGGACAAATCAGCCTGCATATCTGATGCTGATTTTAATCTCTCTTCAAGAGCTTCTATCCCTGCTCTACGAGAACTTCTCATATTATCTGTATTATCTTTATTTGGATTTGACGCAACCATTGCATCTTCAAGACTCTGACCCGGCAATCTTCTAACAGACTGTGATTTGTTATTATCAAGCTCTTTATCCGCTTGAATATCAATAACTTTTGCTTCAGGCTTAATACTATAGCTTGCAACTGTGGTATTAGAAACTCTATCATCAGGTAATTGACTGACAAGCTTATTAATAGAAGAATCAGGATTGCCATACGATAAAGTATCAAGCATATCATTGCCTGTTAAAAGTCTCTCTTTTGATTTAGCATTTGCTTTATCATCAGATACATTTGATAAAGTCTTATATTCATAATCAGAATCAACTTCGATACCCGCAAGAACATCCTTATAGTTTGACGATTCAATCCCTGATTTAGATGCCTCAGTTTTTAATCTATCTGATTTAACCTTTGTATCTATTTCATCAGGATTTAATTCTGCTCTTTTTTCCCAATATGCATTTGATTGTTTAAGAGCCTGTTCTTCTGTATAAATTGCTCTGGTATCAACACCAAGACTTTGTAATTTATACATACGCATTGTATCACCAAGATTCTTAAATAAGTCTTGTATTTTAGTCCATGCATCACTAAATCCATTTTGAAATTTTTTTATAAACGACGATGTATTATCATATTTATCAAAAGCCTCAACAGCATCAGATGCTGATAAATAATTATTTCCCGGATTTTCTTTTTTATAAGCATCATACTGCTCTTTTTGCATATCATATGTTGCATTGATATCAAGATACTTATTATTTAACTCTTCTGTTTTTAAATTAAACTTATTCAAATCATTATCATTTGTATAAGCATCTGATGCAGATTTTGATTCTTTATCATATTCAGCCATACTTCTTGAATATGTCTTATCATATGATTCGTATCCAACATAATAACCCGGAGCACCCTCTATTTTACCGACAAGCATTGTCATTCCGGGAATTGCTCTCGGATTTTCACCGTCTTTATAATATCTTGTATTCTCAGGTAATACAGAAATATATTCAGGATTTGATTTAGATAAAGACTTATCTATCTCTTTCATTTGAGCAAGAATTTGTGAACCATACTCATCACTGTACCTATCGGCTGTAATCTCAGGTAAATAAAGATTTTTAGCTTTGGCATACTTAGACATACCATCAATCGTTTCGCTTGATAATGTGCCTGTCATCTGTACAACATATTCATCAGGTTTCTCGGATACAGATGATTCATATTCACTTGCAGTTGTGACTTTAAATGTATCACTGTTTTGCATCTTTGATTCTATTTCTTTTATGGATACATCTTTATTAACTTCAGAAGCCTCTTTTGCATCAAGAGCATCCCTTGCCTCTTTTGGCTGCACGTAATCAGCAAAAGCTTTTGCAGGATTATTTTTATCCGACAAATAGTCAGGACAATCCGGATGCTGATATAAATAATTCTCGTATTCTATCTTTTTAGAATCATATACCCTTGTAGCATCCTGATACTTTTGAATGGTGTCGGAATCTGATTTATTATTAATGATGGCACTTTCATATTCTGATTTTGCTCTTTTATATGTATCCTCATATGATTCGTACCCAACATATTTACCATTATGAGGGTCATTTGGAATTTGAAACGATATCTGATTCATTCCGGGTATATCTCTCATAGGCTCACCACCTGTGACATATGCATAACCATATATACCTGTAGACTTACTCTCTTTATTTAAGAGCTCAATGTTTTCTTTTGGACTTCTTGATAAAAACTCAGACAATGCTTTATTTTCTTTAGATTTTTCATTAAGTTCTTTATCAAAGTCTGAAAAATTACCAATCCCACCCACAGGTTTAATGTCTTGTGTATTATCTTTTAAAACATCTGTCTGGGTTGACATTATCTTTTCCCCTTTCTTATAACATTATTTTTATCAATATAACTCTAACATATTATTAAAAAAATAAAAGCTATATCATTACAAATATGTTTGTAATCTGACTAATATATCCTTTATTTCATTACACCTATTTAATGTCAGTCTATTAATATATTTATTATCAACATATGCATTTGATAAATCATTATTTAATAATTCATCTATGTTTATTTTAATCACAAATGATGGAAAATGTATATCCAAATCACCATCATAGAAAGTCTTAGCAAGACTTAACACATTGCCGTCTATTTCATACATGAAATCATCATTTACAGCACATTTTAAAAATCTATGTAACCCTTTAGGTGCCAATAAAAAACTTGATGTCAATTCCATAATAAAAACCTTTCTATATTAATTAAAAATACACTGTATATATTATATATACAGTGTATCATAATGTTATTCATTTATCAACATAATTCTATATGATATCCGGCCCTGAATTTTCATGTGACTTCATGATATCAGGTAGCATTTCATGTAATATTATATGTGCTTTACGCTGTTCCTCGCTATAATTAATGGCAATATCTTTTGCATCTAAAAATTCTAATTTAGATGTATTATTTTTATTAAACAACATAACAGGATATTCCTCGCTTGGTGAGCCAAGATTGATATCATATTTGCCATTTAATGATTTTGAAATACTATGTTGTGGAAGTGATATCTTTGTTTGTGAAAAGTTTCCAAAACCCGGCATATCAATTCCTACTCTATCTTCGCAACCAAAAGATATTTGTGATTTATCCACTTGTATAATTACTTTCTTTGGTTGATACGCCGTATCTTCTCTTGATGTTTCTGATTCATGTCTTATACCGTTTTTATCTACAATCCAGTCAACAGAGTTTATTACATCAGAGCCTAATAAGTGTGTTCTGCCCTCAATCATACCATCTTTACTTGACCATTTGTAATTCATTTTTGTATCAGGCAAGGCTTCACCTAATGCATCTATCACATTTGGATTATTAAATGTAATACGGTCTTTAGCAAATGACTTAATGTTAATGTCTATATTTTCTAATTCAGGTGATACATCTTTATGTGATAATTTAGCAATCTTATCAGCATCAAGCTGTAACTTAACATCCTTATCAAGTGATAAAGCAATAGCTTTGCTTGGTTGCACTTTCCAAATATCTTGCTTCCATAAGTCCTTAGACTCTAATATATATCTTGTATCTGAATTATTTGGAAAATTTGTGCCTATCATAATTCAATTCCTTTATTCATAGAATCAGATTTATTCATAATATCTCCAAACTTAGCCTCAGCCTGCTCAGCTCTACTGTGACTATTATTAGTCTTTTTGTTATCAGGCTTTTTTGCGTCATCAAGGGCAATTAATTCTTTACCACTTTGAATACGCTTCTGAATTGCTGCTTCATTTTTTGCTAAATGCTTATCACTCTCTTCTAATCCTTTAAATGCCACATCTCCTGCTGTTTTAGTCATAGCATACCCAATAGGATTCATAACACTCGCAACTTTACCAACAGGAGAATCTAATGTCTTATTAAATTCAGCTTTTAATTCTCTGGCGTTTAAGTCTTTTAAATCTTTCATGTTTTTAGGTAAAACATCCTTAGATTTCTCATCTTCTAAGCTATTAGGCAGCTTATTTAATGAATTTACATTAGCAGTTTCTACTGAATCAATTACAGGTTTTAATTGTTTACTCATAAATTTAAGTCCTTTCATAATAATATCATATCAGTTTCTCTATATATCATATCACAAAAAGCAAATAATAAAAGATATGCATAAAGCAATTCGGGTGTAAAAAAAGAAAATTAAATAATTTAGTTTGGAGGAACAACGATGAATGCAAATTTAATTGTAAGGCTTATGAGTGTTGGTAAAGCATTATACTGGTTATTTATGGCCATTTTATATCACATACTTAAATTTATAAATCACTGGTCACTACCCAGCAGGCTCATATGGTCGGAAAAATATATAAACAAACACACTCTTAAATGTAAAATTCATGACGACATTAGAGCTATGTTAAGTATAATTGCAGGTGTTACGATATTTTTCTGCTTTTTATATTTGGCTGAAAATGATTTTGAGAATGGCTTTAGAAATACATTAATGTCTGTAGTGCCATTTTTATTTCCATCTATCGTCTACATAATATTTGTAATAGATAACTTAGAGGATGATGACTATGCTGATGTATAAAACATCAGCATAAAATTTTTTAAAAGCTCGCATACACTCGCTACGAGAGTAAAGTTAGAAATTAATTATAAATTATTTGGAGGTATTTATGAAACCGTTAAGTAAAAAGACATACGCAAGCATCTTCTGTGCAAAAGATGACTTTAAGGCTATTAGAGAAATGGGTCAGGACCTAAAAGTAACAAACTCTTACAAGACAGCAAAGGCTATGTTAGAGCTTGCAAATAAGTGGCTTGCTGACTTTGAAGATGTAAATCCTAGCTGGAAGCCTGATGAAGCCCCTGCTCCGGCAACTATAACCGAAAAAGCTTAAAAATTTTAAATCCTGTAGTAATACAGGATTTGATTTTTTTTTAATAAATATATTTTTATATCTGTCGGGTGACAGTATAAAAACATGAAAGGACATATATGAATATCACAAACTTAAATGATATTGTATTAAATAGTTTTAAAAGCAACATCAACCGTGCTCTCTCTAAAAATGAGCCATATGTAGGTTTTGCATTAAATACTAAACTTATAAGATTGTTTAAAAACAGTCATGAAAAGCTTTATCATCTAACCGATGATGAAACATTTTTTGAAACAGGTACTCTAAACGAACTTGCAGAGTTTTACTGTAATTTAATAAATAAGGAGAAATAAAATGATAAACCAGATTGAGAGAACCTATGCAGCAAAGCATGAAACCAGCTCAGTAAATGAGATAAAGGTTAGTGTATATTATAAGAAAGGCGGCATGAATTATTTTACATCAAGACCTGAAGAAAGAGGTTACTACTTCTCAATTACGCCACAAACCAGAAACGGACATTTCGTAACATACACAGGCTTTTCAGGAGCGAAAACTTGTGTTTTGCCTGTTGCAAGACAGTCTAAGAAAAGTTTTGAAACAGCTAAATCCAAATTTAATGATTATATAGATAGTTATTTAAAGGACTTTTGTAACCAAAATGGTTATACTATAATTGACGAAAACAATTATACAGAAAGAGAATCTGAAAGGAGGACTTAATGGGTTTAAGTTTTTCAGAAGTATTTAGAATAATGATAAAAACGTAACCAAATATGGTGAAAGTGAATGGTGTTTAATATATTATTAAAAGAAAGAAACAATTATGAAATTATTTGAACATAAACGACATCCGGATACAACGGATAAGCATAAGATAAACAAATCAGAAATTGAGTTTTTAATTGATTTACAAAAAGAGTTAAATACTCAAACTGATGATGGCAACGCACAGCCTGTTTACTGGGGTATTATAGATACTAAAAGAATCTATAATGTATCAGATGATACAGATGATGCAGAACCTGCATTATTTAACCCTGAATATCAACATACTTTGTATGGCATAAAGGATGTAGTAGATTACATAAAAGATGAATTAAATATCTATGTTAAAGAATATGAAGATTCTTCTATAACTGTAATACCGGAATTAAAAGCTGATGAGAATGACAAAGATAATATTAATTCCTTTTTAAATGATAAAAGTAAACATGAATGTTTAGAGAATGAAGAAGATTGGATGAATTTTTTAAGCATTTATGAAAATCATTGGTATGTAGTCTACTATAAAGATGTAGACATTATAACTGAAAATTTAATGTTTCTCACCAGACAATCTGCTGAAGATTATTTAAAAGAAAACTCTCATCACCATTCAGAAAATGCTCATACATATGCTATGACAGCTATACGAAACCCCGTTGTAAACAAACTTTGGAAAATTCTTAGAGAAGTTGACTTTTCTAAGATAGAAAATGAGGATTAATTTGGAAAAACCTTATATAGTAGTTGATAACGAATTTATATTAGAAGACTTTGAACTGGTTGCAAGTCATATGGAATGCGATTTGATGAGTAAAATCATAAGTCAGACAGATACAGAAATTGTTGCTGCCCATGCCAGTATAGCATTTGATGACAACGGTCCTGTGTTTGATGCAAATAACCATCTTGTAATAAATTATTCCGAACCGGAAACCTTAAAATCAATGCAAGATTGTATTGATTTCATGAAAAAAGACAATCCTGATGCAATATATGAACTAAAATATAAGTAAAAAGGAGACTAACAACATGATGATAATTCCTATTTTATTAGTAATCATCTTAGCTTTGATTATCTTTGTTATATTTAAGCAGATGATTAAGTCAAATCCACGAAAGCTTAAAAAGGCTGATGATGCTTACATGACAGATAAAATGCATGAGTATAAACCTGATGACACAAACAATGTATCAACAGATGAATCTGTTAAAGCTGATAATGAAAATACAGAATCAAATAATTAATTTGATACAGCTGAACATAGATGAATCTATGTTCGGTTGTATTTTTTTGATAAATATATTATAATAGAATCAGCTCATAAATCAAGCTAAAACCCAAATAATAACTCTGAAAGGATGTGATTTATATTATAACACCTTGTAAGAACTGTAAAATCAGACAAATAGGTTGTCACAATACTTGCGAAAGTTACTTGAACTGGAAACTCGAAAGAAGTAAAATCAATGCCAAAATGTTACATAATGTTATAATGAATGCAATATCTTATAAACATAACAATTTTGGAATGAAACACCGTTTTAGTCGTTAAAGGAGAATATATTATGATAAGCCTATATAACATAGAAACTTCGAATGATATTACATATATGTTTTTAGGATATGGTGTTGCTCAGAAAATCCCAAAGACTTTTGAATATAACAAAATATCGGATTTTCATATAATGCCTGTTGAAAAAGCATATCAACAAAACTTAATACCTGATGATATTATAGTTCCGGAAACAGTTCCAATCAGTCCCGGCTCACCTGTTGAAACACCCCTTGATAGATGGATTTTAATCTCGTATATCAAGCCTGAATCACTTGAACCATATTTAAAAGACATCTACATGGAAGATTTATACAAAGCTATGGACCCTGATTGGAAACAGAAAATATAAAGAACATGAAAGGAAATTAAAATTATATGAATTTTAAAGAAATAGAGCATTTTAATAACGAATATAAAGACATACCTGACGATATTTTATCTGACTTAACTAAAAAAGGTTTTGTCGGTAAATGGGCAGGTTATATGTGTTTTTCCGCAAGAAAGTGTTTAAGGGCTTATTATTTAGATAAGAAGTCTAATCAATATGCAGGTGATTTAGAGGGCACATTAAATTTAATTGGTGAAGAATTTGTCTTTATATTTTCAGCTCAATTTATTTTAGCAGATTTATTTAATTATGATTTTAATCATGATAGTAACGAAGCTCTATCAGATATGATTGACATAATTAAGTTGGTATATGGTGCAGATTCTCCTGAAGCATATTTATTTAACAGTTTTGTAGAGATGTATGAAAAGCTTGATGAATCAAGTTCTGATGGAATGTGGTTAAACGATTGTGAACCAAGATTATTAGCCATTTTAAAAGAATAATATAATATCTCCCTTGTCTTATATTTATAATATTATATAATTAAAATATATAAGATAAGGGGGATTTTTTTATGGCTAATAATTTAAGACATTGGTCATCATGGGGAAATAGTAAATCCCCTGAAGCACTTGATGAATTAGTATATAATTTTCAAACATATTGTGTTGATAACATGGATGCATTATATGAAATAGCAACATCCAGTCCAAAATATCATGGTGCATCAAAACACATTATGAAAAATGATGCAGATAATGTTGCAAGAATGCTTGATGACAACGGCAAGAATCTATCATTTTCAGCTGATATGGATATAGAGAGTGTTAAGATAAATTCTATAGATATGATAGCATCAATGGCTCCGGATGTAATAGCATGGCGATTGAATCCTGATAAATCAAATACAAGGCTTGTACTAACCGCACCGATAGATGCAGGTTATGACAGCATAGGTTCCGGTTTAGTATCAAGTAAGAATCATACTTTAACAAAATTTGAAACAAATGCTCAGACTATTGTATTAGAAAAAACAAATGATTATGATACGGATGATAATCCTTTAGGTTTTAGAATCATTACAGAATATCCTGAAATCAAAAAGTTGCAGTCTTTATGTAATAAAGATGTTGTAACAGAAGATTTCAGAGGATTAAAAACATCATATAGAGTAAATGATATAGAAAACATTAATATTAAAAGATGTGATGATAAAATCAATCCGGATGATGTATATGCCGGAGTAAAACGTTCGGAAACTTTTAAATCATATAACAAGCGTTATGCCAATGCTATAACACCTGAAGAACAGGCAAAAGTTGAACATATGTATGATGCAGCTATGGCAGACAAAGGCATGAGTAATTCGCCTAATATAAGAGGAGAAAAACGTAAAGTGCCTCTTAAATTCGAAGATTTATTAAATGCTTCGAATAAATTACATAATGATTATGAGTACTAAAAAAGAGAGATTAAAAATCTCTCTTTTTTTAATATTAAGCTAAATGATATTTACTTATATATTTATTATTTAATTCCTGTATATGCTTATACTCAGCTAATAAATTATAAAACGTAGCTTTTTTTAACTTTAACCTATTCATAAACTCAGCTGATGTAATATCATGTTTAATCCATAACTCATATAACTCATCCCACTTGTATGGAAAATCCATTTTAGGTCTACCAACATTTGATTTTTTAACAATTATATCTGTATTATTTGATAATATAGATTGCTTTATCGTCAATAAAACAATTTTATTTATATCAGGATTAATATCATATGTCGTTGGATACATATTAATAAATAAAATAATATTATGGCTTATAATATAATCTAAATGATTTATTAAATCTATTTGATTTAAACCAATATCACTTATATCGTTAATGATTAAAATGTCATTTGAATTTAATCTTTGCAATAATAGATTAAAATTCCTAAATGACCTTATATTTTCAAATACAAACTCAATTTCACAATTATCGTCATCATATAATTGTAAAATTATATCATCAAAAACAGATACATCCATATTTGTTTTTGCATAAATATATATTGTTTTAACCATACTATACCTTTCCAAATAAACGATTTAAAATACCACATTTTATATTTACTCTTTTAAAAAATTCAGTTTTATCACAAACCACCAATTTACTTTTACTTGATGCAATATATTGAGCATTTATTTCAGATGGTAATGTATCAACCCAAGCTTTTGCTTTTTTATCATTATCTTCTAAGTTTATGATAACCTTATCAGATTTATTAAAATCAAATGCTGATTTATTTAATTTATAATACTCTTCTACTTCTTTTAATACTTTACTATAATTTTCAGAAGAATTTACACTATAATGCTCATGCCAATTAAGTTCCTGTATATATGACGGTATATCATAATTATAATCTTTTAAAACACTAATTATAGCAGATGATGATAGCTTAGCAATATCAATATAATACCCAACAGGAACACCTAAACTTATCTTTTCAAGCTCTATATTCAAAAAGTCAATCATTTTGAGAATATATTTACGATAAAAAGCCGTTCCTAATTTTGATAATATATTATTCGCAATAACCCTTGCTTTAGTTTCATCTCTATTACTTGGAAACCTTGCTGTAAACTTCAATGAAACCATTCTTTTACGATATTTTTCACTGAAAGAATCAACAGCATTTGTTGCAAAAATAAGCATAGGCATATATATTAGTCCATGTCTCTCACATAGTTCAGGTCCTTTAATTATTTTACCATATCTGTTTTCACCAAAAGACGCAGCATCTACTTCATCTATGAAAATTGGAAAACCTACATCACTTAATTGATAATTACGCAAATCATCTAAGCTTGTATTGGCACCTATATAAGCTTTAATATCTTTTCCTGTCATTAATTTTAAAATAGCTTGTATCATAAATGTTTTACCACAACTTGCTGTAATAGAAGAAGCTGTTAAAAACATAGGCATAGACCCCGATGTTTGACCGATTGAATATTCAAAATTTCTTAATGATGCATGAAAAGGTGATGACAACATAATAGTTAATAACTTAAAATGTGTACGCTTTAATTCATCTGTATCACCGACAAAATCATCAAAATTATTAAATATTCCTAATAACTCATCAATATCAGATTTAACTAAATCATCACTCACATTTAAATCCCACGGTTTATCATTATATAAAACACTACCTGTATCTAAATCTATTTTTAAAAATGGATAATTTTGTTCTATTATTTTAACATCGTTTATCTTTTTCAGCTTATAATTGTCTTGTTTTTTATTGATATATTCAACCTGTTTTGCTGAAACAACAGGCAAACCATTTGTGTCTGTTGATTTTAATTTAGATGACTTTAATAAGTCACTATATAAGTCTTTATTTTTATCAACGTTTACAACATATTCTATTTTCTTATTGAAATCATCCTGAGCATTAATATTGGCAAACAATATCTCACACGATTTATTATTCTTTGCTGTTTGTAATATAGGATTACTACTAACATAATCATCTATATCAGCTATAACAGTCTCATGTGTAATATCAGATGACAGATTTATAGCTGTTTCAAAAGAATTAGATTCTATTTCATATCTAAGTTCACCGTCATCATAATCTATAATCTCCATTTGATTACCAAACCAAGCACTCATAGACATATTAGCTGAACCTGTAATTACACGAGTATGAGATAGATTCTTTGTATCATTTAATATATAAACTTTACGATGGTCTATAACTACTCTTGATAAACGAATAATTAAATCGCCTGATTCAAGCATCTGTTTAACTGTTGGATATTTTTTAATTAGTTTTGCTACTTCATCATTGTAATATTTACCCATACTTAAAACATATGCTTCTAATTTTTTGAAATCTGTATCAAATTCATGAATATAATCAGCACCTATAATAATTTCTACATATTTGAAATATTTAATAAGATGTTCTATAAAACCTAAACTATAAGAATAGGTAATGATTCTTATTTTATCAAATCCACTAAACAAATCTTGTAATGTAACATGTTCTCTTGCTTGTGTAATAATTTTATTTACACACAATACATCTTCAAAATTATTGTAATTGCCTATTGGTATAATATTATCTTGACTCATATTATAAGCTCCTGTCTATAAATATATTACTATTTATAGACATTATATTATATGTCCATAAATTATACAATATTTTATAGACTAATATAAGCAAACAAAAAAGCCTTAATGTATTTCACATCAAGACTTTTTTTTTACAAAATATAGCTATAAGAAAGGAACTCATATTATGTAATTCATATTATAACATAAGTATATACGTTTTGTGAACTACTTTTTTTGTTAAAACAAAATGCTCTCACGAAGATTCGAACTTCGAATATACGATTCGTAGTCGTATGGTTTATCCATTAGCCTATGAGAGCAATTATATCCTGTATAGGAATTGAACCTATATTAAGAGATTAGAAATCTCTAGTTCTATCCATTGAACTAACAGGACAAAATACGAAAGGTGGGATTCGAACCCACGACCACCGGTATATAAGACCGACACTCTAACCACTGAGTTACTTTCGAGTTCCGAAGACAGGACTTGAACCTGCGACTTTTTGCTTGTAAGGCAAACACTCTCCCGGCTGAGTTACTTCGGAATATTATGGTGAGAATTAATCTCACCATATATAAATTTAATTATTTTTCATGATATTAACGGCTTCTGTAAATCTTAAATCCAATAAAGACTTAATATCATTTTCTCCGTCAAAATATCTCTTTAAATCTTTATCAAACTTATGCAAACACTTATCATGATTTGATAAATATACTAAAATATTAAGCAATGACCCAGTTAATGTATCAACCATTTTATCTTCAGATACAAACTCTAATCTAAAAGCCTTATAAGCATTTAAAAATGAATCACTCACATAATGCTCATTTTTTGTAATAATACAACTCATAACATAAGCATCAATCTTTGTAATTCTTGACTTATCAGCCATTAAACTATTAAGTAAGTTATCCAACTCTTTATCAACTGTTGCAAACGTATATTCATGTGATAAGAATTCAGCATCTATATGATAATTACTTAAAGTGTTTAAAAAGTCATACATATTGGCAATATTACACTTGGACCAGATATTAGAAACACCCATATCATATGGAATAAACTTTATTTTCTTATCATCTTTCAATTTGTCAATATCAGCTTTTAAAATTCTGCACATATCGAGCACAGAATATACACAAAACTCAAAAAGCTTTGTTGTGCCATTCTGTACTGTTAAATCCTCTGATTCAACTGACGACATCAATAATTCCTTACAAATAGACTGTACTAAGAACCAATCCATTGGAGGAGCCTTTTTAAACTCTTTATCATTGATACCGGCTTCTATTCCAACTAATGCAAATACATTAGTTTTTACATCACGCTGTAACTCATCAGAAAACCTTTCATATGACATGACATTATACATCTTTCTATATTCACATTTACAAGTTCATAATATATAAGATTCTTATCTTATATAAATTCTAGGAGTGAGATTTGAACTCACGACCATCTGCGTATCAGACAGATACTCTCCCACTGAGCTATCCTAGAGTAAAAATCCTCGGTCGGAATCGAACCGACTAATAAATGGGTTGCAGCCACTCGCCCTACCATAGAGCATCGAGGATATGAACATAAACGCTGACAAAGGGACTCGAACCCTTATACCGAATTAACGATAAGCTGCTTAGCAGGCAGCCGCCTTACCAATTAGGTCTATATCAGCTTAAGCACACCCAAATAGATTCGAACTATTATCTAAGGTTTTGGAGACCTCTATTCTACCATTGAACTATAGGTGCATGCAACAGCGATATTGAGGTTCGAACTCAAAACTCAAGAGTCAAAGTCTTGTGTATTTCCTATTATACTATATCGCTATAACAACCCGGATAAGACTTGAACTTATAATCCTCGCATTCAGAGTGCGATGCTTTACCAATTAAGCTACCGAGCTTTATAAACGCCTGCTGAGGGACTCGAACCCCCACACCGGCTCACACCGATTACTAGCTGTTTTCAAGACAGCTGCCTTACCAATTAGGCTTAAACAGGCAAAATAAAAAGAGATATCACAAAATGTGCGACATCTCTTTTCGTCTGTAAATGTGTATTGACGTAAAATTGGAGTTTTATTATGTCAAATAATAGATGAGCGAATCTATAATCTAACCACGAAATAAAATGTTTAAAACACTTTGCTATGATTTTTATTATGCAATTTTTTTGTAACACAACTGGACCAACTTCTGACTGAACATTGGCTCTGAATTCGTTGTGAACTTATTATTGCATTTATGTACATCATAACTATAGGTTTCCTTTCTTTTTATTTCATATATGAGGATTATAGCATATTAATCAATAATATGCAAGTACTTTTTACGTTATTCTTCAGGGTCAAATAGATTTGCTACAGGCTCAGTGTAATCCGGACCAACATCTGATATTTCACTTAAGATATGGTCATCATTAAAATCGTTAAACTCATCTAAACCTAAATCGCCCCAAAAACTATCATTTGTATGGTCAAATATATTAGTTTGCATAATGTTTTTATCTTATCCTTTCTTGTATATTATAGTTATTCTAATACAATTTTACTAGAAAGACAAGTATTATAACGTGTCGGATGCTAAATGTGTAATTTATTAATTGTAAAATGAGAGAGGTATCTATTATGATAGATTTTTTAAGTTTAAGAAAACTTGATGTAAATAAATACGATGATGTATGGCTCATCGTAAGGTCAGCAAAGAATTGCTCTAAGTTGCTTGAAAATGCAAACGTAAAACAAGTAGCTGAGCTAAGTCCAAGCTTTGGGCTATTCAAGAAGTATTTGGATTTAAGAAACAAAAGCTTATGGAATCATCAGGCATTTTTAGATGTATACGTTCCTGAGTTTTTGAGTGAAGCAAAGCTTGAGCCGAAATTTGCTGATAGATTATTAGAACTCAAAGCAAATCCAGATAAAAAATATGCTCTTGTTTGCTTTTGTAGTGATGAAAGAGAATGTCATAGGAGTATTGTTGCAGCTCTTTGTCATATAAATAATATTGCTGTCAATACAAAATATAATATAAACCAATATATAAAAGAATATTGGTCTTCAAATAATAATAAATAATACTCAAAAGGAAAAAAATCATATGAACAAAAAAATAATTATTGGCTTTATTCTAAGTAATAAAGCCTTTCCTGATTTATTAAATAATATACAAAAATTCAACCCCGATGAAGCAGCAAAAATTGAAAACGAATTATTATGTGCATTTACGCCAAGAAAAATCATAGGTTTTAATATATTAAATCTACCTGATTTTACTCAAGAACAGGTAGAATATGATACAATAAAAAATTTAAGTGAAACAGAACTTAACGATATAGGGATTACTATGTTTTACAACATCAAAGAAGCATATATAATGCCAACACAGCCATCATCATATATAAATGATAAACATAGAACACATGACGTAAATCTTCATTTAGTATTATGCAACAAAACAAATACATTTAAGTTATCAAAAATTCCGGAAAATATAGGTATATATCAAGATAAAGATAAAAATCCTGTATGGTTTTCAACATATACTGATAAAATATTTTCAAGTCATGATATAAGAAACCCAGAAGATTATAAAAATAAAACACAAATAGTAACGATAACAAACCTTATTTCACACTTGGAAATAAATATACTTCCGGATATAGGTGCATATATTTCAGTCCCACACAACCACCCACAAGTACTATGGTCAAACATTGACTCAAAAAATTATAACATATATGATAAAAAATATGGTAAACCACACCATAATGAATTTCATTCAGTTATAAAAACTTATATTAAATTGCCATTTAAAGTAACAACAATAATGGATAACTTAATTAAAATAACAGATGATTTTATTATAATAAATAACACTGTATTATTAAGAATAGATTCAAAAAATAAAGATGAACTCATAATACCTAAATGTGATACATTTATAGCTTTTGGCACAACACTCAGTTATTATAAGAAAGTATATTTTCCAAAAAACATTAAATCAATAATAACAAGAGTCAATTATGAAGATAGAGATGACTACAAAGATACTGTATTATATTTTGATAAAGAAACATTAAAAAGCAGATGCATAAACTATATGCTATACGATAATATAAAAGATTATTACTCAAAATATGCATATGACCAATCATATGTAAATATACCTGATAATTTCCAAAATGCTGTATTATTAAAAGATGCCATAAACGCATTAGGTGATACACATATGAAAATAGAATTCATATAAAACAATAATATAATAAATATATTAAATTATATTGTAAATAAAAACAGCACGGCATATACCGTGCTATATTTTTTTTGTTTCGGGTGCAATTTTAATATAAAATTTTAAAGGAGAATCAGCTTTGCAACATAAAATCGTAATAGGACTCATAGTAAGTGACAAAATAAATAAAACAATTAATATAGATTTATATGACAATAATATTATTGAAAATAAAACAGATATATCAACAAAATATCCACCAAGACAGATATTAGGTTTTAAAATACTAAATCTGCCGGATTTTACAGAAGAAATATTAGATTACGATAAAATTAATCAAACGGATATTCAAATTCTAAAAGACTTAAATTTATATCAATTTTATAATAAGCCACAAGCATTTATGGTCCAAGTAAACATAGATTATGAATATGATAATAATTATTGTAATCCGATTATAGTGTTATATGATAATAAAAATCAAATGTCAATAACACTACCAAACCTTTCGTTTGTACTTATGGAAAATGAATCTAATCAGTTATTGTATACAGCTTCGTATTTTTATAATAGCCAAAGACCACTCTATTGTGGATTAGATAAAATCAGTAAAACAAGACCAAAACAACCTGTTATAGCGTTAAGTTTACAAGAACATTTATGTAAAAATAAATTATACCCAAGCTATAAAGACTATTATTCTTATTGGTTTATGCCCGGAGTAGGTCCGTTCATAACCTCTAATAGAATTCAAGTTGTTTTATGGTCAAAAACAAATACTGATAAATATTTTAAAAACAATATGTTTGAATTAAACAGCAAAAATATAATAGATGTTCTTATCAGATTAGACTTTAATATTGATAAATGTTTTAAAGATATTATTATCAAAACAACTGAATACATAGGCATAAATGATAATATTATAATCAAAGATGATAGAACAAATAAAAGCTTTAACACTAAATTGATAATCCCTGATGGTTATAAAAATGTTATAACAGAACAATTTTATAACTATCACGATATATATTTTCCGGAAACAGTTCAAAATATATATAATGAACTTAGACCAAGTTGGATTGACTTATTAAACAACACAAGATTCTATTTTAAGAAAAATACGCTAAAATTAAAAAATATCGAATATATGATTAAACCGTTTATAAAACTGTATTATAAACAATATAATAAACAATGTTTAAAATCTTATATTCCGGATAAATTTGCTGATGCTGTTTATCTTAAAGATGCTCTTGATGCACTTGCCCAGTTTAATATCAAACCTATAAACTATAAATTTATATAGAAAGAGAGATTATTTATGAAACACTTAAAAAGACTTATAATACTATTTATGATACTCATGACTTGTATGATTATGACAGGATGTGAAAAAGAAGCATCTGTTGTCAATAATCCCACTAATATAGATGCAAGCCAAAATACAAATCAAGATACAACTGATAATAATACGGATATTAACTTTATCGGTATTGATAAAAATCATGATATCAATATCAATTCTGATAATATTAAACTTATTGCTTCATATCAGATACCTGATAAAAGATTAAATAACTATGTCTTTACTGTACCGTCTATTATAAAATTAAATATTAAACTTGCGGATAACTCAAGATATAATATCAGAGTTGCACATCTATATGCCGATGTGTATGTTTCATCAAGATATGCAAGATTTAACGGTCTTAGACAAGACAGTATGAATTTAGACTTTACAGAAGCAAAAAATAACGGATATGATATAGATACTGTAAATGCTTTCGAACAGTTATTCCAAGTTGAATCCGTTAATCAAAATGAAAGCTTTATCCATGGATGGCACGGCTATGTGAGTGAACATTATAAATATCTCAGTGAAAGTGACATCAAAAGTAATAGTAATGGAGCTATACTCAGATGCGTATGGACACTAGCGATATATGATTCAGAAACAGATAAAACTTATTCTAAGTATATCTCTGATGAAATATTTATGTCATCTACTCAACCAAATTAAATAGGAGGTAAGAATATGAAAATTGCATTAGGCTTTGTATTAAGCAATTCTGAAATAGATAAACTAAAACACAAAGCCTTTAATGCAGGTTTACTTGAACCTGCTGCAAGGCTTAATCAACTGTCGTTTAGACAAATCATAGGTATTAAAACCCTTTCACTTCCTGATTTCATAGAAGATATAATGCCTATAACTGATATGACTAATCAAGATTTAAGAGATATGGGTTTAGAAAGTTTAATAGATATGCAAAAAATGTTTATATTAAATACTCATGCAAACTCTATTTATGATGTCAGAAATAATCTTGCAAGCATACTTGCAATTAATTCTCAAAATAAATTAGTTAAACTAACTATTCCGGATAATATCACATTATTAGAAACATTAGATATGTCTATACAAATTATGCTTCAAAAATATAGACAACTTGAAACCAATACCGAAAGCGAACTGGAATTAATCAATAATAACGGCATTACAAAACGCATAGCATTTTTGATAAGTAACAATGATTTAGAAAAAACAAATATGCTTGCTCGTAACATTGATATTTATTATATCTCAGGTGTTGGAACTTGTATTACACCTAAAAGACATATGAATGTCTTATGGTCTAATATTAAAGATGATAACTTGATATCAGATAATAATTTAAACTTATATTCAAAACCAATCGCTCTTGGTAGAATTAATTTAAACCAAGATGATTTTGATGTATTTGATAATCTGATTCATGTATCCAAATATTTCGTTTATGCAAACGGTATATATATCATAGATGAGTTTGCAAAAACTGATAAACTTAAAATACCTGAGACTTGTCTTGAGTTAATACCAAACTATCAACTGGGATTCAGTAATTTTAAAGAAGTTATCTTTAATAAAAATATAAAAATAATACATTATAGATTTAGCAATAGAACGCATCAACAGCATAATAAAACAATTTTAGTATTTGACGAAAATACTCTCCCATCTGTGGCAATACGAAACTTATTTGGTGAAAGAGTTATTGAGTATTATGCAAAATACGCTCATAACTTAGTTTATGGTGTTCCGCAACAAGATAAAATCTATAATGCTAAAACTGTATATGATGTATTAAAAGAATTAAAACCGTTACCTATACAAATAAAAATAATAGGTGCAAATAAAGAACATTTTGTCTAAAACATTTTTTAAATAAAAAGGAGAATTAATTATGCAACTTACAGAAATAAATATGACAAATAAATTTGCTGTTATTATAACAGCAGATTGGAATGATGCTGATTATATCACTAAATTCAGTACATTTGATAACAAAAGATTTAACGAAATATCAGAGTTTATAACAATGATTCAAGACTTATACGATAATCTAGAAACCATACAAGAATGGCTTAAGCAAAAATATGGTCACAGACTAGATATTCGTAAAGCCATTAAATTATCTATAAGAAAATATTTAAAGCATCACATTGGTATTGACATATTTGATATTAGAGAAGATTCTATAGACTGGATTACAGATGAGCTATATGATTTTCTCCCGGCAACAAATGACATAGAATATCCTTATCCTCATACGATTTGTAGTGTCAAAATCATAAAAGATTCAAAAATATTTGAAGTAGGTCAACCAACAGATGCTGATGTTAAACAATCAATGGAATTTATATCAGCATGGCTACAAGAATAAAAAAATATAAAGATTGTTAAAAAACAAATAATACACATAATCTTAACTCGAGTGTTATTTGGCATCAAAAATTTAAGGAGATAAAAAATGAGTAATGATAATATTGATAAGCAGTCTATAAAGGCTATTACAAAGGGCATTCTCGCCGGATTCGTATTTATTGTAGTGCTAATATTGTTCTTTGGGTCATTCTACAATGTTGATACAGGTCAAGTCGCAATTATTAAACGATTTGGTAAAGTAATTGCAATCAAAGAAGAGGGTTTAAACTTTAAAATCCCCATTATAGACCATGCATATAAAATGAATACTCGTGAACAGACTCTTAAGTTCAGCAACGAGGGTGAAAACAATGATGCTGGTGCAATTTCTGCTTCTACAAAAGATATGCAGACCGTTCTTGTATCTGTCACAGTGTCAGATATTGTATCAGACCCTATGAAACTATATAGGGCTTTTACAGGCAATCATGTACGCAGTATGATGATACCAAGAGTAAAAGATGCTGTTCAGTCTCAGGTTGCCAAGTATACTATAGAAGAGTTTATAGCAAAGAGAGACCAGTTATCTCAAGATATCTATACAGACTTAGAAGAGAATTTTGCCAAATATGGCGTGACACTAACAAACGTAAGTATCATCGACCACGATTTCTCGGATGCTTATGAAGCAGCCGTTGAAGCAAAGAAAATTGCTGAACAGCAGGTTGAGGAGGAGAAACAGAAGCAGCAGAAACTTGTTGTAGAACAGGAAAATAAAGTTAAACTTGCTGAACTTGAAGTTGAACGTAAAAAGCTTGAAGCTGAAGCAAACAGCGTTATTACAAGTTCTCTCTCAAAAGAAATCTTGCAGAAGCAGATGATTGAGAAGTGGGATGGAAAATTGCCGTATGTTAATGGCAATTCCAACGGCGTAATACTCTCACCTGAAATGTTTACTAATTAATATATAAGCCTGTATTAGATTTATCTGATGCAGGCTTATTTTTAAATAATACAAAGGATAATAAAAAATATGGATGATACAAATAAAATTTCTCACGAAAGTTTCGGTGCAATAAGATTCACAAGAGGTCAAGGAAGAGCAAGAACTTTATTTGGCAGTTCAATTAAACATAGTGATATCATATTATGTACTATATCGAATTGTGAACTTGACAGACATTTAAATACAGATTGGTTTTATCCGACAGATACTGTCTTAGAATTCGAAATGAGTCATAATCAGTTTGCACAAATGCTTACCCAAATGAATTCAAATGCTGTTCCTATTACATTTAGGAGAAAACCAATGGATAAACCTAAAAAATGTGAAGAACCGCCTTATGAATCTGTAATACAAAAACATTCTCAAGAATTTGAAGAACATTTAGAGAATATAAATAATAAAACTAAAGACTTAATCAAAATGCTTAATGAAACGCTTGATACATCTAAGCTTAAAAAATCAGATAAAGATAAGCTAATATCCCTTGCCAATAGTATTTTAACAGAAATACAATCAAATTCAGAGTATCAACTTGATGCGTTTCATGAACAAATAGATAAAACTGTAACAGAAGTCAAAAACGAAATAGAAATGATAATTCAAAGCAAAAACTTAAAAGAATTACCAAAATTACTTGAATAAATATATAAAGGAGATAAAATAATATGTCTATTTGGACTCATGTAACCGGTGTTATAAGACTTGAGACAGGTCTTAAGCTTGATGATAACGCTATCGAAAACTTAATCGGAAAAAGAATCTTATATAGAGCTCCACAAGAGCTTATAGAATTATATCTATAAGCCCTTTTTTTATTTTCTTCCACGGCTTGAATGATATGCTGAATTATTAGGGTTGCACTGATTTGCATGATTGTTATTGTTCGCTATATATGCAGTATTATTAGGATTTCCCTGATTACTATAATTGTTATTTTGTTCTGTTGTATGTGTACTTGTATTATAACTATTTTTACTCATTTTACTAAATCTCCATTCTTATTTTCATTAACACTTTGTAATTATTGATAAACCACCAAAACACAAAATAACTATGTAATATAATAAAAAATAATCAAGCTTATAAGCTTGATTATTTTGATATTCTATCAGCTATGCTTGATGCAGCATATGAATCAGGCTTAATACAAGCCTCATATCCGGATGCAACAACCCATCCTACAAGCTCTGATACAAGAGTTTTAGTTTTACTCTTATCTGTATTACCTGCATCTATGTGTAATCGAATTGGTATATTCAAAAACATTTCATGATATATCTCATTATCTTGTAATATATTTACCAACTCTTCTGCTATCTCTAAACTCATACTTGTTTCTTCTCTGAGTTTAGTTCTAATATCCGAGATAAAATTAAGATGTGATACCCTATAAAAGAATATACCACCATGGCCTTTGCATATAATAGAAATAACATTTACTATTTTAGTTGTATCATGAAAGTTTTGACTATCTGTACCAATAGTAATTGTAAAGTCAGAATTATATATTTTATTCTTATTATAAAACTCTAATAAATGATTAGCTATATCTAAGAGATTTACTCGACCATAGGTATAGCTGTGAAATCGTTTGTATTTCATAATTAAATCTCCTATTTGTATTTTATTAGCTAATAAGTACGCCTGATGGGACTCGAACCCACATTGTTCGGATTAAAGGTCCGATGCTTAGCCAATTAAGCTACAGACGCAAATTAATTAAAAAGATTTAATCTCTGTTTTCGTTTATGTTTCATAAAATATCTCCTTATGTTTATTTATAAAACTATATTAGCATATATAAAAGTCATTGTCAATGATATTTACAATAAAAATACACATAAATCAGCATTTTTCTATACGGGTGTAATAGAAAAATGGAGAGACTTATCTATGAATACTAACTTAATATTAAACACCAAACTTAATAAAAACAATATTATTATAAATATAGAATACGATATATGTGTTGACAGCCATTTCAAAGCAAACTCATATATGGATAAATTAATAATTTCATTTGCACCGGGCAGTTATAATTTTGTTTTAAATCATATGGATGAATCCGATATTAAAGAAAGATTATTAAATTTTGGCTGTACACAAGAAGAAATAAAAAAATTTATCAATCTTGCTAAATTTGATACTGTAGATACTGATTATATGAAATTTAAAATATATGATTACGAATATATAGATGCCCAGATAGTGCTTGATGAAATTTTCGCAGGAAAAGACTCTAAATTAACTAATATTCAAAAGAAATTGTTAAGAAATGAACTCAAACACGAAATCACATATAATGAATACATCAAACTTCCAAAAAATGAACAATCACTATATGAAAAATATTCTTATGACTATATATGTATTAACAATAATCTTAAATTCATAAATGAATTTATCACAAAATATCAAGATAATATAGAGTTTATATCGGTTACTGCCAAATTAAACACTAATAGTTGTAATCCTTATTCAAGACTGGAAATTCAAACAACACCTATTGCCCCAATAAATGCTTCAAATCAAAAAATAAAAGACTTTTATCTAATTGAATTCAATAAATATTATCAAGAAAAAGGTATGTCATTAATCTCTACACATAATGTTCCATTAATTGAACTACACCCTGAATTTGAAGATGCTTTTACTGATTTTGATGAAACCAAATTCACATCAAGTCTTATACCGGATATATTTAAAGAGTTTAATGATAATATAATAACAACATATAAATTTAAACAAACTGAAGAGTTTATAGAAAAAATAAAGGATTTACGAAAAATTATAACAGATGCTATCATTAATGATAAACCAAATCCTTTATCCAAAAATGAAACACAACTTATCAACAGTCCTATATACACAACATTAAATACTAATAAGGCTCCTGATGGTTATAAACTATCAAGTATTGTTTCAAAAACTCTTAAACCTGAATATTATAATAAGTTAAATAATACTAAAGATAAAATTGTTAATACATCTGATATTTTATATTTATTGAACTATATTAATTGTCATATTATGTAACAAAAATAAACAATGCCCTCTATTAAATATATAAATTTTTATAGAGGGTATAAATGAAAAATGATTATAAAGACGGAGACTAAATTATGCTAACAAATATATACGTAAATTGTGAACTGATTAGTAACAAAACTAAGATATCTTTTGAATATGATACAGATAATGAATATGTCAGTATAAATATCAATAAAGAAGATATTAATCATATAGATATTAAAGACATAACAAATTCACTTAAAAGTTTTGGATTAACTGATGATGAAATATCTAAAATAATACTATTTAAAAGATATGAAACAATAAGCCATGAAGATATAATATTCAAGCTATCAGATTATCAAATCGAAAATGCTAAAACTATTATGTCACAGATTATAAACAATAATACAGACATAAAACTAACAGATAGTCAAATTAAACTATTAAAAAACGAATTTGAAAGATTTATAGATTACAACAAATATGTTAATCTGTCAGACTCTGATAAAGATATGTATTTGTTATACAAATCTAATCATAGTATATCAAAAGAAAATTATAAATTTATAAACGCTATTATCATAAAATATCAATCTTATATTGATAATATAAACCTATATAGTGTCATAAAAAATGATAGTAACGTATCATTTGACTTATATTTTGATAACGGATTAATCAAATCTGATATACGAAAATACATGTATCATTATGATATTAATATGCCAATAAATATTACAGCTGTTCCAATTATTGAATTAAATAATGAGTTTAACAAGGCATTCAAAGATTTTGATGAAAACCGTTTTATAGATGGATTAACCACTGATTTAATTAAAGATTTCAAAAGCCATATTGTAACTAAATATGTGTTTAAATTGAATCCAGATACATTAAATCAAATCAACGAAATCAAAAACAAAGTTCAAAATAATATATTAAATAAAATACCAAATACACTAACATCAGCTGAGAAAGAACTTATTCAAATTCCTAATACAATAATAGCTTTCACACCGGATGAACCAAACAATTATGTATTAGCTTCACAATACAATACTATCAGTGATGAATATGAAAATATATTAAAAAATGTAACGCCAAAACCGATTACATTAAATAATATATTATATGTATTACAGTTTATTGATGAACTATTATAAAAGGAAAAATATTTATGAAAAATAAAAATAAATTTGAGAAAATCATAAGAGCACAAATAGAGTCACACATAATGTTATCTAAAAACAATGTTAATTTAACATTTGATTTAAACTATGACCTTAAAGAAAATAAACAACAGATTTTTATTGATAATAAAAATATAACTGAACTTGATTATAACACAATGTTTGATTTATTACACAAGTTCGGTTGTTCAACTGACGAAATAAACGATTTTAAATTATTTCAAAAATTTGAAACCATAGATAAAAACCGCATAAGCATTATACTAGATGAAGATGTTTATAAAAAACGAAAAGTCATATTTGATAAATATATTAATACACCAAAGGCTGTTATAACTAATAAATCAGAACTTGAATTATTTAAATTGCCTAATGAAAAAGCAATTAATATTGACACATATAATAAACTCTCTAAGGATAAACAGGCATTATACAATCAATGTAGAAACTCTATACAAAGATTTAATGACTATAAATATTTAACTGAGTTTATTAACAAGTATCAAAAATATATTGTTAACATAAACTCATATATAACTGTGTATAATAATAGTTATATTAAAATACACATAAACAAAATAAATAATAATTATAATGCTGTAATTACAAAAGATGTTTATCTTTATGGTGAAAAACTAATAATAGATACTATACCAATTCATGAGATAAATAAAGAACTTGCTGAGTTTTTTAATGACTTCGATGAATCAAAATTTACAAAAGATTTAAAACCAAATATACTTAAAAAGTTAAATAAGAATATTAAACCTGAATTTAGCTATTTAATGTCAAATGAGTTATCAGACAAAATAGACAAACTAAAAAATAAAGCATTACAAGCTTTAATAAAAGGCAAGCCAAACCCGTTAACTCTTGATGAAATTAAAATAACTAATATGTGGACTCTAATAACATTAAATACAGATAAATGCCCGGATGGCTATATCTTTCTTAATAAATCTATTAAAATAAATCAAGATTATATTGATTTATTAAAAGGGGCAACACCTAAAAATGTAAATCTAAACGATATTATGTATTTGTTTGATTTTATCCACAATAAAATATTGTAATTTATAACACATATATGGACTTGTCTATTATAGGCAAGTCCATTTTTATAATAATTTCGGGTGCAATATTATATAAACAAATTGGAGGTATCAAATTTATGTTTGAAAAATTATTAAACAATCCTGATGTATCATTTATATTAAATTTGCTTAATTCTAATAATGATACAGGCTATATAGTGGGTGGAGCCATCAGAGATGTATTGCTTGGCTTAGAACCACACGATATAGACTTTGCTACAAATAAAAGCTATGATGAATTAAAAAAGTTATTTAGTGATTACCCCTGTATTGAAACAGGCAAATCATTCGGCGTTATTCGTGTTAAAATTAATAACAATGAATATGAGATTGCAAAATATCGTAAAGATATTAATGACACATCTGTTGCATTTGTAAATAATATTAAAGATGACTTATCAAGGCGTGATTTTACTATTAATGCTTTTGCGTTAAATAAAAACAACTTTATGGATTTATTTAACGGTAAGTCGGATTTAGAAAACAAAATTATAAGATTTGTCGGAAATCCCGACATAAGAATTAAAGAAGACCCTCTTAGGATACTAAGAGCGTTAAGATTTGCAGGTAAACCCGGATTTACTATTCATCCGGATACTCTTTGCAGCATGAGTGAAAACAAAGACTTATTAAAAGATATTCCAAGTGAACGAATCAAAAATGAGTTTATCAAAATCATAGAAAGTCTTGAAAATATCAAAGTACTTGAAATCATGAAAGAAACAGCCATACTTGATATAATCATTCCTGAGATTACAGTCGAATACGAATATGACCAAAACAATCCGTATCATAAGTTTGACCTCTGGCATCACACTCTAAATGTCATAAACGCCTGCAAAGATACTGATTATATCACCAAACTTGCTGCATTATTTCACGATATAGGTAAACCAGATACTATGACTGTAGACGAAATAACAGGTTTTCATCACTTTTATGGTCACGCTGATGTCAGTGAAGATATAACAAGAAAGATATTAAACAGGCTAAAGTTCAGCAATCAGGAAATTTATGATATATTAGCATTAGTTAAGAATCATATTACACTATTAATTGACTGCTCTGATAAGGTTATACGAACTATGGTTCATAAAATTGGTAGAGAAAATACAATAAGACTTGCAAAACTCACTTATGCCGATGACGAGGCTAAAAGTCTTAATAATCGTCATAATGACTTATATGATAACGTAATAAGAGTTATTAAAGAATTTGATATTCCAAAGGTTTCGGATTTGGCTCTAAATGGCTATGACTTAATGAAACTTGGATATACAGACAAAGAAATAGGCAAAATCAAGAATTATTTATTAAATAAAATCCTTGATGAAGGTATCCCAAATGATAAAGAAACTCTGTTAAATATTGTTCATGAATTAAAAAAGATACAGGTGTAAAAACCTGTATCTTTTATTTTATAGTTGCAGATACCGGAGTCGAACCTGTCAATTACACGATATGAGCGTGCTGCCTAACCGATTGGCTTATCTGCAATAATTGCAGGGGATGGATTCGAACCACCGTAAATTGGTTTATGAGACCATGCTGGACCCTCTCCAGTCTACCCTGCGAGCCTGAATGACAGGACTTGAACCTGCAACCCCTTGTTCCCAAAACAAGTGTGCTACCAAATTGCACCACATCCAGAGATTAAACGGTCACAACGAGAATCGAACTCGTGCCTTTGCCGTGACAGGGCAGCGTACTAACCACTATACTATGCGACCATATATCAGTTTTATTATATTAGTTCATTTATATATGAATAAACTCTCTTGTAATCACTGTTATTTAAAATTAAGTTTGACCTACGAACGTGCTTGTTTGCAGTTCTCTTAATATATTTAGAACTTGCACCTCTACCTGCTATCTTGATACGATTATCGTATTTATCACGATAAGGTCCAAGAACTATAAATCTAATAGGCGACCTATTATCTGCAATATTAGCATATCTTTTATTCTTATTATCTTTGAAATGTTTTCTGATTAACCAATTTCTCATAATACACCTCACATAATATTGATAGGAATAGTGGGATTCGAACCCACAACATTCGAGTTCTAAGCCCGACTCGTCTTCCGATTGCGACATATTCCTATATTAGTACCGGACATGGGACTTGAACCCACACGGTCATATAAACCAACGGATTTTAAGTCCGTTTCGTCTGCCATTCCGACACTCCGGTGTAAATCAGAGTGGTGAGACTTGAACTCACACGATTATATAAATCACGGCGTTCTTAGCACCGCTCGTCTGCCTATTGCGACACACCCTGATGAATTGGGATAGAGAGATTCGAACTCTCACTATCTGGTGTTTGAAACCATCGCCTCTGCCAGTTGGGCTATATCCCATTATAAGTCGGTGGAGAGAGACTTGAACTCCCAGAGCCGTTAAGCAACAGATTTACAGTCTGCCCCGCTACCAATTACGGTATACCCACCGATTAAGAGCCTCAAGCCGGAATCGAACCGACAACCTAATGCTTACAAGGCATTTGCTCTGCCTGTTGAGCTATTGAGGCTTGTTTATGCACTGATGTAAAGATGGATATCTACCAGTGCATATTTTAATGCCATATACTCGATAAAATATATAACACCAAGAGTGCGTAATGGGACTTGAACCCACACCACCTGTTTGGAAGACAGGTATGCTGACCGTTAACACTATACACACATATGACCGATACGGGGCTCGAACCCGTATTACAGCCTTGAAAGGGCTGTGACCTTACCTGTTTAGTCGAATCGGCCATTAAGGTGTAGGACGGAAATCGAATCCGCATCTTCAGATTCACAATCTGACGGACTAACCATTGTCCTACCTACACAGTGGAGCTGATGGGATTTGAACCCACAACCTTTTGCTTGCAAAGCAAACACTCTCCCATTGAGTTACAGCCCCTTTGAAGTGGACGGTGTCGGTATCGAACCGACTCCTGTAGCGTTTCAAGCTACCGCTTCTACCTAGTTAGCTTACCGTCCTTAGACGGTACTAAATCGTACTTTCATGAATTATTCTCCTATTAATATATTGATGCTAAATACACCAAACGGGTAAGGTAGGACTTGAACCTACGACACTTCGGTTAACAGCCGAATGCTCTGACCATCTGAGCTACATACCCAAATTAAAAAAGTCGCCTGAATTTTATGTTACCATAATCTTCAGACGACAAGGATTAGAAAAAAATGTTTAAACATATCAAATATCAAAAATATTGATACAGTTATAAACCCCTGTTTTGTCAGAAGATTTCCAAGTATGATAAAAATACCCTGTAGGTTCAAGGCTCGCCAAATTAAACATATTATCATAATATGCTTCCATTGTTGTATCTAATAATGTTGTATTTGACATTCGTAACATCTTGGTTTCCCCTTTCTTAAAAGTGATTTTCTTAACTATATGGACATTATATCACGGATTTTTGCGTATGTCAATATGGTTATAATAAAAAATATTGATTTATGACCTGTTTTTATTATAAAAACATTTTAATATATTTTATAATGCTTTAAAATAGACTCCATATAGTCTCCTAAGACTATAGGAAGTATATTCTCTACATCAACATTATCATCTTCTATTGTATCACATGTTGACCAAGTGGCATCCGAATAATATTTAATAATGGACGGATGTATTGTAGTCTTTAAAGCTTCATCTGTATATGGGTTATAAGATGACTTATTTGTAACACCCATTGCTTTAACAAAAGCTTTAGCCTGATTGAGAGATGCACCTGCTTCTATACCATATACAGCTTTAAAATCATTACGCTTATTTTCAACCAATAACTGATAATGATTTAAAGCCGGTATTTCAGGCTTAGGATATATAATCTGATGAATCAAAATCTCATTTACATCTTCATCATTACTTGTTACTTCAAAATGATGTATATCAAAATCAGACGGCTCATACGGCAATTCTCCGTATGGCTCATACTGCTTCTTTACAAAACCATAAATAATATTAGGCACATGAAATCCGGCTTTTAATAATCCTGAATTTGAATAAAAAGTATGTGGTAAATATTCTCTCTCAAAATTCTTTAATATATCATGTAATATCATATAATAGCAATCCTTTCTTATGTTATTTGTATTATACTACATTCTTCCATATAAATCAACATAATATTCTGCAAAATCTTGCTAAAATATATTATTATATTTATATGCAAGCATTTGCACAAGCATTGCCTGTATGGCTCTTGTAGCAGGCACACTTGCCTGCTTAAATCTATTGTATATGAACCACCAATCCCTTAAAAGTGATAGGCTTTTAAGAGCTTTACAGCTCTATTTAAGAAGTTTGATATTTAAGTTTCCACCTAATTAACTTAGGCAATCCTTATTCTTATAGGCGTGTCCACTTCACCCCTACTGTATAGGATATTTATATCCACAACTCTACTTTTACGCAAAATATTTAATGCACCGTTTACATCAGCATTAAAACATTTACCATTCAAACATTGATACATACCTCTATATATTCTCTTTCCACTAAATATATAACTTCGAGGATTGTCATTATTATAAATAGGAATATTATCCTTATCCCAAAATGATGCTTTTGAAGTATAGCTTTCTTCTTGTTTTACAAAAACAATATCATTTAATTTACAAAGATACTCTAGCTTAAAACGAAGTTGTCCATAAGGTATATTTACAAATGTTTGATTGTTAGCTTTACCAATATTACTATTTTTCTGAAAAGTTTCGTTATAGCCAACAACAAGAGTTCCAATATCATTAGCAATACAATAATTTATGATTGTTCGAGCTGTTTTGTTCATATAATCATTTACTTTATTATTGCGGTTACGAGCAATAACTTTCTGCCTATTAGTAGGTTTTTTACCGAAATGCTGTTTATCTTTTATAGATTGTAAACGAGCATTTTCTTTATTAAACCACTGATTAATAGATTTCAGTCTTTTTCCGTCAATAATAAACGATTGACCATGATTTGATACGGCTGTTACGAGATTATTGATACCGAGGTCTAATGCAAGTGCATTTTGTATATTTAGATTTCTTTGAATACATTCAGCTTCATATATATAATGGATTTCAAAGAACCTTGCATTAGCTTTAGGTATAATGCGGATTTCCTTAACTTTCTTATCAATTAATATAGGTGGAATGGTAATCTCTACACATTTATGTGTTTTCTTGTAAGCATTTGAATATGGCAAAATCAGCTTATTACCATTAAGTCTTACAAGACCTATGACAAGCGTAGTGTATCCATCTTTTGGAAGATACTTTGGCAAACAACAATCCTTAAAAGCATATTTCCCCTTTTTAGCTAATTTAAACAAGCTAAAAAAAGATTTAAAGCTACTGTCAACTTCTTTAAGTATCTGTTGTGCCATATTAGCATTTAGCATCTTATAACTATTAGATGTTTTTAATAGAGCATAGTTCTTTTCATAATTAAGGTATTCGCCCTCGTTAAAGTAATACTGTCTTACATTATAGATTGCTTGATTAGTGAGATTTTTTGCTATATGGCAAAGATGTTTAATATTTTTATAATCTTCTTTTGAAAAATGTTTTACTTGTTGTTTTACTGTAAGATACATCATATTTCTCCTTTCTAAAGATTTAGAGAGATATTCTCTATATATTTATTATATCACATATTTTACTAAAATGATAGTGTTTTAGTAAAATATGCAACTTCTTATCGCTTATAACCCATCATCTAAAAGTAATGTGTTTTACTCTCATTTCTATACAATTAAAATCTTTGAATATCAAGATATTTATGCTAACATATATAGTCGGGTGCAAACTAAGTTTAAATTTAAGAATGGAGAAATTTTTTTATGATAAAAGCAAAATTAACCGAAACAGGACTTAAATACTTTAAAGAGTTTCTAAATAACCGAAAAGCTCGTCAAGAAAAAATATTAAATGCAAAAATAGATACTATAACAAAGTCTATTGATATTACACAAGATATTATAGAAGCTGATATATTAGACTTTGGTGATACAAATAACTATTATAAAAGCTGGGCTGTTACTGATAATTCCCGATACAATATGCCTCTATTATTAATTAAAGATAAGGACTATATTATATATGAGACCGATTAATATACTAAGCATTGACTTCGATTATTTTCAGGACGTAGATTCTAAAACGTTATTACTGCACTATCCTGACGGTATCGACTTACCTGAAGAATTATCAAGATTTATTTGGGCAAGCCATTATGCGAACCCATATTCTGAAAAAGCTTTATTAAACATAGATATCAAGAAAAATAAACTAGATGAGTTAATGGATTATATAAAAGCTATAAATAAAAAAATACCTGTTATGATTGCATCATCACATGTCAGCATTTATGATTTTATTCATGACCATTGCAATATAAATGATAAATTAAATATTATCAATATAGATATGCACCACGATATGTTTGATGCAGCACCTGATAAAATCCATTGTGGTAACTGGCTAAAAGTGATTAAATCAGAATATAAGACGGTTAATACAACTTGGATTTGCAATCCTGTGTCTCTCGAAAATATGAATAAACCTGATATAAATACTATTATAGATGATTTAACAGGTATTAAGAATATTGATTTTGATATGATATTTTTATGTAGGTCCGATAATTGGAGTGCACCACATCTTGACAATTATTTTGTAATACTCGCTGAATGCCTTGGGAAAATTGCAAGCAAGCTTGATTTGGAAAATGTTTTAGAGCCAAGATATAATCAAAGCTTTAAAGAAATGGTCGATGAACAAAGAAATTTAATAAACCAGATAAATAAAAACATTTAAAAAGATTACACGCACCATGAATATTATAAATAAAAAGAGTGAAAATTTATGAAATATTATTTATATGTGTTAGATACACAATGGCAATTATATAAGATATTTAATAATATTGATAAGCTAATTCATTGGTGCGAATATCATTACGATTACGTTCATCAAAATATTGCTTTAAATAACAATGATTTAAAAAGCACATGGTCTGATGAATTAAATAAATATATTAAAACCCATAGAACATTATTATTTCTAAATCAAGATAATAAAATTATAGATGTAAGATGCCTTAATTTAGTTCGTAAATACATACCGTATCCTTATGAGTTTTATTTTAATAGAAAACGCAAGCATTTTATGAAATCTAAAACTCACACATATTATAGACGCTTAAAGCATTATAAAAAGAATCTAAAAGATAAATATTTTGAAAAATACGAAAATGACGGATATAACATCAAAATTTATCATACGCCAAATGCATTTGATTTATGCCCAACAAGAAGATTAAATCCTTGTTGGAAAGACCAAACAAAAAGAAGACATCAATATAAATTAAATCAGACACCTATATAGGTGTCTGATTTATTTAGTTAGAATATCATTAAGAGCATCTGTAACCTTTTGAGTCATAACCTCTTTAATTATGCTATTAATCTTATTATCAATATTAGCTAAATATTTTTGTATTTTATCATTAAGAATTTCATCTATTTTTATAGATATAACATCTTCAATATCTAACTCATATATCGCACTTCTAATTTCACTCTGAATCTTACAATTTGCAAGTTCATTTACAACATCTATTGTGACGTTTTTTGTAATTAATCGCTCACACTCAGGCTCAATGACATATTTGAGCATATCCATATAATTATTTCTAATTAAAGTTTTTAATTCAGCCTTTAATGAATCTCTTAAAGATTTATCAAATAACTTATTATCCTCAAAATCAACAGATAAATTAATTCGTTTCATAATATATATTTCCTTTCTTATTTATATATACATATTATACTATATTTATCTACATAAATCAATATTATTTTATATCACCCAAGATATAATCCACAAAATTAAAACAAAACTGATACCTGTTAATATAAGAGTCAACATCTTATATGAATTTTTTAACTCTTCTCTTTCGTATGGTGTTAAAGCATCAGTATTTACCGGATGAACAGCTTCGGCTTTTTTAAATAATTCTATTAGATTAAAGCCTTGTTTTTTTGTAATATTAGAGTCTTGCTCTTTATTAGCATGAGCTTTTTTTTCTTCTCTTTTTCTCTTAAACTCTTCTCTCTCTTTTTCAGTCATATGTATTTAAAAGTCCTTTCTTAATCTAAGTATATTATAACTAATTTATCTTCATAAATCAATATTTTTAAAATAATCGGGTGTCTTTTTGTATTAGGTGTTATGGAGAAAACATAATTATGTCTATGTAGCACATTCGCAACATAGTTTTTATAATGTAATAACTAGAAAACCAATGGGATTTAGCCCTTAAAATGAATAGCATCAGTTTATAATACAGACATGCATAAAAGTAGAGTTGTGTCTATTGTGAGGCTATACAGTAGAGGCGAAGTGGGCACGCCTATAAGAATAAGGATTGCCTGATTACTTAGGTGGCAACTTAAATATCAAACTTCTTAAATAGAGTCGTTAGACTCTTAAAAACTCATTACCTTTATGTGATGAGTAGTTCACAATTAAGCAAGCATATTCGAATGTATTAATTATAAACCATAACACTTAATATATAATAATGTTTATAAATAAAGGAGATTAAAATAATGTTTAACTTACACGGAAAATATGAAACAGCAAAAGTTTTTACAGACCTCTGCGAATCCGAAGCCGTTTCACAGATAATTAATTTATTAAATCAGCCTTTCATGGCAAATGCACATCCAAGATTTATGCCGGATGTTCATGCAGGTAAAGGATGCACAGTAGGTACTACTATGCATATTACAGATAAAGTCTGCCCTAACCTAGTTGGCGTAGACATCGGCTGCGGCATGCTAACAATAGAACTGGATGAAGATAATATAGATTTCGCAAAGCTTGATGCTATATTAAATAACGGAACAACCGTACCATCAGGATTTAATAAGCGTGAAGAGGCTCATAAGAACTTAGCACACACAAGGCTTAACGAGCTTAATTGCTTAAACTCTATAGACTTAGACACAGCTGAGAAATCTTTAGGCTCTCTTGGAGGTGGCAATCATTTTATAGAGATAGATAAGTCTGAAAATGGCACGTTTTATCTAATTATACACACAGGCTCAAGACACCTTGGGATAGATGTATGCACATATCATCAGAAACAGGCTATCAAGGCTTGTAAGTCTCAAGACGTAAAAGAGTTGATTGCAAAACTTAAATCAGAAGGCAAAACCAAAGAAATTCAGACTGAGCTTAATAAACTGCATGGTCAAAAAGTGCCTGATGACCTTGCATATTTAACAGGTGATGACTTAAAAGCATATCTTCACGATATGAAAATCACTCAAGAATATGCTGTATGGAACAGAAAGACTATTGCAGAAGAGATAATCAAAGCTATGAACTGGAAAGTAAAGTCAAGCTTTACCACTATTCACAATTACATAGATACAGATGATATGATACTTCGAAAGGGTTCTATCTCTGCAAAGAAAGATGAAATCGTATTGATTCCGTTGTCTATGCGTGACGGTGCGATTATAGCAAAAGGTCTTGGTAATCCTGAATGGAACTGCTCTGCTCCTCACGGTGCAGGTAGAAGCCTATCTCGCTCCAAAGCAAAGGAGCTATTAGATGTAAATGAGTTTGCAGCTCAAATGACAGGTATTTACACTACTTGTGTAGGAGAAGCAACTCTTGATGAAGCTCCGGACGCATACAAGCCTGCTGAGTCTATACTCGAAAACATAAAGGATACAGTAGAGATACTTGAGGTTATTAAGCCTGTTTATAACTTTAAGGCTCACTAAACAAAAATACACAGGCTTATAAAAAGCCTGTGTATATAATATATATAAAGGATGATAATATGACAGATGAACATTGTGTAATAATACAGCATGTATTGGGTGAAATTTATTATACTGAAATAGAAGACTATGAATTATTTAAAGCTATAGCTCAAATAATTGCTGTTATGCAAGAACAAAAAATAAATATATCATTTGCAAATTTCGTCAGTGCCTTATCTAAAAAAATGATAGCACTATATCAAGAAAATGATAAAGACCCATTACATTATATATCATATAAGACAATGGCTGATATAATAATTGCTGAATTAAAATCTATAAACATTGATTACAAGAAGCGACAAATATTAGGTTTAAAACTAAAGGATTTTAAAATAAAACACATTGATTTTATGCCTATAGATGTATTTATTGACGTTCAAACAAATGAAGACACAAATGAAAAATACATAAATCAGCTGATAATTAATAATAAATATGCAGATATAGATGACTTTAAATCATTTAATCAAGATACAAAATGGAACATTGCAATAAACTATAAGATGACACGTAACGGCTATAAATATGTAGTAGAAAAGCTAAATGACGTAATTAAAATTTATAATATAAAGGAGATATAAAATGATTAAAAGATATGAAAAAGATTTATATGTAATAAACAAACAAGAATTAACAATGCTTATGGAAGCATATATTAATTTGAATGCCTTAGAAACTGCCGGTGTAGATAACTGGGAAAGTTATGGAGAAGCATTAGATATCTATTTCGAAGATGAAAGAACCAATAATCCTAATTATGGAATTGATGATGAAATCAAAAACTGGCTGAATAAAATTCATAATGACAGTTTTTTCAGTAATATATCCGGTTCGTAAATGAAGATAACAAAGACAGCAACATAAAAAAACTAAGCCTTTAGATGTTGATGCATATAAAAAAGTATAATATAAGAAAGGATAAATTTTATGCGTTTATGGCACATGATGCCAATAGAAGTCTTTAATAAAACTATAAAGTTAAACAAGCCATACGTATGTGATATTAGTAAATCAGACCTGTTAAATGACAAAACATATGATACAAGTAATTTTAAAAATGCATATGATTGGCTTGTCGCTCAACTAAATAAAAAAATTGCAAATCCAAATAATATTGCATATCCTGTATGGGCTTGGCACACATATGGTAAGAAAAATAAAAAACCTAATTTAAACCATATTGCTAAAAATTATTTTACAGAGCCAATGGTAATACTTGAAATAGAAATCAATGACGTAGATGTAGTATTATCAGATGAGCCGATGTGGACAATCTCTTGTCTTAACAATTTCCCGTATTTTGAGTCTGATGATGAATATGACAAATATCAGGCTGAAACCGATAAAAATAAACAGCTTGACTTTTTAGAAAAATCTTGGCACAGGATATTTGATATATCTAAATCTAAATATGTTCAGGCTTGCTTTTGGGAACTTAAACCTGAATATATAAGAAAAATATATAGATTTAATTATCATCTTAACAAATAATATTATATATAGCATTATAAATACTTATAATGCTATATATTTTTTTTAATTAAAAAAATAAGCATAAATGCTTATTTTCGAGAGATGTTATAAAATAATTTTGGAGGTTTTAATTATGTTTGAAAATGCAATATATAATCCTATATATAAAGGATACGCAATATTGATTTCATTCAGTGAATACGCATTAATGTATGAGAATATACAAGATGCAGCTGATTTTATACCAAATATATGGGATAATTTATATGAAATTCAATGTTTTGATAACTGTGGCATAATCAAATTATCAAAAGAATTTAATGAAAGGGCATACAAGCACAAATACGCTTTACTTTCATGTGATTTAGATAATCTGGATGAAGCTATAGCTTATATCAAAATTAAATGGGGCAAAGTATTACCTCAAAACTTTGACTATGATAACAGAATTTGCTACTTTATAGGACATGACTATTATAATGGAGATGGATTCAATGATGACTAAACAATTAATTAAAGGCTATGCAATAAATATAACTGATGAAATGATAGATAAACTACCAAAAAATGAATTAAAAAACATTAAGTATGTTAAAGACTTTGAAAGTTATCATCATTCAGGCATCGAATATAAAAAAATATATGTTAAACAATTTATCTTTGCTGATACTAACTATAATATTGAAAACAGCTTAGAAAAACTTGAAGCAGAATTAAAGCAAAGATTTAAAAATTTTGACATATATAAAAACGCAATTTTCTTTGCGGGTGTACCTAAGTAAAAAAACAAATATATCTCACTATTTAAATAGTGAGATATATAACATTTGGAGAACTATTTATGCTAAAAATGACACAACTAGATTTAATTAAGTTTTATAAAAACGATACAATATTAAATCTAGTAAATATCAATTATAATTTGTTTAATTTCAATCAATTAAGAGAAACAAAAAAGCTATTCAAGGCTATGCCTAAAATAAAAAAGCAATATATTAATTTAATTAAACACGAATCTGATATACATAATTTATTTTGTGATATAAAACAAACAGACAATGTCATAAATGCTTTTGTAGCATATAATGCATTTAAGTTCAATACAAACGAGTTTGTCTTGTCTTCTATGTTCTATAAATTAAGAGATTATTGCTTAGCAAATAACATCAAACAAATCAATATGGGCTATGACTTAAGAGACAATAATAAATTGTTTTCAAGCATTTATCATATAGCCGATAAAATCTTTAACGATGACAAATATAAAGATAAAATTGTATTCAATATATGCTTGGTGTTAGCATTATAAATAGATATTAGAAAGGAATATTATATGATAGAATATTTAGAATTAACTAAAAAAATAGACTATAAAAATAATATAATTTTAAATTTAGTTAATGTCTATCACAAGACACTTGCTGATGCAAATCAATTATCAGAAACAAGAAAATTATTTAAAGCTATGCCGTTAATTAAGGCTCAGTTTAAAGAAGCCTTTGCAAATATGCGTGAGTTTGACAAAATGCTCGGAAAAATAATTATAACTGATAATATAATAAATGCTTGTGCCGCAAACAATAAAACAAGCTTTATATTAGACACAGATGCCTTGTATAAAGCCTTAGTTAAAGCTAAAAAGTATTGTCTTGATAATCATATTAAATCTATTGATTTGTATTACGATTTTAAAGATTCTGAAAATATATTTACAAGTATATGTGATACGGCAGCTGATATTTTTGACGGTGATAATAATGCAAACAAGATTGTCTTAAACATATATACGGTGAATTAATTACATGATAAAGTTTTATAAATCAAACACAGGCTTAATATCATATGGTGAACTTATTTATATTATAAATAACAGAGCCATACTACAAGACAAACTCACTAATCAATTAGCCAATATAGACGAACATGAATTGTATGATAGTTTTCTTGAATGTGCTAATCAAGCCTATAATCAAGAAAAGATAATAGAATATGCTCTAAAAATAAACTCGCCTACAGATGCAATAATTAATCTATATAATGCCATTCTAAATCCTGAAAATATAGATACAGAAAAAATTATGGCTGCATTGTTAATTGCATACGAAAAGAATTAACGCATATGATTGGCTTGTGATTCAGCTCAATAAAATAAATATTGTGTACATCCAGAAAGGAAATAAAAATTATGGATACAAAAATAAGAAATAACGAGAGGTTTAAATATTTGCACGAATTACCTATCACAATGGAATTATATAATTTCATAAAATTTCTTGATGAAAAATATCATGTAAACTCGAAAGACCCTGACAACAGCTTCGGTCAAATCAATCCGGAAACAACTACTATTAGTAATTTATATTTCTCAAATATTTTATATCTTGCAAAAGTGGACAAACCGGAACGCATATTGGAACTGCCAAAATACCAGAGCAATAATCCAAACGAATCTATGATTCTATTATCAGGCAATGACATAGCTTTGCTCAGCACAAAGAATCCAACTGAAGATAAGATTTTACTTGATACTCTTGAAGATGCTGATTTAGGTAAGTTAATTAGATTAAGACTTGCCTGCCAAAAGGAATTATTAGAAAATAAACCAAGATTACCTGAATTTTTAAATAAAAAGTCTGAAGAACCTGAACTAAGCAATACAGAAAAAGACGAAATCTTAGAAAAACAGGGTTTTGCAAGCCATCGCTCAAGGAAAGTATCAAAAACTATTCCTGTAACAACCAAAACAGGCACAAAAGGCGAATTTAGCGTAGAATACTATCGTCTTGGTAATAATTCAAGTCCACACTTTTCAACATCTTATTCCTGTAAAAATAGATGTGGTCAGGCTCAGGAAGCTATGGACCATAATCACCCGGCTTATGCGTTTTATAAAAAGTGGGATGTATTCCATGGAGCCGTCATGACTACAGCCGAATACGAAGAAATGTACAGAGATTTACAAGAAGTTCTTAACTATGTGAATAATAATTAAATCCAAACAGGCTCTTTATATTAAAGAGCCTGTTTTGTAATTTAATCGAGTGTGTTTATAAATAAAATTGGAGGTAAAATATTTATGACAAACTTAGAAAAACTACAAGAAATGATAGATAACAGCAACAATATAGTCTTTTTCGGTGGTGCAGGCGTTTCAACAGAGAGTGGCATACCGGATTTTAGGGGCACAAACGGATTATACAATCAAGAGTGTAAATATAATCCTGAAGAAATGTTAAGCCTAAGCTTTTTCATAGCTCATCCTGATGAATTTTATAATTTTTATAAAAATAAACTTTTGAGTTTAAACGCAAAGCCTAATGCTGCACATTTTAAACTCGCTGAACTTGAAAAAGCCGGTAAACTTAAAGCCATAATAACTCAAAACATAGATGGCTTACATCAGGCAGCAGGTTCTAAAAATATATATGAACTGCACGGCTCTATGCACAGCTATCATTGCACTAAATGTGGCAAAGAATTTGATATGGATTATATATTAAATTCTAAATTAGTGCCGTATTGCGATGACTGTCACGGCTTAGTTAAACCGGATATAGTCTTATATCAGGAAAACCTAGATTTCGAGGTTTTAGCAAATGCCAGACGTGAAATAGCAAAAGCAGATATGCTAATAGTCGCCGGAACAAGTCTTTCGGTTTATCCGGCAGCAGGCTTACTTGATGCATTTTTTGGCAAATATCTTGTTGTAATAAACAAAGATATGCCTAAAAAAGACTTACATGTTAAGCTATATATAGATGAGCCTGTTGGTGAAGTCTTAGATAAAATAACTGTTTAAAGCAAAGTAGACCATACGATATTTACCGTGTGGTCTACTTTCTTTTCGGGTGCATAAATAAATAATTTTTTTGGAGGTTTTTATATGATAAACATGATAGCAAATGACGTCACTAGGATTTATACTAATAAATTAGCAGATAATGGTGTTGAATATCAAAAAGGCGACTTAGTAATAGATGCCGAAATAGCATCTGAGTTATTTGATTTATCCCCAGAATACGATAAAGTATTAGTAAAAGTTAACGGCGATAAAATTAAGCTATACAGCGTTGATAAGAATAAAACAGAGATTAATCTTTCTTATAAAGATGCGTCATCAAAACTCATGCTTGAAGACTGGTATGCCGTTACACGCAGCATAGACAGTTTACTTAATAAGCCTAGTGACTTATATACAGGTGAAAGCTTGGAAGTCTTAACCTATGACACAGAAGATACAGGTCTTGATTATAATATCAAGCTAAGCTATATTAAGACTGATATTAAGGGCTTGTATAAGCTTAAGTCTCAAACAAAAGATAATACATATTATTCATATACTTGGCTTAATAATACCGAAGCAAATGATTTAATCAAAAATAATGCTATAATCAGCACTGAGAAATTAAATCATGATTACGGTGCAGAGTTTTTATCAAGCTTAAAATAAATCATTATATAGGCTAAGCTATTAAAAAGCTTAGCCTATTTGTAAAATAAAAATTTTAAGGAGAAAATACATATGCCTGCATTTGCATGGGGAAGAAAAATTTATTTTAAAGATAAAGCATCAAATAATATACTAAAAGGCAAAATGTTTGAACCAAGAATGCAAAATAATGAATTATATATATTTATTATTCAAGTTCAAACAACAGATGGTACTGACACATATACTTATAGTAGAGCTGTAAAAGAATCTGAATTGTTTTTGACGCTTGAAGATTGTATTAAATATAGTAATACAACAGATAGTATCTAATGGAGTTATGAATTATGACATATATGGACTCAGATACAGAAACAAAAGAGTATATATCAGAATTAACTGATAAAATTAGAGAAAAATATAATATAAAAACACCTATACAAAATATGACTGAAATAGTCAAACTAAAGCTTACGCAAGAGAGAATAGATAATTATGCTTACTGAATTTGGAAAAATAACAAGAAAAATACGAATAGATAATGATGTATTATTAAAAGATATGGCAGGTGAATTAAACATATCTGCTGCATTTTTATCTAAATTAGAAACCGGCAAATCTAAGCCAAATCTAAAATTAGCTGATAAAATTAAAGACATATATAATCTTGATGATAAAGCTTATAATGATTTGATAAATGCCATAGATATAGATAACAAAAGCATTATACAACCTGTTTTTGCAAAGTCAAAATCAGATATGAAGTTAATTGTAAAACTTGCAAATAAACTAAAGTCAATGTCTGATACTCAAAAACAAAAATTCATAAAAGATATTAAAAAATTATAAGAATGAATTAAATAATTGTACCAGCAAGCTCATAAATATAAATGAAATGTTAAATTTTATGATTATGATAATTGCATAAACACATGTAAAACTCTTAAAAGCAAAATCGCTTGCTCTCGCTCGCTTTCGAGGGTACTTATGTAATACTAATCAAAAAACAGGTCTTAAAGAAACGCTATAAGACCAAATTGCTGAGGTAGCTCAACGGTTGAGCACAGGTCTTATATGCCGGGGGATGTGGGTTCGAATCCCACCCTCAGTACTGTGTAGGTAGGACAATGGTTAGTCTATCAGATTGTGAATCTGAAGATAAGGGTTCAATTCCCGCCCTACACCTATAAACATAACAAGTTTATAAAAATAATTATTGGCAGGTATACCGTAACTGGTAGCGGGGCAGACTGTAAATCTGTTGCTTAGTAGCTCTGGGGGTTCAAGTCCCTCTCTGCCAATCAATTAAAACCGGAATATGGTGCAACTTGGTAGCACGCTTGCTTTGGGAGCAAGAGGTTGCAGGTTCAAATCCTGTTATTCCGACTTATACCGGAATGTCGGAATAGGCAGACGAAACGGACTTAAAATCCGTGGGCTTTAATAGCTGTGTGGGTTCAAGTCCCATTTCCGGTATTTACGCTTTGATAGCTCAATCGGCAGAGCAGCTGATTTGTAATCAGCAGGCTATCGGTTCAAGTCCGTTTCAAAGCTTTATGTATTTGTAGCTCAGTTGGTCAAAGATGCCATAGGTTAAAATCCTATTCGAGTTGTTATAGCGATATGGTATAATAGGAAATACACAAGACTTTGACTCTTGAATTTTGAGTTCGAACCTCAATATCGCTGTTTATGTCTTTGTAGCTCAGCAGGTTAGAGCATTCGGCTGTTAACCGAAGTGTCATAGGTTCAAATCCTATCAAGGACGCTAACAAAATGCTATATTAGTATTTTGTAATTCATTTTTATACCTCTCATACCGTCTGTATCAAAACAGACGGTAACTTTATTCTAAATTAAAAAGATAAACCTGAACTTACGTTCGGGTTACTTTATGTAAGTCATGATTCTCCAATCTTTAAAACCCTATGCTTAAGAGCATAGGGTTATATTTTTTTAATTAAAATCTAAGTCTTTATTTGATTCTATAGTTTTATCTACTGATAATTTGTTATCAATAACTTTATTTCTATTAGCAAGTTTTGTCCAATTATCAGTGTAAACATCAGATAACTCAGATACACTAAACTTTTGAGAGTTATAAGTTTTACTTACTTTATCGTAAAATTTTACTTCTCTATCTCTATTAGGCAAATTTAAAACAGCTGTTTTATCTTTAATATCTACACAAGACTCTGCAACAGTCATTGTTCCCATTTTATTATCAACCGGAAATTTAACAATATAGAAGTCACCAAATTCTCCTGTTTTTTTGTCACTCACAAGACCTTTTGGTATGACTATATCAGTATGTGTTGCCCCAGCCACTTGAATCTCAGCATAATTCATGAATTTATCGCTTGTAAATGACTTAGGATTAGCAAACTTTTTATTCATAATATCATAAAAAAAATCATCAGTTTTATCAGGATTTTTATAATAATCCTCAACACGATTCGCAGCGTTAACTAAGTCTCTACTCTCTTTCAGAGTCAAATCTTTTTGATTTAAGGCTAACATAATGTTATATGCCATATTAGTACTTTTACAAGAACCTATAACATCAATGGCATCAGGATTATAATTATCACTATCTATATAAAATCTTATAGCATCTTGCGTACACCTTGGATATTCAAGAATTTTATCAATCTTATCAGGCGTTGTTCTTTCAAGCATACCCAAAACATTATCCATTTGGCTTACATCTATACCAATATGATTTTCACTTGTTGCTTTCGTTAACATATAATCTATATCGGATTTATTAAGCAATTTATTCTCGGCTTTTTGTAAAAAAGGCCGAAACTGAAATCATATATACAGGTGTGAATTCATTAACACCCGAACAAATCAAAGAACTTTCAGAACCA